TTATATTAAAGAAGATTTAGACGATATGATTAATGCACTTGATTCCGTCCTTACAACAATTAACTCAGATGACGATCCATGGCTATATAACAATACAGAAAGAGCAAAAGAATTGTTAGAAGGTCTATGGGCAGAAGGGTACTTTGATTAATGAGCAGAGAAGATATGATTGTAGTATGTGAACAGGCTATTGATGCCCTGGAAGAAGTTCGTGCTTATCTAGTTAATCAAGGAGATTAGTATGTGGACTAAGTATGATTATTTATGTACTGATTGTGATGCTCTTATAGAGATTACTGCTTGTGCTGATAAGGTTTTAGATCCCGCCTGCATTTGTGGGGGATATGGAATAGTAATCTTATTAACAGAGTCAGACGGCAATGCCCCTCTCTTTCAACCTGTGACGAAGGTCACACCTGCTGGGCTTGTAAAAATCAACTCAAACCCGTATAATTAGTATTATGACCAATGTAATTTATACCCGATTTGCCACCTTCACTGATTACGACTGCACACTCTGCAGAAATAAACTTAACGTTGATGAAGCAGATAACTTTATGTTATGCCATGGATGTTATTGTGAAATTTTTGACCCTGCCCTAAGAGAGTCATCCCAATGGACCTAAACACTTTACGAGAGTATATAAATATCCACATCATATCGTTGGAGCAAGACCTAATGGAATTAGGTAACTACCTAGGGGATGACATGTCTGAGCCTTGGTTCCTTAATGGACAAATTTATTCTGCTAAGCATATACTGGAGGTAATCAATGAATAGCACAACACTTGACCCATATCTACGCAAGCAAGTTGATTTAGGTATGGACGGTGCAGACATAATGCATGGCCACTTAAAGACTATGATGTATGAGGCTGAAAAGCAATTGGCTGAGTATGCTGACAACGATGATGAACAGTATGACCAAACAGTTAATCGTTTACACCTTGAAGGATACCTTGACGGTTTGTCAGAACTATATGGTTTGACATATGCTATTGCTTTTGCCAAAGGAGAAGTTAATGGATAACTTTATTGAGATGACCTTTGAGGAAGCAGATGAGCAGTTTAGATTTATACTTAACTCATATGACATAGATGCCTCCTTTGATGGTTTGATGTATGAGACCTATGGTGATGAGGTAGAGTTTATTAAGTCCCAGCCACAAAATCGCATCTGGATGTATGGAGACGGAGACGACGGCGGTACCTATATATGGAGCGGCTGGGGCTTTGTTAATCGCATTGGCTATTTCCTTAGTGAGAAGCCTGTGCCTGATAATACTACTATTCAAATCATGGTAGGAGAGCCAGACTTGACATGTGATTTTTGCGGTGATACAATTGAAGAAGAAGAGACCCACGACTGTAAAGGAACAGACCTATGAACGAATATAAAGTAGAAATCATCTTTGAGCCCACAGGTGATTACATGACATTTAGATATGAGGCTGAGTCAGATAATGAAACAGATCTTATTAATGAAATATTAGACCAACTATCAATTGTATCTTGGAAGGAAGAAGAATAATGGGAGCCCGTATTAATTTTGTTTTTAAAGACGTTGAGGATGAAGCACACGTAGTGCTCTATAGCCACTGGGGTGAGACAGAATGGCAGCGGGACCTATCAATGGCCCTGGACCATGCAAAACCTAGGTGGTCAGACTATGCCTACTGTACACGTATGGTGATTAGTTATCTTATGCAAGATTCAATCCTAGAGGAAACAGGGTTTGGTATCTATGCTATTACTGGTACCAACTTTGATTTAGGTGAGACTACCGTCGTTATTGATATTGCTAAAGAAACTATTCATCAGGTAGGCTCAGATACTAAAGTAAACTGGGATTCATTTGTACAGGCGTATTTGCCTGTGGCTGCGACGGTGGGGGAGTAGGGTCACTCTCGCACTTACGGTGGGGGGCGAACTGTGGTGGGTTGCCCTCCACCTTTCTTTTTGGTATAATGGATAGAAGGGGGACGCTTTGAGAATTAGCAGAGGTATCACGCCAGAAGAACGTGTTGCCATGAGAATTAAACCTATTATTGAGGACTTAAATCTAGACCTTGAACAGACAGGCATAATGCTTGCTAGGGTATTGCCACACTTGACATACACTCGTTTGATTGCTATAATTGAAAGTGCAGAGTATGAAAAAGAAGGTATTCTAGACCCTAAACTACAAATGGAACGGTGGAGACATGGACTATAACAAGATAGCAAGCATTCTAACGCAGATTAACTTAGATGCTTTAGACCTAGAAGAAGTTGAGTATCTGCCCTCAGACTTTTGGATTGACTTTGAAGATGGTTTGACATTTGCTATTTTTGTTAATGGTGGTTGGGCAGAGCCTACAGAAATGGGTAAGTCACAACTAGAGTTAGTATGGCGTACACTATGCGACATGCGTGACCTTGACCCAGAAGTTATGTATGACAATGCTATAGACTTTTTCAAGGCACAGCAAGTATGACAGATTTTGCAACACAGTGTGTAATCCTGGGGCAGTTGTATGAAGGCTACAAAGAAGAGAAAGACTTCAGAGCCTTTATAGAATACAACGATCTTGGATTACCATTGGCATATCTAACATCACAGGGATTAGTTGTTGAGGTTTCAGATGATGGTCGCAGATACATTGCTGACACATTTGAAATGTTTCTTGAATCTATTAAACTAACTGAAGACGACATCATTGAGGGCATGACCCTAGATGAGGTTTTGGAAATCGCTGCTGCCGAAGACTGAGATTTTCGAAAAACATTTCAAACCTCTATAACTTATTACGAACTCGAAAACTTTTTCCCAGGATTCTAGACATTACGAACCCTCTAAAAAAATTCGCAGGGTTTTCGATCAAACCTTATATCCCAATAAAAAAGATTACGAACGACCTATAAATTTCCCAGGATTCTAGCATATCAAACCTTACATGTCAAACCCTTATATCATATAAACTCATATCTGTCAAACCTCTATATCCAAAAACCAGAATGTATGGTTTGTTATTCCTATAGGGGTATTACGAACTCTCTTATTTATCCCCCGCCCTGCAATGATTCATAATACTATCAGACATTCTGCAGCGGGGGATCAAAAGATATACCAAACCCCATAGTATAAAAGACATTACGAAGGACATATATTTTTCCCTGGATTTTAGAATATTTATCAAACCTTTATAGATTTTTATGTAAGGTTTTCTACATTTTTCTCACATTTTGAGAGGTTTTTTATAGGGGTTTGTTATCAAATTGTTATCAAATATACTTGACAATATAGAGGTTTGGGAGTATAATCCGCTATAAAGGTTTGAAGGTTTGACAATGGGAAGGTTTTATGATAGGAGGTTTGGGGCCCCCAAGACATTACGAAGCCCCTCTTATAAATGCTCCAAAACCCACTATCCTCCACTTTCCTCCACTTTGGGATAAATCTAAAAAATATCAGTAACATTTAATTGTGGATAACCTGTGGATAACTATGACATTTTTAGGCTATTTGTCTGTGGATAAGTGTGTGATATCATGGATATATGAAGAATACATACAAGTGTCCAGAGTGTGCAACAACCATTGCAATCAATACTAAAGTCCATACATTACCAGAGTCAATCATCTGTATTTGTGATGCTGTTATGCCATTAAAACAATAAGGTTTTGTTAACCTTCATGTGGTAGTATAGAGTTATGGAATGTAAACACTACTATGAAATTGACTTAGATGGCAAGGTAACTTGCTCTAATTGTCATGCTGTAGTAGATGAAATTGAAACATACAATAACGACTTCTGGTCATCACAAATGAGTTTTGAGGAATAAAATGCTAACACTAACCCTAATACTAATCACTTGGTATGCCACTAAGGTATACTATACAAGAACCTTAAGTGTACAAGCACCAGTCAAAGAACAAGGTCCTATGGTCCATGTTAACTGTCATAAATGTTCTCAAACCATATACACCCATAGAGACAATCTTCGTGCTCCATACTACTGTCTAGCCTGTATATAACCAGGGTATATAAGGATTACGAACTGTCCTTTATTGCCTTATTGACCATACGGATCAACATCCTCCTGGTTACTTTATTTGCATCAAATGTCTCCGTATATCCCCCATGAGGCATTTGTTCTTTAGTTAGATAGTGTCCGTATCTATCCCTTAGTGTTCTTAGTACTATAGTTTCTACTTCTTTTGCCTTATACCGTTCAAAAAAATGCCAATACTTAATCAAGATCCAACCCTTGGTCCTGTGGCTTGCAAACCTTTTACCTGAGATATCTGATATGCCTATCTTGATAGCCTTATGCTCTGGACTGTATAGTAGGTATAGTATTGCTTGCTCCATGCATACATTATAGGCTATACTAAGGCTATGCTATCCAAAAAGGAAAAACAGGATTTGCAACAAAAATATTTTAATAAGGTAAGATTAAATAATAAAGAACTTTGGAGCCTATGCTATATATGTTCCAAACCTAGACATTCCTTTAGCCCTGTAGAGAATATTCCTATGCCTGTGTGTAGAGAGCATTCTTGACATACCCTGGCAAAATTGGTAAAATTGGTATATGGAAACTAAGGTTTGCAAAAAATGTCAAAAGACCTGCCTTGTCATAGATTTTTATAAAGGTCAGTCACAATGTAAGCCCTGTGCTAAAGAGTATGCTAGGGCTTGGGCAAAGGCTAATCCAGAAAAATATAAAAAACAATGGCAAAAACAAAACAAAAAGCGTTGGGTGCAACAAAAGCAAGACCAAGCCTATATGACTAAGAAGGCCATTTATCGTCAAGAAAATAGCGAGAAGCGTGTAGCAACTGCTAAGGCTTGGAATCAAGCAAACCGTGAAAGGTTTACTCTTCATGTAGCAAACGCTCATATCAAACGTAAGATAGCAAAAGAAGCCAAGGCATATAAGATACTAGATAAAGAGTATAAGAGGCTCTACAACTCTCCTTGTGCTTTTTGTGGGGCTACAGAAAAGATTACGATGGATCATATTATTCCCATATCTAGGTCGGGAAACCACTCAATTGGAAATTTACAGCCTTTGTGTAGGAGATGTAACTCAAGTAAGAAATCTAGGCTAGTCTCAGAGTATAAATATTATTTGAGCAAGTTGAAGTCTACTAACCAAGGGTGAGTCGTTAGACTCAGGGGAAGGTTTAATACTCTATTTTGCGCCGAACTTAAATACTGAAAACAGATCTAAGTGAGTTAAAATTTTGAGAAACCTCTGCCTCAGTAAGACTGCGATCATATACTTTCATGGTGGCAAGTTTTCCATTCATATAAGCCTCTCCACCTATTCTTAAACCTATATTATATGCTGTGCTTGTAAAGTTGAATGTGCCTGGCATTGATGTTACAAGATCACCATTTTTATAACAATTAAATGTTGTTCCATCAAATGTTGTAACTATATTTGTCCATTGATTTAATTGTATAGTTGGATTTGCTTGAGCATTTCCTGACCAAACACCAAATTGAGCACCAGTTTCACCACTTAAGATCCAGTGGTGTGATCCTTGCCCATATTGACCTAAAACAAAAATCCACATTCTTGCTGCACCATAAGAGGAAAGATTAAACCAAGAATCAATTGTATGTGGGGCATTCCCAGATAGTGTGGGTATGGCACCAGAAATATAATCATCTACTCCATCAAGTACTATGTGAGTTCCATCTGAAGACAATGTTGCTCCACCACTTATTGTTCCATTAGATCCAGCACCGCTTAAATCTTTAAGAAGTGTTGTTGAACTACTGCTGTTAAAGTTTGTTGCGGTTGAACCTTTTTCAATTTGTAATCCGTCAAACCAAAGATTATGTGTTGATGTGTATGTGTTAGGACCATCAAATCTAAACTGTAAAAATTTTGAAGCAGCATTTGTAAATGTATAAGACATACTGATTCTTGTCCAGTCAGTTGTGACTGAATATCCTATTGCTGCAATATCGTAAAACCCATTATTGTATGCAACACCATTAACATCTGCTCCAAATATAAAAACTTCACCTGATGTATTAATTGATCCCTTAACATAAAAACTTAAAGTCCAGGTCTCTCCCTGGTTGACTGCAACAGTGTTTGATGACAAACCACTATTATATGTTCCTAGGTGTGGATCATTTCCAGTAACTGTCATCCTTAATGGTGTTGAACCTACTGGAGATGATATTGTATCTCTTGATTGAGATCCATTATTTACACCCGCAAAAGATGTGAAAGAGTATATGTCTGTTCCAAAAGATATCTTGTTACGGCTAAAACATGCTCCATCAGATGGATCTAGGAATAGTTTTAAACCAGTTGTTGTTGCTGTTGGTTTGGGAAATGAATAAGAATTTAGTATAGCGGTCATGATTAAGACCTCTTATAGAATATTGTTACTTTTAGTCCCCGTGCAGCGGTACCTGCTGCATCTATGTCAATTGTTATTTCTTCATCATCATTTATTGTGCTAGATGAAAGAACTGCTGTGGTTGCTGATGTAGTGCTAGTTTTTTGTGTTGCATCTATTGTTAACTTTGTACTTAAAATGCTTGTACCGCTTTTATTAATATCTACAACTGTTGAAGTTCCAGTCCCAGCATTTGCTAATGATGCTCGTGGTATTTTTGTTAATGTCATAGCAAATGGTGCTCTAAATGTAACTTTTGATGTTCCAGTTGTTATTGATGTTGTCTCATCTGATAAGGCAACAGTAAAAGATTGTTCTGCAATTAGTTTTGTTGTTACATCTAGTGTTGGAATAGTTACTGTTCCAGTAAAAGTAGGTCCTGCAAGATTAGCCTTAAGATTATCTGCTGTAGTAACAAATGCTGTTGTTGCAACTGCCGTTGTGCTATTTCCTGCTGTTTGAGTTGTTGCAATTGTTCCTGTTGGAAGCGTTGGTGTTCCAGTAAATGTTGGAGAGGCAAGCGGTGCCTTTAAGCCTAAAGCAGTTGTAATTGTTGCTGCATAATTAGAATCATCACCAAGTGCAGCAGCAAGTTCATCAAGAGTATTTAATGCTGCAGGTGCTCCACTAGTTAGGACACTAAGTTCTTGCTGTACGAAACTTGTTGTTGCAATCTGTGTTGTATTAGTGCCAGTTACTGCTAACGGTGCAGCAGGTGTTCCTGTAAATGTAGGAGAATCAAGTGGAGACTTAGCATCTATTTGAGTCTGAATTGCTGATGTTACGTTATTTAAATAACTAAGTTCTGTTGAAGAAACATCTCCAATTGATGTAGTACTTGGTAGAACCACAGTTCCTGTAAATGTTGGCCCTGAGAGATTAGACTTTAGATCAAGCGCTGTTTGTGTAGCAGTTGACACTGGCTTACTAGCGTCTGATGTATTGTCAACATTTCCTAGACCTACATGTGTTTTTGTTACTCCTGATACTGTACCCGTAAAAGTAGGATCTGCAGTTGGTGCCTTAGTATTTATTTGAGTCTGGATAGCAGAGGTAACACCATCTAAATATCCTATTTCTGTTGATGATACATTTGCAACCACATCCTGTTTTCCAGATAAATCTGGTGTTGACCATTGTGTATTATAATTTGTTCCGTCAACCTTAACAAGAACCTGTCCTGTAGTTCCACCAGAGGGTATTCCATTGGCTGCAACATCTGCTTCTGGCAATGCAGCAAGGGTATCAATTAGATTAATAAAATCAGAACTCTTAGGAGAGTCTCCTGGTTCAAATTTTGCTTTTAACGCTGATAATTCTACTATGGCCATATCCTCAATTATAGCAAACTTCTTGACATCCCGTGGGGAAAACGATATACTTGATATATGAAACCAACAGCACATATATATGATGTAGATGGCACGCTTGCCAATGTTGATCCATACTTACACCTTGTTCGTGGCTCTGATAGGGATTACGATGCCTTTCATTCTGCATCTATTGATGCCCTGCCAAATATTGATGTATTAGAAATGCTTAATAATTCTGTTAGTGATGGACATTCTATTCTAGTTGTTACATCTCGTAAAGAAAAGTATCGTGGACTTACATCCATGTGGCTTGCAAAGAATAATATTAGATCACATGGTTTGTTTATGAGAGCAGACAACGATAATAGACCAGACTATGAAGCAAAGAAAGACATGCTTGATAAGATTACTCAACTCTGGGATGTTACACATGCAGTAGATGATAACCCAAATGTGATAAAATTATGGGAAGACAATGATATTCCTACAACAAAAATAGGAAATTGGGATGGTAAAAAATGAGTCTAGATGACATGCTATTGAGAGAAGAAATTGCAAGGGCTATTGAGGCTATACCTCTTGGTGAAGATAACTCACAACTAAATGCAGTTGGTATGCGTATGCTTGCAGCAAAGGTTGCAAGAGGAGACAACAGTATCTTTGAAAGTCAGGTTGACTTTGAATAAGAACGAATGCGTAAAGTGTGAAATGTCACACAAAGATCCTTTGTTTTGGGAAACACATCAAACAATGACAGATGGTAGAGTTTGGTGTGCATATGGTAAAAGAGTGTAGCCACACTTGGTATATGAAGCAAAACGGTATACAGTGTAGTAAGTGTTTGGTAATTTGGAATAGAGGTATGGATGAAAGAGCCTAAGATAACTCAAATGGATTGGCGCAGTCTTGGCTATTGGCCTGTATGGAAAGATGGAAAGAAAGTGTGGGTACCAAAAGATGCTGAATCATTCAACAAAAACACAGAGAACTAAGATATGGCCATTACGATGGATAGGAAACTTTCTTGGTGGCTTTGCTGGTAATCATCTTGTTAAGGCATTTGATCTAGATGAAGATGATAACTTAGGATTACGATTTAAGTACCACTCAAAAATGTGGAAGTATCTTAATAAACCTTACGAGTGGTGGGGAACATACTATACAATAGATATGGATGCTTGGAAAAAAGATTTAGATCAGATTAAAATGGATGTATCAAGTCAAAATTGGGATGACTATGATGAAGATGGCGTAGCCTATTGGGAAAAGGAGAAAGAATGAGAGAGTCAAAGAAGTTTGAAGAGTTAGAAAAACCAATCAGTCTTACAGTTAAGACTAGATCTCCAGAGAAATATCTTCTTGTAGATAGAGAAACTGGAAATGTTTTTGTAGGAAGCATGATGGGGCATTGGGATAGACTTGATACAGTCATTAGAGATTCCTGATCCATTTCAAACCTTCGTAGCCAAAAAGTATGCCAACGCTAAGGGTTATGTACATGATTTCTTTACTGGAGAATGGTCTTATAGGTGTAGTGCCTGTAAGGATGATCTTTATGCTCCATCCCGCAAAATTATGACAAAGATTAGATTGTTTCACACACGCAACGAATGCCTTGGAGGATACTGATGAAGATAGGTCCATACACATTACGCAGACCATGGGTTAAGTATGTTAACCTTGAGTTAGATATTGAACAACAAATGGCCAGAGCAATTATGAACTCAATTAGATCGGATATGATTGCAGATATTATCTCTCTTGATCTTTGTGATGTAGAGTGCGATGTCATTGACTACCTGGAAAAAACGGCACGGCCATGAACGAAGCAGAGTTTGACCAAGAGTTTAGTGTTGAAGAAATGATGAATTTATACGGTGTGTATAGCCTTGAAGATTTAGACAGGATTGATTAATGCTTATACATATACTATACGGAATGTTATTTGGATATTTACTTTCTACATTTCAAATAGCAAAGTTATTAGTTAGAAAAGGTTATCGCAGGTTTGATGAAATACCAGATAAAGACTAATCTAAAACCAGTGCATTATCAAGCGGTACTTCAACAGTGCTTGGCTCTTGACATCTTCTACAGTATGATCTAGGACGATCAACATATCTTTCTGCTGGTCCTGATAAGATTATTTGTCCAGATTTATGCATACCAAGAAGTACATCGTCAACTGACCTTGAATAAACTATTGGAGTTAAGACCCCTCTACAAAATACACACATATTATAATTCTATCATACTTGCAAAAGTCTGACAAACCTGCTAGAATGGATATATAAGGAGAGGTATGTTTTGTAATTATTGTGGAAATAAACTAGAATATGGCGATTGTAATTATTGTAATGATAATAGCAACGCCCTTAGAGAATTTGAGGAAGAAGATGATTAATGTTTTATTCTTGATCCCTGCATTTATTGCTGGGTATTTAGCCTGTTATTTCGTTATGACTTATAAGGTTAAGCAGGATTAATATGCAGTACTGGTCTTGGGTATTGGCAGCCATAGGAGTAACAGGAACATTTTTTGTAGGACGCAAGGTTATATGGGCTTGGCTTATATTACTTGTAAATGAATGTCTATGGATGGTTTATGCTATTACTACTAAGCAGTACGGATTTATTTTTGCAGCAATAGCCTATGGAGCAGTATATATTAAATCTTATATACATTGGTCTAAAGAGCCAGTTAACAAGATACATTTGTAAACTGATACAATAAACATATGGAAAACTTTCAATCACAATCTAAAAAGTCTGGAGACGCTTTTGAAGAACTTGTATATGCAGATTTGGTCAATAGGGGTTTTACTAATATTGATAGAAATTATTGCTTTGAAGTTGCTGGCTGTGAAGTAGATTTTCGTGCACACTCTGATTTCGGTTTTGAATACGTTGAAGCAAAAGGTGGAGATGTAGGAGAAGGAAAAAGACCAGGAGCACAAAGAACTGATAATGTAAAAAAAGCAATTGCAAATGGTGCATTAATAAAAACATATAACACACTATACTATGTTGTTTATTTTTCTGCTAAACCAGAACCAAAAAGTTATTCAGACAATATGATTAAGATTGCATTAAAAAATAAAATCATTGATGAAGTTAGATATATTTAGATAAGGAATAAAATGATAACTCTTGGAATACACAAAGGACCTCACGACTCTTCTGTTGCTTTATTAGAAGACGGAAAAGTATTGTTTCATCTGCAAGGAGAGAGACTATCAAACATAAAATATGATCATCACGCAATGCAAGTTTTAAATTATGTAAAAAAATATACAGACACAGTAGACAATATTGCGCTAACTGGATTTGATGATACAAATGAATCAGGAATTGAAAGGTATATTCTTTATTTATCTTCACTATCAAAAACTTTTACTCAAAAGGATGTAGAAGTTTATAAGTTTTATCACAATCATCATGAAATGCATGCAGCAACTGCATTTTACAATTCTGGCTTTGATAGTGCTGCAGTGTTAGTTATTGATGGAATGGGATCTGAAGTTTTAGTCAACTATTCTAATGAATCAGTCTTTATAAATAACAAGCCTGGAAGAGAAACCGCATCATCTTTTACTATGAAATATCCAAATAAAATAGACTTAGTTCAAAAACAAATAACTATTAATTATCCACTTCCTAGTGGCAAAACTTGGATAAACGATGAAGAATTTATTACTAATTCTTTTTCAGAAGCAAAAATATATGAAATGGCATCTTTTGCTGTTGGACTTACAGAAAAAGATTCTGGAAAAACAATGGGCCTGGCTCCATATGGAATACCAGATGAGTTTAATGAAGAAATTTATAAAGATGGAGTTACAAACAAAGAACTATTTATAATGGAGGGTGATTACTATAGTACATATGTAGATATAAATAGTTTTAAAACATTTCAGGACAAAGCAAATTTTGCATATAAACTACAAAAAGATATACAAGATAATATTGTTATTCAAGTTTTAGACTTGCTTTCAAAAACAAAAGAAAAAAACATTTGTTTGTCTGGAGGATTTTTCTTAAATTGCGTATCAAACTATAATTTATTAAAAAACATTCCAAATGATATAAACGTATACGTTGAACCAATGTGTTCGGATATTGGAAATTCTGTTGGGGCAGCAAAATATCTTTACCATACACTAACACGAAGTAATGAAAAAAATAAACAAAAAAGTATATACTATGGTCCAAAGCATAACTACAGTGCTGAAAATTTAAAAAATGAAAAAACGATTAGTGTGTCTGCATTTGATATTGCAAAACTTATTTCAGAAAAAAATATTGTTGCAATTTACCAAGGTTCTTCTGAGTCAGGTCCACGTGCATTAGGAAACCGTAGTATCTTATATGATCCAAGAGATCCAAATGGCAAAGATCATGTTAATATAGTAAAGAAAAGAGAATGGTTTAGGCCATTTGCTGGATCTGTACTAAAAGAAAATGCTAAAGAATGGTTTGATTTAGTCAACATGGATGAATCAAAGTTTATGATGTTTGCAGTTGATGTCATTGAAAACAAAAAAGAACTAATTCCAGCAATAACACACGTAGATGGAACTTGTAGGATTCAGACAGTTGCGATAGATGATAACCCTAACTTTTATGAACTTATTAATGAGTTTTATAAAATAACTGGAGTTCCAATTTTATTTAATACATCATTTAATCTAGCAGGAAACACAATCGTAGAAACACTAGATGATGCATTGTGGACTTTACATAATTCCGACATAATGTTTTTATATTTGCCAGAGTTAGGCTTGCTTGTTACAAAGTAGTATTGACTTGTTATGCTATAAAGTGTATACTTATATTTATGCACCAGTAGCCAAGTTGGTTAAGGCACCGAACTCATAATTCGGCTATTCGTAGGTTCAAGTCCTACCTGGTGTACTGAACGCCTATAACTCAGCGGAAGAGTATCTGGTTTCTACCCAGACTGTCGGGGGTTCAAATCCCTCTAGGCGTGCTATAATTGTTTTAGATTTAAAACAAAGGGGTAGTCTTGGCTAATATAGTTTTTCTTGGTAATTTTGAAGTATCTTATAGTAGTGAGAATCATCATGCTAGTAGTCTAGAGTCTTTAGGCCATACCGTGACAAAATTGCAGGAGCGTAAGGCCAAGACACAAACCATCCTAGAAAAAGCATCAACCTCTGATCTATTTATCTGGGTACACACACATGGCTGGGAAACCATTGGTAACATTACAATGGATGAAGTCCTTAAGCAACTAAATGCCTCTGGTGTGCCTACAATGACATACCATCTGGACCTTTGGTTTGGTTTAGATCGTCAGAAAGATCTAAAGCATGATAGTTTCTATAGAACTATTGGACATTTCTTTACTGTAGATAAACTTATGGCTGATTGGTTTGATCACAATACCGCAGTAAAAGGCCACTTCATGCCTGCAGGAGTATACGATAAAGAATGCTATATTCACCCAGACTATGACACACAAAACTTTGAGTACGATGTTATTTTTGTTGGCAGCAAGAGATATCACCATGAACATAAGTATCGCCCAGAACTAATTGACTTCTTAAGAAAGACCTATGGAAAAAGATTCCTTCATGTTGGTGGAGATGGAGATACTGGAACTATTCGTGGGGATGCACTAAACCGTATTTATGCTAAGAGCAAGATTGCAGTTGGAGATAGCCTTAACATAGGATTTGATTATCCTTACTACACTAGTGATAGATTATTTGAGTCTACTGGTCGTGGTGGATTTACTATCTACCCAGAAATTAAGGGACTAGATGAATACTTTATGCCTGATGAAGTTGTATTCTACAAGCATGGAGATTTTAACAACTTAAAAGATAAGATAGATCAGTATCTTGAAAACTCTTTGGTACGAGAAAGAATTAGAATCAATGGTCATAACCGTACTAAAAAAGAGCACACATATGTTCATAGATGGACAGCAATACTAGAAGAACTTGGCATTAAATGAATTGTTTGGTAACTGGTGGTGCTGGCTTCATTGGGTCTAATCTTGTTGATAAACTTATAGACCTTGGCTATAGCGTTATCTGTATAGATAATGAGTCAGCAGAGTGTCACGAACAATTTTATTGGAATCCAAAAGCAAATAACTATAAGTATGATATTTGTGATTACGATAAGATTGCACATTTATTTAATGGGATTGACTATGTGTTTCACGTTGCATCAGATGCAAGAATACAGCCTGCAATATTAAATCCAAGAAAGTCTATTGAGTCAAACGCTGTTGGTACTGCAAATGTTATTGAACTTGCAAGGATTAACAAAGTAAAAAAATTTATCTATTCAAGCACATCCTCTGCATATGGAAAGAAAGCAATTCTTCCAAACATAGAAACACAGCCATCTGATCCACTAACACCATACTCTGCTGCAAAGGTGTTTGGTGAAAACCTTGCAAGAGTCTATTATAATCTTTATGGTCTTGAGACTGTCTCCCTTAGATATTTTAATGTTTATGGAGATAGACAGCCATTAAAAGGTCAATATGCACCAGTTATAGGTTTATTTTTAAAGCAACATGAAGAAGGTAAGCCACTAACAGTTGTTGGGGATGGATCTCAGCGTAGAGACTTTACACATATATCAGATGTAGTTCAAGCAAATATCCTTGCATCTGAAGTAACTGATGGGTTTGGTGAGGTATATAACATTGGGTATGGAAGTAACTATTCTATAATTGATATTGCTAATATGATTTCAAATGATGTTAAGTTTATCCCGTCAAGAATTGGTGAGGTGCAAGAAACTCTTGCGTCTAATAAAAAGTTTAAAGTTTTAACTGGATGGACACCAAAAGTATCATTAATAGACTGGTTGCAGAAATGACAGAGATGAAAAAAGTAATAGTTAATGGTGAGTTTGAGATTACTTTGCCAGATCATCGTGCTGCTCGCCCTGAATGGTACGAACCTAAAGGTTGGGAAAAACCAAGACTAAGACACATGTCTGAAAATATTTCTTCTGGAGATGTTATGTACTATGTTGGTGCAGAAGAAGGTGAATTCGCTGCTCTATGTCAAATGTGGGGTGCCGAAGTAGTTGTATTTGAACCAAACCCAAAAGTTTGGTCACATTTTCCTCTACTCTGGAGTGCAAATAATTTAGACTTACCACTTGCCTGTATTCCTGGGTTTGCATCTGATAATATAAACAATCTTTCAAGAATATATTATAATGAGTGGCCACCAGAAGTTAACGATGTAATTGAAGCAGCACATGGATTCAAAGAACTATACCTTGAAGGAGAAACCTATGGTCAGATTACCATAGATTCTTGTGTATATGATCATGGCATTAAGCCACCTACCGCCATTTCCTTGGATGTAGAGGGCAGTGAGTGGAGGGTGCTAGGAGGGGCTGAGAAGGTGCTTAGAGAGCATAAGCCAAAGATTTGGTTATCTGGACACCCAGAGTTTATGTTGCAGCAATGGGATGAATCTTTATATAATCTTAGACAATGGATCAAGGGATTAGGATATACTGAAACAATTTTAGACTATCAGCATGAGGTTCACTTATACTATGAATCAAATTAATGCTTATCTATATTCTCATGATGGAAAAGATTATGCAAATGACAAATGGGACTATGGATTATTAAAAGAAATATTTGATAAGTATGAAATTAATCAAATAAAAGTTACAAAGATTCCAGAAAGTGATAGGGCCTTTGTTGTAATCCCTGGACCTCAAACTGCTGGCAATGAAAATAGATTATCTAAAGAATTAAGTAAAATATCTAGGGTTGTTTTATTTATTAATGGAGATGAGAATGCTAGGTTTGATGTAGATAAAATTAATCATCCAAATATTGAGATATGGATTCAATACCCTCATAAAAAACATGCAGCATACAACAAAATGCCAATTGGTGTTCCACAGCATTTAGGTGAAAATGCTCCAGAATACAAAGAAAAAGAATACGATGTTTATTTTGGTGGACAGATTACTCATCAAAGAAGGGTAGAGTTATCTTATGTTATGCCAACCCTAAAGAATTCTTTATATGGTCCAACAGCAGGCTTTTCACAAGGAGATAAACCAAAAGACTACTATGCCAAACTTGCAAGTGCAAAGATTGCACCATGTCCATCTGGTGCAGCAGTAATAGATACATTTAGATTTTTTGAGTCAATAGAGTTATTAACGTTGCCAGTAGCAGATACAATAAATCCAAAAGGAATACAGACAGATTTTTATAAAAACATGTTTGGAGTTAATGTTCCATTTAACTATGTATCAAATTGGAATGAACTTAATAAATTAGTTCCAAAACTATTAGATCAGTATCCAAATAATATGCACCAAGTAGTATGTTGGTGGATCAAACAAAAAAGAGATCTAGGAATTAAGATTATGAGGCAGATAAATGCATAAAAGAGATGTAACTATTATTCTTGCAACATCAATAATTCCAGGGCACCCAAGTACAGACATGATAGATGAAACTATTAAATCTATTAGGCATCACTTTCCTAATAATGAAATTATAATGCAAATTGATGGATTAAGATCAGAACAATTGCATCGCAAACAAGATTATGATGAATACAAAAATAGAATTTTATGGAAGTGTCTTCACCAATATAAAAATGTTTTGCCAATTATATTTAATAAGCATAGCCATCAAAGCACAATGCTAAAGCAGACTATCAATCTTATAAATACACCTTGCCTTCTTTATGTTGAAGGAGATGCTCCACTTACACCCGATGTTGAGATTGATTGGGACAAATGTTTAGATATGATTGAGTATGGAAAAGCAAATACAATTAGATTTCATTTTGAGTCATCAATACCTGAACCTCATAATCATTTGATGTTTGGATTAGAAGATGGATTTATGAAAACATCTCAGTGGAGTCAAAGGCCACACCTATCTACTGTTGAATACTATAGAAAAGTTATTCTTCCAGAAGTAGAAGATTTTGCTTTTATTGAAGATACTACACACGGAAGAGTTCAAGATGATATTTCTCCATACGGTGTATTCTCTGATGATGGATGGAATAAGCATAAGTTATGGATATACCATCCAGAAGGAAACATAAAAAGATCATATCATTTAGATGGTCGTCAGGGTACAAGAAAGTATACTAGTGATGACCTTACTTGGGGGTATTCTGAATGAGAGTTGGAATAATTGCAAGATGTGATGATACTGGTCTTGGTAATCAAACCAGGGAATTAGTAAATATGCTAAACCCTGATAAGATTATGGTTATTAATTCAAGGTTCTTTAATCAAAATAAACAACATTTTGACTGGTATGATGGATATAACTATACTGCTACACTAAAAGGCTTTCCAACAACTGCTGAAATAGCAAACTTTATTACAGATCTTGACGTAGTAATTAGTTGTGAAACATTTTATAGTCCAAGATTTATTGATATAGCAAGATCTCGTGGAGTTAAGACAATACTCCAATATAACTATGAGTTTTTTGGAAACCTTGTACACACAGAGTGGTCACTTCCAGATGTCCTTATTGCTCCTAGTCTATGGAATATGGATAAGATAGTTAAACTTTTTGGTGATAGTTGTAAGGTTGTTTATCTACCGCCACCAACAAACCATGAAAACTTTAAGAATGCAAAAGAAAGCAATATGTCAAAGAGTCATAATCGCATACTACATATTGGTGGTAAGGCTGCAGTTAAAGATAGAAACGGCACTAATTCTGTTATAGAGATGCTTAAGTATTCTGAGGGAGATTACGAAGTTGTAATTAAAACTCAAACTGATTTAGGTATTAGAAATACCAATGAACGACTAACTATTCAAACCAATACAACAATGGAACCAGAGGATCTATACTCTGGCTATGATGCAATGGTATTACCTAGAAGGTATGCTGGACTATGTTTACCTATGAATGAGGCTCTTCTTAGTGGGCTACCTGTTTTTATGCCCCGCATTTCTCCAAACAATGCTATCCTTCCTGATAAATGGACGGTAGAGGCAAGTAAGATTGATGAGTTTAAGGCTAAGGCTGTTATTGATGTCTATGATATTGATGCAAAAGCCCTTGCAAAAACAGTTGATGAGTATATGGAAAAGAAAGATAATTTAATTAAACAAGAGGCATTTGATCTTGGTTTTCTTAATTTTTCAACAGAGTCATTAAGAGATAAATATATAAACTTAATCAACTCATAAAACAAAAAAGCCAGCCTATCTCTAGACTGGCAATTCTGTAAGTAAATATTACTTCTTTGGCGCAGCCTTCTTAGCAACAGCCTTCTTAGCAGCCTTCTTTACAGGTGCCTTAGCAGCCTTCAGAGCCATCTCTACAGCCTTAGCATCTGGCAAGATACCAAAAGCCTTGTCGTTAGGATTGATTGCTCTAATTGCAACTGGTGCAAGTGCTGCTACAAGTGCAGTCCATAGATCCTTTGGATCTGTTACGCCTGCCATGTATAGTGCAAGGCCTGATGCAAGGACTGAACGTCCGTATGATGCAAGTAGTGCCTTTAGTTGTTCTGTGTTCATTTTTCCTCCTAGGATAGAACCTTAATTAGTATAGCATATCCAGCCCATAGCCCTACAATTCCTGCGACTCCCGCAAAAACTGGCGGGGCAGGGACTGGCAATTTGAATGCAGCAAATACTACACCACATCCAAAACCTGTTAGTGTTGACAATAATATATCTTTCATTTTACCTTTCCTATGAATAATTTTTTCTTGACCAAAAATCTTTTTTATATCCATTTTGTATAAATTTTTTTAATGAATACTGATCCTTCATATCTCTTTTATAATCATAATCCATTTTTTTAGATTCCCAATCTTCTCTTTTAAATGGAAAGAATTGAATTATTGGTGTACCTGCTGGAATTAAGCCCTGAAATCCACTTTTTAATAAAAATGGAACTGGCCCTGCCCCGTGCCATTTGTCAGTATCAATAATTCCAGTCATAGTTTGAAAGGGTAAATCAAACCTATTAAATGGATGAGTATATATTGTGCTATATCCTGGTGGTGTCTGTGCATCCCACATTGTATACCATTGAAACTCAATATTATGATAACCTAAAAATTTTGGAAATGTGTGTGGCGCATTGCTTTCTTCTTGTCTTGTTATTACTGGCCTTATTTTGCTTAAATGGGATGCAGCCCACCTGTAGGTTATAACGTCTTCTTGTTTTTCTTCACTCCACCCAGAATTAACTACCTCAACGTCACATGCAAGTTCATGTATATATCCAGAAGTAAAGGTATCTAAAAATGGAATACATTTTTTTGGTCCAGGGAAACTAAATCCTGATTTTCCTATATAGGAGGATCCAAGGCTCTTATACCATTCAGGTACAAATTTTTTTGCTACAGTTGGGGCATCTAGTAATGAACTTACCTCATAGTCTCTTGGATAAAAATTTATTATTTTTTTCATTATAAGTCTTTATCTTCTTCTGGAAGCAATGTTTTTAGTTCTTTATATGCTTTTGAAATATTTTTCATAGAGGGATAGTCTGGTCTTGACATAGATAAAGCATCCCCATATTCATCAAAGTGTGATATGTCTGCATCAACATCATTGACAAACCTAGTTAAACCCTTTTGCACACTTTCAATATATTCAAATGCCCATAGTCTAGAATCAGAAAGAAACTTAATAAAGTTTTCTTTATGTATTGAATCATCTGATTCTTCTTTTATTTTTGTAGACTTAGTTAGATCAACATATTCTTGAAGCAAAGTTTTTTCAATAAAAAGTTTTGAAATATCTCTTTTAAGTTTAATAGACTGTCTTAAAATCAATATGTATGAGGCTGCAAAACAAACAGACAATGTTGCAAAAACAACTATAAAAATATCTTTCATATCACCACTCCACATGTTTTAATTATATCCTAACACTAAGGCTTTGTCAAACTATAAAAATCTTTAAAGTTAGTATTAGTAAAGATCTCATACTCGGAAAGGGTTCTAATGTTTCCAGCACCAAAAACTCCCTTTTCTTCGCCACAAAGAACTCTTTTTTGTTTACTATACGAGATATCTTCTATTTCTTTCCAAGACATACCACGTAAATTTCTATCTTTCCATATCTTGCTGTATCCTCCACGAGAATAAAAATGATAAACAATATTTTTTGAAGGAGAGTATATGTCCCATCCTCTTGTCCATGATCTCATAGCAAAACAAATCTCTTCACCAAAGAAACTAATCTCTGGATCATAAGGCACTTCGTTAACTATTGATCCATCTGAAAACATAAATCCACCAAGAACTGTTTGAGAAAGTTCTGGGTTTTCTTTTAGTTTACTATCAAACTCAAATCTTTCTGCTGTCCACTGTTTTCTTTTATTTAATAATATTTTTTGTCTAGTTGGATATTCTTTTATTTTTGGGTTATTTTTTACTAAAAACATACCTCCATTTCTTTCAGGTTCAAAAGGGGCAGGAAAGTATGACAACAATACACGACTATGACCAGATATATTTTTAGCCCTGTTTAACTGATCAATACATATTAAGTCCCATCCAGGAGCAAACCTTGTATGTGAATCAATTTGAAGAAAATACTCTTGTCCAGAGTACAGTTCCATCGCTTTTGCTCTTGCAAATCCTGCACCTTTTGCCTCTTTTGGATGCATCTTAATTAAAGACATGTTTTTAGTTGAGTGAATGTCAAATAATTCTGAGTCAACTCCTTGATGAACAACTCCAAAATATAGATTGTCTGGATTGTTAGCATTTTCAATAGCACTTTTAATTGTCCATTGAAGTTCTGGATCACGATAAGAAGCAATAGATATAAAGATTCTCATTTTATAGCCTCTCTTGTAACCAAAACAATTGCGCCTTCCAACTCTAATGCTTTCTTTAAATTTAAAACATATTGAAGAGCCTGTATTTTATCGTCATGAACCATTTTTGCAAACTTAAATTCGTTTAACTTGATAGTTAAGAAATGTTCGTTGTCAATTAACTCTATAGTAAATCCTTTTGGAGGAACAATAGAGTGAAAGGCTCTACGCATATTGTCTGTATACAATTACTTCTCCATTGTCAATGCTTGCCAAGTATTAGCCCAGTCTTGTTTAGTTTTGTGTTTATTAAACTCTCTAGATATGTTTCCAAGTTCAAGAAATACTCCACCCCAAACACCATACTCTTTACCAGAAACTCCGTTAGCAAAGCAAATCTTTGAAACTGGACATCTTTGGCACATTGAATCTACAATTGGACGTACATCTACACTGTCTTCATACTTATCAAAAAATATATTAGTATCAAGACCAAGACACGCTGCTTCATCTTTCCATAAATGTTGTTTCATTTACTGACCGTATTTGTTTGGAATATCCCAACCATTGCGATCAAGGTTAAAGGTTTTTTGTAGGTACCATGCATTTTTTACACGTACTCCACTTGGAGATGTTCTTGCAAGGTCTGATCTCTTACGCTCTACAACGTCCCAACCAACCCACTCAAGTTCTTTATTCTTTGAAACAATCTTTTCCATGTGTGCTAACGAATTAATTATCATTGTATTCTTTCTTTTAGTAACGGAAGATTCCTACTTCTACATTTTTTGATTCTGCAAAAGTGGTTAGTTTGGATACTGGCTCTTTTGGTTTACTAAGAAATGCAAAATAGTTTACTTGATCCATGTTGTCATGTACCCAACTTTCTGGAACTTTGTAAAACTTTATCTTACGACCCCTTGCCTTCATTCCTCTTTCTGAAAGGTTTGAAAACTCTGAAACAAAAGAGTTGACCCTTGTTGGACCAACAGAATAAATTATAAAATCTTTTTCTTCTTCTTTCATTCCAGATAAAGCAACGCTTATAGCACGAAGGAATAGGTTATAGTCATCAAACTCATTAGTTCCCTGCACTGCCACTATCATTTAGTTTCCCATTCTTTAAGTTATCCAGGATGAATAACATCTTATCTATTTCTTTTTTTGACATCTTGGTTGTGTCTAAAGGCTTACCAGTTTCTGGTCTAACCTTTCCCTCAACTGTATCACCAACATAAAACATGTTATTTGATACCCAATATGCTTTTTGATCTATTATGACAACCCTAGTTGTTTGTTTTTCTTTCCAAATCCGAGATTGAGAAGTAACAACTTTATCATCAAAAATGTCCTTAAAGAAAAAATCTTTTAATATATTGTGCATATCGCTTTGACGATACAATACTTTATTAAAAGATTTTTTTCTTTTTTTGTTCATTACTATAATTATAGATGAAAAAGAGATCAATGTCAAGCCGATAATTAAAATAGCCTGCATCTTTTCTCCTAATTATTTAGTTGTTTTTTCTGGTGCTTCTTTTTTTGAAACATTTTGATCTGAAACTAATTGAGCAGACATAAACTTATTTAGTTTTATTTGCGTCTGTAATAACGAAAACTCTACGTCTGACGCTCTTTGTTTATAGAATGCCAAAAGTTGTCTTAATTCATCAATAGTTAAATCTTCCATACTTATTCCCCCTTGAAACTAAATGGACTTCCTTGCCAAACCTTTTCTGTCTTGCTTTTTTCACGTTCAACTATGCTGCGACTCCATGCAAATCCTGCATCTCCACCCCAGGCATCCCACATTATTCTTCCATTTGATGGAAACTCTGGACCATCAAAGAAACCTTTTCCTTTTTTATCTACTTCATGACGTGAAAAGAAAGAGTACATTCTTTTAACAGTATCAAGAGACATAGGCGATCCACTAACAATATCTGTTGCTCTGCCCCAGCCGACAGGAGTTCCAGCCCCTGTTGCCTTGCCATCTTCTTTCCACTTTAAAGCACGTCTTGCAGCAGCCTTCATGCCTGCATTGGGTGAATATGTATCTGCCATTACTTATCCTTCTTTGGATGCTTCACTTCGTATGGACCAATAATAGATTTAACTGTACCGTTTTTGTTCATGCGTACAATCTTTCCATCTTTGATTTGTGTTGCATTAAATGATTGTGCTTTTTTCTTTGGCATTATTTTAAAAATCCATTCCAAAAATTATCTGATCCCAATTCTTTTTCAGACTTATATGTTCCACCACGGCGCTTGTATTCTTGAACAACCCAAGAGTTTGCAACTGCAGATGGATAAACGTCAAACTTATCTTTTGCTGCTTGCACAACTCTTGCATAAAGTCTTGGGTTAGAAGGTGTTGAGCCACCACGACGTGGTTGAATCATTTCACCATAGTTAGGCTTTTTTGCTTTTTCCATTTCGTCTTCCATTTCTTGTGATTTTCCAATTGATGAATCATACATTGCCATTGCAACTTCTGAATCCATCTCTTCGCTATCCTCTTCCATATTGTGATTGTTTATGTCTGCAACAGTTGCATCCTTGTACATCATCCCAATACTATAGGCTGTTGGTTCCCACTTGCCATCTTCTTCTTTATAAATTCTAACAGACATTGCTGGGTTTTCTGGTGGCATTGACTCAAGGGCATACTCTGATCCAGGAGTCCCTAATGTTCCACCCTCAACCATAATGTGCTCTACAACGCCATGCATAACACCCTCAGATGTCATGCCCATAACAAAGTCGCCCTCTTTTATCATATAACGATTATATCAGACTTTATCTTTTTAGAAGTCTTTTGACTTCTTCTAATGCCCAAATCTCAGGCTTGGTAAGTTTAGAAATCTCACTCTTGTCAAGACCCTTTTCAGATATAGTTACTACTGGGTCTGCCAAGAAAAAGTCAATATTAACGTATCCCTTTTCCCATAGGTTTAAAAGATCTTTGTTTACTTGAGTTAGATGGTCTTCATACATATCTGGCATAACTTCTTGCATTTTTGGAGTAATGCTATACAGAAGTTCATTAGTTTCTGAATCTACTCCAGCAACTTCTAGGGCACCTTCAAGTATTAGATTTTTGATTAGTTCATCTTCATTGTTGTTCATATCTAATTAACTCCTCTAACTGCTGCCTTGTTTTTGCACCAGTTGTACGATAAATCTCAGTATTATTTTTCATTACTATAAATGTAGGAACAGACTTAATCTCAAAATCTTTAGTCATTTCAATATCAACATCAACATCAACAATAAAAAACTTAGCCATAATCTGTTCACGATTTAACTCTTCAACAATGGGCTTTGTCTGTTTACATGGATTACACCAATCAGCAGTAAAATAAAGAATCATTTTCATTTATTTTGCCCTAATTCTCCACGTCATAATTCTTGGTCCTTGATTTATCATCTCAAACATGTTGTGCTCAAATTCATCTTTAAGTTCCATATATAGTTCTGGATGAACTTCCTGCAACTTATCAGTAATAGAATAAACAATCTCTCCATTACTGTCAATGTCTGATATTTGAATAGCGCCTTGATTAATTAAATGATCAAGAAGTGCTTGGCTTTTTGCATCCATTACTTACCTGATTTTAGTCTAGCCTTTTTAAGTGCTGAAAAATCTTTTACCTTAGTATCTCCAAGATATCCCCAAGCATAACCATCATTAATCATCATGTCATTAAGAGATACTGTGTTTCCATCTACATATACCCAGCCTAAAATACGACCATACTTTTCAGAAGAGTCCATCTTCTCAGTCTTAATCACAACAGACTTAGCGTCCTTTAAAGATTTCTTTAGATATTCCTTGGCTTCAAGACCAAGGGCCTTCTCAGCAAGATCCTTTGTACGAGACTCAGGAGTATCAATACCAGCCAGTCTTACACGAGATGCAAATAGGATATCAAACCCTAAATCAATAAGAACGTCAATGGTATCTCCATCTACTACATTCTCTACTTTTCTTACATAGTATTCATACATTATTTACACCGCCAACTTTTCTCGTTCGTCAATAACAGTAAGAGCAAAAGACATCATCTTTTTATATCCTTCTGGGTTGTTCATAATTTTATTATAATGATGTCCACAAAACATTAATTCTCCAGACATTCCAGTTACCTTTACAAGTGCTTCTGATGGACAAGAATCACAACGATCTGTTGCTTTTAATAGCCATTCTTTTTGAACAACTTCTTCTGTCATTGTCATGTTCATAGTATACCGCTACTTTCTGTTATCAGTGGAATAAAATCCACTACCGTTGAATACTGCTGTTACATTAGAGTATACACGTTCCAGTGGTAGAGTGCAAGTTTCACACTCATACCCTGGATCGGTATCTTTAATAGATCTTTGTTTGATTACAACTTCAGAACATTGTCCTGTACATTTGTATTCGTATACTGGCAATTACTTAACCTGGTTTCCTTTGCTTCCACCAGAAGACTTTTTAATATTTTGAGTTGTTGAAGTCTTTTTAGCAGCATCTGCAGATGTTGCCTTGGCTGGTGCTGCTGCTAACTTGTTTAGTAGTGGAGCATTTTCTTCTCCAGTATATACTGGACGACCCCAGCCAACTACAGCGTTAACCAACTTTTTCTTGTTGTTTTTTACATAACCACGAGTTTTCTCAACACACATTCCTCCATTGCGCTGGTCTCCCTTTGCAGTTCCTGAAGTGTTTCCTTCAATAACTTGAATTGTTCCATCACCATTGTTCTTAATGCAAAGACCAACATGTGAAATACGATTTACGCCATCTTCTGGGAAATCAAAATAGATCCAGTCTCCTGGCATTGGATCATCATTACGAGCATCTGACCAACGACCTTCTTTCTTAAACTGATCTGATGCTGCAACTGTTGATGCAGACTTTGGAAACTTTGCTACCCCCGCAGTAAATGCACACCAAGAAACAAATGACTGGCACCATGGTTGGAAGTTAACCTTAATCCATGCACCGTATTTTGTTTCATTATCTTTAGGACCTTCAATGGTTCCTAACTCTTTCTTTGCAACCTCAATGATTGCTTCTAGACTACCTTTTGCTGCCATTTTTTATCTCCTTTTATTGATATGTTTTTTTAGACCAAAAATTTTTTAGATAAGATCTTTCAATTGTTGAAAGAAGTTTCCAATCATTAATTAAATTTTCTTTTTTATTGTGTAACGTGTCTTCTTTTTTCCAATTTTCTCTTTTAAATGGAAAAATCTGCAATAGGGGTGTATCTTTATCTATAATTCCAACAAAATCTTTTCTTATATAAATATTAGCAGCAAGTGTTCTATGTGCTTTATCGGCATCAATAACACCACTAAGTACAAGATATGGCAAATCATACCTATTAAAAGGGTGAGTTACAAGTATGCTGCACCCAGAATCAACTATAGGGATTATTCCAGTATTCACTCTCCAAATATTACTATCATATCCATGTGGAACTGGCATTCCTTCAGACCTTGTTTCTGGATAATCTGCTTCTAAAAATTGTGAAAAAGGATCTCTGTTTGTTGTCCAAAAAAGATTTTTTGTGTTATCTTTATCTTGAACCTCAATATCTTGTCCTAAAGAAATAGTGTATCCTGTAGACATTGCATCTAAAAATGGCAGGCATGCTTTTACGGTACTTGATGCTCTTCCAGTTCTAACTTGACCATTTACATGCCTAACTGCTGGTATAGACTTAAACCAGTCTGGAATGTATTTTGAGGATGGTTTTGGAAAGCCTACTGTCTCTTCTATACCGTCACAGGCTTCTTTAAACTTTATTTTTTTAGACATTTAATACATCCTTTTTTATTTATTGAGCAGTTTTTGTCATACTCAGGACATTTAGATAAGTATAAAACATTTAGTAAAATACCAAATATACCATACTACTATTATAGCCTAAAGATTACTTGATGTCAATTACCTTTGGCTTTTTGTCTTCAGGAACAATTCGTACTACATGAACATGTAGCATACCGTCCTTAAGTTCTGCAGAAGTTACTTCCATATATTCACCAAGAGCGAATGTGCGGGTAAACTTTCTACCAGCAATTCCCTTGTGAACCACTTCTGCATCTGTTACTTCAACAATTTCACCCTTGATAATTAATGTTCCATTATCTACTGATACATCAATATCTTCCTTTGAGAAACCAGCAATAGCCAGCGAAATCTGATATGTATCTTCATCTAGTTTAAGAAGATCATAAGGAGGATAGGATTGTGAATTTGTTTTATGTGCTGTATTTAAACGGCCTAACTCTCTGTTAAAGCCAATAAAAAAAGGATCATTGAATAGATCCATAGCGTACTTTGTTACCATGTTATTCCCCTTTCAAGCGAATAAATTAATGTACCCCCAATCGGCAGGTACCTATATATTATATCAAACTTTTGTAGCCCTACAGAGAATTGAACTCTGCTCACCAAGATGAAAGCCTGGTATCCTAACCACTAGAAGATAGGGCCAGTGGAGCGAGTGACCAGAATTGAACTGGCACCATCTGCTTGGAAGGCAGAAGCACTACCATTATGCAACACTCGCTTTTGCTGGTCTGGCAGGCTACGATCCTGCGACTTCCGAATTAACAGTTCGGCACTCTACCAACTGAGTTACAGACCAAAACATACCTACAAGAACCAAAGAGTAAGCATAGACTTTAGTTCTTGCATCCACTTACCAATTAATTCTAAGATATTAGAATTATTAGTATAACTTTCATTTAAGATTTTTTCAAAGTTTTCAGATGTAACACGATCATAAAAGTCTTGATCTATCTTTGTAGTAAAACTATCATTTACATCGTTTTCTTCTATAGATACAGTTGCGCCAACAGGTGCAGACTTATATTCAATTTTATGAGGATTTGACTTTGTGTCCTCATATGTAAAAACTTTGTCCGTATTGTTTTTAATTGTTGCTGAAATAGTTGTTACAACTCCAACTTCTTGAACCGTCTCTGTTTTTGTTTCTGTATTTTTTTCACCAGGAACTGTAAACACGCCGTTAGACTCTGTAACCTTTTGACCGCTAGAATTCAAAACTCCACCTGCATTTTGATGAGTAACAGGATCTGCTGCTACTTGTGGAACAAGCCTATTGTTTCCCAGTTTTCCACCCCAAGATCCATTAGAACCACAGACAGATGGCTGGCACACAATTATGTTTAGCACAGTACCAGAAGAATCTACTTCTGCATATGTAATACATGGATCTAAAGCACTACAATTAGCGTTAGCGCTTGGTACAAAAAGAATAGAACTAAACATTAAAACGACTGCTATTAAAAGTTTTTTAATTTTCATTGATCTCCCCTTATCTTAATTACTACTTGACATGGGTCGCCCCCTGCTTCCCACTCTTCTTGCTCTTCTTCACTCATGTATGGATCCCCATCATGAGTATTACAGAACGGCTCCGTTATCCATCCCCGCTCAATTCCGTTATTTAACCATATTTCAAACTCTAGATTATCTTCTTTGTTAGCCATAATATAATTATATACTATGACAATGGCTGTGTCAAATCTTCTCTCTTGTATATTTTTCCATTTATAATTAAAATATCTATTCCATCATTTTTTATAAATAAAGAAATAGCGTCTTCTTCTTTTTCAACTAGTGGCTCTCCTCCACCATTTAAACTTGTATTTAAAAGCATTGGAACATTAGTCAATAAAAAAAACTCATTTATTAAATTATAATAATGAATGTTTAATTGTTTATTTACTGTTTGAATTCTTGAAGAGTTATCAACATGGGTAATAGCAGGCACCAAATCTGGATTCAATACCTCGTATGTATATAACATATATGGGCTTGGCTTATTTGGATAAAACCATTTATAAGACTCTTCTTCTAAAACTGAGGCAGCAAATGGTCTAAACCATTCACGATCTTTAATTATAGAATTTATTATTTCTTTATTGTTTTTATTTCTTGGGTCTGCTAACAAACTTCTATTTCCCAATGCCCTTGGGCCAAATTCAGACCCATTCATAAACCACGCTACAATTTTTCCTTCTGCAATATATTTTGCAATTTTTTTATAGTCAACAAAAAAGTCTGGGTATTCTTTTGAAGAATACGCAATCTCTTTGGCTGAATACATATGTCTCTTTTCATTTAATATATTATGAGAAACATACAATGCAGATCCTGCAGAAATTCCATCATCACCGCTTGCTGGACAGTGGTGTATATTTTTAAAAATATCTGATTCTCTTATTATTGAATTAATGTTGCAATTTAAAAAAGATCCACCAGCAAGGCATAGGTTTTCTAAACCGTAAGGTTTTACTATTTTGTTTATAGTGTCCATAATTGATGACTCAAATATATACTGAGCAGTGGCTGCCATCTTAATACCAAAACGAGTGTTATAGTCTTTTTTAATATTTGAGTATGTTTCAGTATTGTTTAAGTTATATCTATTTATATTCTTTTTTTCTCCACCAAGATCTTCCCAAAGGTTTATGTAGTACTCAAACATATCGATATCCTTGTATGATTCATCTACATACTTATCAATATCTTTTACAATTCTTATGTCTGGCTCTCCATATGATGCAAGACCCATAGTGCTTCCAGCCTTTGCAAAAGGGGCACCTAGGCCAAGTGCTGCGGTAAATGCTGTATAAACTTGACTTACCATATTTCCAGAAGTTTCTATATACTCTAACTTATTGCCACTGCCAATAGATATTAGACTATTTGCGGATTGCATATCTGGTGAAGACGAGTCAAGCGTAAAACAAATCGCTTCATCAAAATTACTAGTATAAAATGATGAGGATGCATGTGCCAAATGGTGAGGTATGGAAATAACACTAACTTCTTTTCCAAAAAAGAATCCAGTAAGTTCAAGAATTTTATTATAAAATATTGGCTCAATTTGATGAACTACAAAGTTATTACTATTAACAATGCTTAACTCTGGAAAACTAAGTTGTGAATTATATGAGGTTATAGAGATCATATCAATATCTGTATATTTTATTTTTGCAAGATTAAACGCATACTCTATACATTCTGTAGTTATTTTTGTATCTTTTTTTATTCTAGTGACTCTTTCTGAACTTATAGAGATTATAAGTTTTCCATCTTTTACAATAGATAAAGATGCATCATGCCCAAAGTGAAGTCCTAAAACAATCACTAAAGACTCACTATGTCAACTGGACCCATGCAAGATGGATTAAATTTAATTGCAGCATTTACTGCTTGTATAACTCTATTTCTTGCATTTTTCTGCTTATCTGTTGCATATAAAACACCGTAGGCATACTCTGCTCCAGAACCCATAGCCAAATATGGCAAGTTATATTTAGATAAAGACATATCTGCAGAACTATGTTCATAGATTTGACCACGAACACAAATGATTAAACCAAGGTCTCCATCTTTAGATGTGTCTACCCAGAACTCGTTATAAAATTCTTTTAGTTCTTTAACAAACCTTGTCTGCATAAATCTATCTGTGTCTTTAATATTAGGTGCAGATGGTTTAAAGTTATAACGGATTCTTTCTCCGTCCATTGCACCTGCATACCCAATTAAGTATGGGCCTATCTTCCAAACCTTTGGTGCTTCAAGTGCTAGGATGGTTCCATCATCTGATGCTCCACGATCTCCAGCCATATAAACTTTATCTTCATGGCGTACAACAGCGATGCAAGTCATGACAAACCCCTCCCAGATTAGGTATATTTAAGTATACCAGTTACCCAGGAGGGGTGTCAAGCAAGGTCTAAAATATGACTAATTAGCCTTTTTGTCTACTGATTTAAACGCATCATTGATTTCTGCCAATGATAGTTTTCCATCGTCCAAAAAAGCCCTAGCCAGCCTTTCAATAACTGTTGCTACTCCTAATAGTCCTGCAAGCATAACTGCCTGAACTGTGTCAATTCCTACTACGGCTCCTGCTCCCAAGACTGATAGTCCTGATGCTGCAAATACCGCAAGAATTCTCATTAGAATATTTGTTATTGCTTTCTGTGGGTGCTCCTGCTTTGGGGGTTCTACTATTTTTTTAACTGCCATTATTCTTCCTTTCGTAGTGGTATTGTGATTAGCCAGATTACTGTTGTTATTAATACTGCAATACCAACGATGTCTCTTGCTGATCCTGTCAAAGTTAGCCATGCGATAAAGAAGCCAAGGAGGGTGAATGCCTGTGCAATTAATTCCATTCCTGCGTCTCTAAACCACTTGATTAATCCTTTGAGCATTTTTCCTAACAGGTTGATGGCTTTATTGATTATTTTCATTTATTTCTCCTTATTACTGATGCCGCAATTTGTGATGCAATGACCACTGGGACAATTACTTCTTGCGCTTTTTCTCTCTGATCATCTGTCATATCCATACCCAACTCAGAAAAATTGGATAGGAGTTCTGTAACATCCACTTCAAATACTGCTCCAAGTGGATCTGCTAAGAATTCTTCTGTTTGTACTTCTGTAGTTGCGTCTGCTAGTGTAAATGGCATTGGGGTATCTCCTGCATCCCCTGCTCTATCTGCGAACTCAACAAATGCTGCAGCAACTGCAGGATCTGATTTCATTGCCTCTGCCACCTTTGCAACTTCTGCTGTAGAAATTCCAAGGTCTGCTGCAACTTCTTGCTTTGCTTCTTGAGTCAAAGACTTAAGTGTTTGGCTTACTGCTGCTGTTTGTTCTACAGAAAGTTTAACTAATTTATTATCCTTGCTTGTAAGGTTTGCAATAACTCCAGATAAATCTTCTGAGTTTCCTGTACCCTTTTGTGGAATAAGTGCTGCTAACTCAGCATCCTTGATAACTGGATCAATATTTTCTGCTGGCTTAAAGTCTGGTCTTGAGAGTGGCTTAGGCTCTGGAGAAGGCTCAACAGAAGGCCCTGGTGTAGGCTCTGGCTTTGGTTCAGGCGTTGGTGCAGGTGTAGGCTTAGGTTCTTCTGGCTTTGTTGGCTCAGGCTTAGGTTCTTCTTTTGGTGGCTCTGGCTTTGGACCTGGTTGTGTAGGCTTTGGTCCTGGCTGTGTAGGCTTTGGACCTGGCTCTTCTGTAGCAGTATTATTAGTTGGTTTTGGCTCTGGCTTATCTGTTGGTGGGGGAGAAGGCTTTGGCTTTTCTGGTTCAACAGTTGGCTTTGTAGATGGCTCTGGCTTAGGTTGATTTGCGGCTGCTGCTGCAGCCTGTGCAATTGCTCTTTGAATTTCTCTTTGCGATTGTTCATCATAGTAACGCCATGCGTTATCAATTGCACCATTGACATCATTGACTGCATTATTAAAATCATTTATGGCATTGTTATTTTCAGACAAAGCATCTGCTGTATCATTTACTGCGTTATCATACTCAGATTCTTTATTGGTTAATGTTTGATTTAATGAATTTAGTGTTGCGACCTCTTGATTATAAACATTTAGTTTGTCATTGTATTCTGATAACGCATTGTTATAATCTTGTTGTGCTGAAGCCTTTGTAGCAAGTGCTTGATTATATGAATCTGTTTGTGCTTGTGTTGGTCCAGATCCAGAAGAAAATGTATCAAGATTACAACTAAAGTTTTGTCCCCACACTCTTGGATTTCCAGCATAGTCGCAACCTGCACCAGTCCAACCTAAACTTCCAGATGAATCATATGGTATTCCCCATCCAAGATGATAAGATCCTGGTCCTCCACCGTTATACCACCAAATTTCTACATCAAATGTTTTATCTGTGTTTACATCATATACTGGAGAGTATTGACTCCATGTTGCTCCTTGCTCAACCCAGTTATTAATAACTAATGCTCCGTCAATATACATCCTAAAACCATCATCTGTATATCCTGCAAATTTTGTTGATGTGAACCATTCTGGAACTGTTATCTGTCCAGTAAATTTAACTATAAAGTTTTCATATCTGTTTCCACAAACTGGAAGTTGCATAGAGTTTGAGTTCCAATTACCAGAACAGATTACCCCGCTGGGTACTGCTACTCCACCAAATGATCTTGCTAGATGATAAACAGTATAAGATAAACCTTGTCCTCCAGCAGACTGCATATTTGACTGTGCTGTTTGTAGATTAATGTTGGCTATGCTGAGAGCATCCTGTGCATCATTCTTTTCTTGAAGAGCATCTTCTTTGTGGTCAAAGGCAAGTTCTACTGTTACTGTTTGGCCATCTACATTGGACTGGGCAAGGTCTACTTCTTCTAAGGCTAGTTCCTCTGCTTCTACTGCATCTTCATAGTCTTCTTGAGCAGCGTCTCTGACATCCCGCAGATTTTTAGCATACATAAACTTGTTCTCTGCTATGTCAATCATGCCTATTAAACCGTCTTTGTAGTCTAATTTATCTACTGCACTATTAAGGTTTTGAATCTTTTGGGCTGCAACTGTTAGAGGGTCGTCAGAATTAGCCTCTGTTGGTGCTATAAATAACCATCCAAAAGCAAGTAATAAAACTGTAAATATACGCAAGAGTTTATTCAAGTGGTGGACTCTCCTCTTGCCTATTATATCAAATTATTCAGTTAGACATATAGACAAAAAGAAAGGGAGCCAGTTTCCTGACTCCCAAACTTTTAGGTTTTGGTTACTTAAGTAGAGCAACCTTTGCCTTTGGATTCTTTGTGTTCCACTGCTTGGCAAGTGCATTAAATGATGCCTTGATCTTTGCCAATGTTGCTGCATTGTCTGCAGTCAACTTAGCAATTACTGCATCCTTAGCAGCAAGTGCTGCATCTGATGCAACCTTTGCATCTGCTAGTGCTTTTGCTGAAGCAGCCTTTTCTGCTACAAGAGCAGCATCTGAAGCAGCCTTAGCAGCAACTGCATCAGCAGCAGCCTTTACAACTGCAGCATCTGCAACAGCCTTCGCAGCGATTGCTGCATCCTTTGCAGCCTTTTCAGCAGCAAGTTCTGATACTAGATCACGAACTGCAATTTCTGCAAATGGTGCAAGAGTACGAGCAGTTAGACCAACTACATCTGCAGATGCAGCATCTGTTGAAGTTGTTGGAGCAAACATAATTAGTGAACGTGTTCCAGTTGCTGGAAGTGTTGCGCTAAACTTTGCAACTCCAAAATCTGAAAGTGTTGCACCAGTTGATACTGTTGCTGTGTCAACTGTTGCTGTTGCAGCAAATACAGTTGCAGTGATTGACTTACCAGAAACCTTGTTTCCAAATACGTCTGTTGCTGTAACTAGAACGTCCTGCTTTGTACCAGCAGCACCGTTTGCAGGAGCCGATACTGTTAGATTATTAATCTTACCAGCAGTTCCCTGTACGTAGTATGTAAGTTGTGTTCCACCGTTAGTGATTACAACTGTACCGATTGCTGTTGTCTTTGTGTAGACATAAAATGTTGCTGTTGTTCCTGTACCAGTTGCAACTGTCAAAGATGAAGATCCTGATGTTGCTCCTACTGGTGCAGCAGTTGTGTGTAGTGCAGACACGATTGTTGCATTTGTTGCTGTGACTGTTACGCTTGTTCCAACATCAACTGTTGCAACAAACTTTAGTGCATCTGCAGCATCTACTGCGTTATCTGCAGGTACTGGCAATGATGCAGGCGTTGCGATTGCTGAGTTTGTAGTATTTGCTACAGAATCAAGCGATACAGCCACCGTCATTACAGCAGCGTTTGCAGGCGTTGCTACCATTGTGCCCAGTGTCATGGCTGCAACCATGGCAAGAGCGAGTTTCTTAAATGAATTCATTCTTTCTCCTTGTTAGTTTATCTAGTCCAATGACTAGAAAGTTAAATTAAATTAAAACCATCCAGGAAATCCCTAACATCGTCAGGCATTTTCGGATTATCTAATTCTACCATACCCTTGTCTTTTTCTGCAAGTCGTGCAGAAGAAGACCAAGTATGGACATCTATCTCAGTATTATTATTCTTTGGTGTGTGTGATATTGCTCCAAATACCGCACCAGTTACGGCATCTGCAAGGTCCTTAGATTTTTTGCGTGGGTGATCTACACGATTACCCTTCATAATCTTAAGTTCTGACATTTCTTCTAATAGGATAGGTATTCTTGGAATAGAAACACGCTCTTCATAAATCATCATAGCCAGATCTTCGTAGTGCTTCTTGGCAACAGATACTGTCTCAGTTCTAATTCCAACGGCCTGTAACTCATTTTGAATATCAAATGATTGCCAACGGTCAAATGAAACCATTCCAATATTAAAACCTTGTCTACGCAGATTCATAATCCATTGCTTAACTTCAGATAAATTAACTGGACCTTCTGCTCTTGGCTCCCACCATGCAACTGCATCTACTACTACAATTGGTGCTACTTGTTCGTAATCTTTAATTACCTGAATATTTACCCACTTATCTACGTGAGCAATTGCAACTGCACACTTATCGTGCTTTTGTGCAAGGTCAGCATGAATATAGTATGTTTTATCTGGATCTGGTACAAATGTTTCGTCAAACCTTCTAAATGAATCTAGTGGATTTCTAGTGTTCATACACTTCTCAACTTTGTCAATCTGCTTAAAAAAAGCATCAGATGAATAGGTTGGCATACAAGCAAAGCGCATCATGGCATCACCAAGGTCAGTATAGAATGCTAGTTTAAAGTCTTCTATCTTACGGGTTGGGTTTACTTCCCATGTAGGTCTTTTAAATGCATATACCCTTGGAATTTTGTACTGAAGAATGTTATCTTCGTCCCACGAGATTTGAAATTGATTACCTGGATCTTCATGTGGCAGGTCTTCATTCATAATAAATGTATGTGTTCTTTCAATAGTTTCTTTGTCAGCAATGACAGATTCGTATCGTTGAGAAATAAAGTCACCTTGATATCGTGGGAAAGAAAGCAAAACAACCTTTCCAAGATCTGGAAAACGAGAGTCTACTGAACCACGAAATGCTTTATAGATATTATCAGCAGTCTTTCCTTGTTCATTTCCAGATACAACCTCGCTTGCAAAACCAGAAATCTCATCAAGTACTGCCATAAGCAAGTTCAAACCCTCATGAGATTCTCTTTCTGAGTGTCCAGAGTAAACAGTAATGGCTTTGTCAAACTCAATTGAGTCAGCCTTTGCATTATACTTTCCAGCAAACCAAGGTGACTTTTCAATCTTTGTTTTAAAACCTTTAAAGAAAACGTTCTTTGCCTGTTGTGCGTTAACAGCAACGTTAATAATATCAATTGCATCTCCTGCAGGCTTGCCATAATAAATTGCAGGGTCTTTTAGGCATAGTAGTTTGTATACTACATATGCACAGGCTACTGTTGAAATAAAATCTTTACCACTACCCTTGCCAAGTTGAAGAATTAATTCATTTTTGGTGTACTTACTAAAGTGTTTAGTTCCTTCAACATCGCCCATAATCTCTATCAAATCTTCTTTACGATAGATCTGGCTCATTGCCTCAACAATTTCGTACTGGATATCAGATAAAAGTGGTTGACCAAGATAATCAGGTGACTGGACAAATGTCTTTACGTCAACTGGGGTTTCAACAAAATGATTTTCTTTTAATACTTCAAGAAACTCATTGAACATCGTGGACAACTGTAATCACTTCTCCTTCTTTTGCAATAGCAGAAAGTCTTTTCATAATAATGTCACGAACTTCTGGATGCTCTGAAGCAATATCTCTTAGGATTCCAACAAGAACTTCTTGTCGTCTTTCAATTTCAATCATCTCTTCTGCTAGTTCTTTGTTCTCAAGAAGACCTGCTTTTTGTAGCATGTCAATTCTTCTTGACTCAATATCTAAAACTAATTTAATACCAGCAGTCTTTGCTGTAAGGTTTGTTGACAGACTTGCTTCATCAATAACTTCGTAAGCCTTTGTAATTAACTTTGTATAGTGTGTATCTGCTCCAACCAATGCCTCTTTAGCACGAGCACGTATAGCATCATTAGCAGATGCCATAACCTTCCACTCATTAATTAAAGATACAACACGGGTACGTGGTATGTCTAACTCTTTAGAAATAACTGTTGGATCATTGCCCTTAAGGTATTCAGTAACTACTTGATTAACTTCATCAAGATGCTGAATAAGTTCTGTCTCACTTGACATACTTTCCCTCTAATCTATTTATTTCATCTTTAATATAGAAGATGGCTTTTTCTAAATCTTGAATAGTTTTTGCTTCATCTTTAAGTCCTGCTCTCCACAAATACTTGAATGCATTACCAACATTAAAGTTTCTATGTCTAGTAATTTGAATACATTCAACCCCAGAAGGATCTGATGTGTAATGAACAGGATGGTTTACCTGATCAACAGTAATGTGTAGGTTATCGCTCACTTAGTTACCTCAACATTTAATCTTTTGAAACACTTTAGGCATGTTGTGTATGTTCTTCCAGTAAATGGGCATGACGATATTGAAGAGTCTAAGTGTTTACAAAATGCTCTTTGTGTAAGCGCTTTTGAAACATCTACAAAGTGTCTAATAATCCTCATCGGCATCTTCCTCTAAGTTCCAGTCAAATGATTCTGGAATATTTTTTAATGCAACTATCGTGTATGTAATGCCTGCTGCTGCAGCCAATGACAATATAAATATAATTCTTTTTATCTTATTCATCTCTTAGACTTCCTTAATCCAAATTTAGCAAGGTATACGTAGATAGTCTCAACACTGGCTCCGCACTCCTTTGCAATCTCTTCTGGAGTCTTTTTATCCATAAGATATCGCTTACGCATATAGACTTCCGATGTATATAGTTTAGCAGGCATAGCGTTATTTGTCAACCTTTATTTTCTTCAATGTTATAGTTAAACCTATCAGAGTTTTCCATTATCCACTTATCTTGGTTTTCTACGTCATACTTCTTTTCATTAATTATTCTGTCAATCAAATACTCTTTTTCTAGCGTAAATGAAGGCTCGTATACCCTGACTCTGTTATTAGGCTGAATTGCAAAATTACCATCATCTCTTTGAATAACATGTCCACACTTATGGTCTGCAGGACTTTCAGAATACCCATCATCTAAAACATTTGTGTCTGGATTGTGCCAGTCTAATGTAAATAGATAGGTTCCCTTATTCATTGTTTTTGTTCTATCTATATAAGACATTCTAAGGTTTGTTAGGTTTTCAAATCTTGTTACAGCAATGTGATGACTAAAAGAATTCCACAACACTAGATTGTGTAGATCAACTTCAGGAACCCCTGGCTCTGTGCAAAAAGCAGAAATCGGAAGTCTCCACCATAGGCCACCGTCTGGCATCATAATATGAAATAGCGGACTTCTAGATTTTAATCTTGAAACACCAAAGACTACGCACTCAAAATATTTATCGTGGCTATCTTGATGATTTCTTAAGTAGTTTCCTCTTACATAACACGAAATCGGTGGTATGTTTGCATTTAACTCTGGCATTATTTATTTTCTCCTATCGCTTTTTCCCAGTTTTTTATTGCCCAATGACCTATACCGCAGGCATCGGCAACATCGTTATCTGTAATTGTTCTATCATAATTAATATTAATAAACTTAATTGTTCTTTCTTTACGAAGCATTCTTTCATGAGCCTTGTAGTATGAATCAGACTTTCCAGGATTTTGAGATCGTATTAGTAACTGTTCTTCTTTAGATATTTTTCCATTACCCATAAAAATTTGCCAAGTAATTGGAGAAACTCTGCCAATTATTTTAGTTCCAGATTGTCCTGCTGATCCAAGAATTGCACCTTGAACTAATGCAAGGTCAGCAGCAGTCTTGGGGCTATTCATAAATACTGTATGTTCAATAACTATTGCTTCAAAACCACCATAAATATCAAAAAAGGCTTTTACTTTTTTGCCAGCATCCATAACTTTTTCATAGATATTCTTTCCTTCAAAAGAAATTTTTCCAATACTTTCAAGTTCATTGCCAACAAACAAAGCAAAGGCAAGACTATTAGTACTAGCATCTATAGCACAAATAGTTTTTGGCTGTGCTTCTGCTCCCCACTTAGTCTTGCTCATATTCAATATAGCCTTTCAACTCTTTTAACATTTTTGCAACTGCTTTTTCACTAACATTACAATTTGAACAAAATCCAGAGTCGTTATATATAGAAAGTTCTTGTGCACAACCACCAAGACATAAACGCTTTTTACCTTTTCGTTTTTGTCTTTTTGTTACGTTATACCTTTCTACAATCTTTTCTCTGGTTGCAATATCCCTACAAACCTTATTACAGTAAATTTGATAAGTTACTTTAGGTTTAAATGATGTATCGCATACACTACATAACTTCACTGAGCCCCTCCAGGGATTTAAGTTTTACTACCCCTGCGCCAGCATCTTCACATGCTTTTTGAATTGGACATGTTTTACAGATTTTTGAATTTGATCTGTAGTTTTTTGTGGGTAGTGTTTTATCTGTCCATGCTTTACGAACATCTCTCATCCATTGAAATGTTTCGTCAATCCATTGACGATAATAATCTGTTACTTCTATTGGAAGAACTAGCAACTCATGATTATTCTTGTTTTCATAAATCAATACACCCTTTGATTTTTTAAGAATCTTCATATAAATAAGCAACTGAATTAAGTGACCAGTCTTTGGTTTTAACGCCTTCTTGCGATACTCAAAACCTTCGTTGAGCATAGTCTTAATTTCTCCAACAATCTGCTCACCTTCCCAATTAATCATGGCATCACCATAACCAAATATTGGTGGGTCATTATTGATAATCTTAAACTCTGTTGTTGGACCTTCATCTGACTCATAAATTTCTGCAATTCCAGAGTCCATCATTGCTTGTTGAATACGTTCATGTGACTTAGTACCAGCAGTCATATTTGCTGCGCCATAGGCATCTGCATTATCTTCAAAGACTGCGCCCTCAAATGCAAGATACCAATACCTTGGACACTCTCCATGAGAGTACGCAATTGTAGATGGTGCAAAAGTTTTCTTTGTTTGAAATTTATCTACACGCTTAACCGTATATCCTGATTGAATTTTTTCAATCAATGCCTGAGTGTCTATAATCTCTATCTTCTTCGGTTCTCTAATCATTATTTGTTGTAGTAAATTTTTAGTCATTATCATCCCTTGTTTATATAAGTATAGCAGGTTAGCGCATAATGTATTTTAATGCTGATACCAAATCATTGATTGATTCTGCTGCGGTATAGTAAATATTTTTCTTTGCCCTGTCACTTTTATCAACATTGGCCATCCACGTAGCCTTTAATGACATCTTTGCTGCAATTGCCTGTAGTCTAACAATCTCAAGACTTGCAACCTGAATTGGAATGTCTGGTTTAATAATTATTTTAGCAATCATTGTAAGAGCAACTGTAAGTTCTTCATCATTCATATACTCTGCAATTTCGGCTAAACCATTTACTTGTTCTAGCGTTGTTTTTTGTGGACCCTCATTTGACATTTTTTTTCTCCTCTATTAACTGTTCTAACATATCTAACTCTATTATAGCAAGTCGTACTTTTTGTGTACCTTCACCAAGCACAATAATAAGAGCAGGATCCATACTTTTCTTTAATGCATCAGTTGTAGCCTTAGCCCAAACATCTTGATTTAAGGTAAAAGACTTAGAGCATTCCTTAAAGTCTATTACAAAATTATTCCAAGATGCATCACCCTTGGTATTATTTCTACCAGAGTTCTTGTGTTGCTTGGCTCCGATACGTTTTGACTCAGACCTCTCACTCATTAGCAAAATCTTTCTTTTTCTTTTTTGATGGTATCAATGCAACCTTAGACATATGCTTTCCAGAACACATCCATGTTGCATCTCCTGTTTCACGCCAAAGTCTTAAAGAGGATACCTCTTCTTGGCACTTCTTGCATGGAAACTTTCCATGAAATATAACAAAGTTGTTATCAGCCATTTGCTAATTTATCTCTTAGGCTTTGTTGTAGATCTAGGTCTTCTCTTACACGATTGATAAAACCATCTCGTCCTTGAACCTTTGTACCATCATCAAGTTGATACCATGCTCCAGTACGATTAACTAGTCCTACTGATTCTGCTGTATCAACCATATCACCAATGGCATCAATACCAATATCGTCACCTCTAAAATAAAAATCATACTCACCAGATTGGAACCCTGGAGAGGTTTTGGAGAACTGTAGTTCCCAACGAATTTTTCTACCAATCTTTTCTTCAATTAATTTATCTCCTACCTTGATCTTACCCTTAAGTGCTTGATTATCTGACTCTGATGAAAATAGTTTAATAACACAAGACGAATAAAACTTAGTAGCCTGACCGCCTGACGGCTGCTGACTAGTATACATAGCGTTAATATTATTACGGGACTGAGAAATAAGTACAAGAAGAGTAGGCTTAACTTTATTGTTTGCATAGTTAAGCATTTTCCATGCGTTACTAAAGTCACGAGATTCTGCTCCAATCTGTTTTGTATTTTCTAATGCTTTCATATCATCTGTATCTTTTTCAAAATAAATTGCAGGAAGCATTGATGTAATAGAGTCTATTACGATTAAGTCAACACCAGCATTGATAAGTCCAACACCAACATCAACCATATCGCTAATAGTTCTTGCTTGTGAGTAAATAAGTTTTGTTGGGTCTACCCCAAGTTTAACAGCCCAGTCTTCAGAGTATGACATTTCAGAGTCAATCCATGCACAGACCTTACCTTCTTTTTGTGCCATAGCAATCATCTGAAGGCACATAGAGGACTTTGCAGACGACTTTGATCCCCAGATAAGGACTTGTCGTCCATAAGGCAGTCCTCCTCCTAGTGCACGGTTTAATCCAAAACTGGGTGTAGGTTGATACTCAAAGTTTACTCCAACACCATTGCCTAATCTTTTTCTAAGTTTAGGATCTAACTGTGCTAATACTTCTTCTACACTAACTGACATATACATCCTCCAATGTTACTGTTCCATCTTTTGTTTTGCCAAAACTAAACTTGTAAGCCTTGCCCTCTTCAATATGCATGTATGCTCTAGGAAATGCGGTAGGAAATACAGTTACAGAGTGAAGTTCTCTACTTGTATCTGCTAAGGTTAAAGAAGCCATTTTCTTTCCAGCCTTTGTCATTCTTGGCTTAAAAGAAACAACAAACATTTCTTCTTCAGAATAAGGCAATTGCTTATAACTTAAAAACTTTACAAGAGCATTAGGAGATCCTTTTATCTCGTCAACAGGTATTGCAGACACAATCCTATTATCATTTGCAAGAACAAGATAAGTACGACCAGTTTCAATAATCGTAGATTCTTCATCAAATATGCCAACACTACCAGTCTTGTCCAAAATTTCAATTCGTGACCATCCCGTTCCTCTTTTAATTGCCTTAACCATTCCCATAAGAATAAAAGATCCCTTTTCCTCAAATGAATCTACATCCTGAATAAATGCATAATAATGAGAAGGGATTGTAATATTGAATTCTGGAAGGTTTAAGTATTCATATAGATTTTCTTTAATCTCAGCATCATTTCTTGGTTGATCAGCAAAAGTTGCAGCACCTATTACACGTAAAGCATTAAGTGCACGACTATTTACTCCATTGCCTTTTGTAAAAGTAAACTCTTCAAGTTCTTTGTATGACTTAAATGGTCTAGCAGCAATATACTTTTCTGCAATATTTGTTGATATAAACTTAATACCAGTTAATCCAAACCTGATTCCCTTACCCTCAATTTTAAAATCAAAGTCAGAGTCATTAATATGAGGAAGTTTAATAGGAATACCCATACGCTTTGCCTCAATTAGATATTCTGTACGACCATCCTTGTCTTTCTCATTCTTAAGCAATGCAAACATAAACTCAAGAGGGTAGTAATACTTTAACCACGCCGTCCAATACGAGAGCGTAGAGTAAGCAACCGCATGAGACTTGTTGAATGAGTATCCCGCATGCGCTTCAAAGTCATGCCATAGATCAAGAGCCTGATTGGGAGTAATATAGGCAGAAGCACCTTTGACAAACTGCTCTTTGTATACATCAAACTCTTTAGCATCTTTTTTCTTTCCAATGATTTTTCTAACTTTATCTGCTTCCGACATGGACATTTGTCCAAGGTGTACGCATGCTTGCATAACTTGCTCTTGGTAAAGAACACAGCCATAAGTATCCTCCGTAAACTCTTTCATAATCTGGTGCGTATAAGATACATTTTGCTTGCCATGTTTACGAGCAATATAATCTTTACCAATAGTATTCATAGCACCAGGACGAACCAATGCATTTGATGCGGCAAGTTCATTAAAATTCTTAACACCCATCTTAACTAAAAGATTTGTGTAAGGTGTTGCTTCACACTGAAATACACCCTTTGTATATCCATCTGAAAGCATTTCGTAAACCTTTGCATCTGCAAGATCAAGAGAATCTAAATCAATATCCTTGTAATGATTTTCTTTAATCATTGCAACTGCATCTTGAATAACACTTAATGTTTTAAGACCAAGTGCGTCAATTTTTATAAGCCCGATGCGTTCAGCCTCTTCCATGTCGACACCAACCACAGGTATACGTTCATCAGACCCAGGACTAGATCTCGTTTCCATTGGAGCAAACCTAAAAATCGGATCTTTGCTAGTGACCACACCAGCAGCGTGTATACCAGTACCACGAATACGACCACGTAATTGTTCACCATAAACCTCCACCTCTGGATACTTTTCTCTAAACCAAGCAGCAGTCCTTGATGAACAATATTCATCCCAAGTATCTACCAACTTTAAAACCTTGTTTACATCTGTTAATGGAATATCTAAAACTCTGGCTACATCTCGCACAACACCCTTGTCTTTAAATTCAAGGAATGTTGCAATAGATGCAACGTGTCTATATTGTCTAACAAGATAGTCTTTAACTTCATCACGTCTGTTATCTTGAATATCTGTATCAATATCTGGAAAGTCATTACGTTCTGGATTAATAAATCGGAAGAACAGAAGACCATACTTAATTGGATCAATATCTGTAATTCCAAGTGAGTAACAAACCAATGAACCAGCAGCAGATCCACGACCAGGACCAACCATAATTCCTTCCTTCTTAGCCCAAGAAATCATGCTTTGAACAACAAGGAAGTATGGTGCAAACTTTTTATCTTTAATAATCTTTAGTTCTTCGTCAAGCCTATCTAGATATTCTTTATTTTCTGACAAACCCTTTAACTGCAAACCTTCTAGAGCAATCTTAGCAAGTTCCTTATCTGGGCTTTTATATTGAACTGGCAATAAGTTTAGTCCATCTTGTATCTCATAGTCTTCTACTGTATCTGCTAATAGTAGTGTGTTAGCATAGATATCAGGTCTGTCAATACCCTGCAATTCCATCGCTGCCTTCATCTCTTCATAAGACAATAAGTGGATATCAAATTTATTAAATGTTATCTGGCGATCTTCTCCATATAGATAGTCAAGTCGTTTCATCATATCTGGTTGCTTCTTTGACTTTTCATATGTTGCTTCTTTGTTTACTTTCCCATGTGTGTTAAGTAACAACTTAAACTCTTGAACTTCTCTTTGTGACTGATCAACATGGTGACAATCTGGGGTAACAACAACCTTGATACTAAACTCATCTGCAAGTTCTATTAGGTATTTGTTTATTTGTGCATCATTGTGTGGCATTACTTCAATGTAGTAGTCACTACCAAAGTTATCTTTAAACCACTGAATATACTTCTTGGCAAGAGCAAACTCTTCTTCTTCTAATGCTTTAACAATAACACTGCTTGGACAAGCAGAAGTTACAATAATACCTTCACGATACTTTTGTAGAATATCAAAATCAAACCTTGGCTTCTTAAAGAAACCATCTGTCCATGATAATTCACTAATCTTGTTAAGGTTTTCTAAACCTAGTTTATTCTTGGCTAGAAGGATAATGTGGTTATAGACAAGATCTTGTTGACCTTCTCTTTCAGACTTATCTCTTGTATCAGATATGTCTGCACACATATATCCTTCTAGACCTAGAATTGGCTTAATACCCTTTTCTTTAGCCATGCGATACATCTCACGATGACCAGACAACGTACCATGGTCTGTGATTGCGATTGCTGGCATGCCTAAAGCACTAGCACGGTCAACATACTCTTTTGGAGTTGCTACGCCGTCAAATAGTGAGTAATGGGTATGTACGTGTAAGCCTACGTAGTTCATGTTACCAATCTGTGTTGGTAGATGAAGTTACAGATGGAGTGTCAAACCCCAAATAGAACGCTTCTTGTTCTGCATATGGAATCTTGCGTAGTGCAGACTCTAGTGGATAAGGCTTGATGTCTCCCCAATTAAATGGTTCCTTATCTGGTGCTGATGGAATTAGTGTGTAATTAGTTTCAGTTCCCTGACCATTACGCTTTAACTTCCATAGCACGTTAGAGATGCTTCCTGTTTCAAGAGCATACTCACGAATTGTATTAAATGATGACTGCTTGCTAATACCCATGTTCCAGATTGCAACATATGGTGCTTCAATGCCGTCGTCTACAAGAACGTTGCAGTAGAAACGAAGGCGTGCTCTCCAGCCAGCCTTTGGATCCTTGCGATGCATCTCTTCTGCCCAGTCACGACCTTCTGTTTCCATTGTATCTACAGCCTTGCGCTTGTAGTCCTTTGGATTTGTGTGCTCCTTAACAACTAGTGCAAGTCCACGCTCTGCATTATAGTTTGCAGAATCTTCGTCCAACTCTTCAATGAATCGGATCTTTACTGATTGTCCATCGGCAAGTTTTAACCACTTAACCTTTGGTGCATTTTCATCATACTTTGGCTTTTCGAGTAGGGTTTCAATGTTCTTCAGTCCCTTTACAATACTCATATTTTTCTCCTTCGTGTTGTTATATTAGTTTAGCATAGCAGATATAGATTTGTCAAACTGGAACTCTAAGTTCTTAATTTCTTCATCTTCCATATCACCTATGTCTTTGTATTTTTTATCAAGCCTGATAGTAGTAACCAAAGATCCAAGTTTTTCAACTAACTTATCTTTCATTATATTACCAGCCTCATCGTTATCTGCAATTAGTACAACGTTTGTGAAGTACTTTTCTAACAATCTAATTTGAGAATTAGATACATTAGCCCCCAGAGTAGCAACTGCTGGGAAACCTACTTGGTCTAGTCGAATAGCATCAAAAGATGATTCAACTAAATATACTGTACCAGATGATTTAATTCTGTGCAGGTTAAATAATATTTTACCCTTTGGTAATCCTGGTGTATTTTTAAAATCTTTACCTTCAATTGTTCTTGCAACAAACCCAAGACACATGCCATCTGGTGAATGCATTGGTATAGTTATTGAGTCTTGTTTTTCTGAATAGCCAAGTGAAAACTTTGTAAATGAAGAACTGTTAATCTTTCTATACTTAAGATAGTTCTTAGGTTTTTCTTGTGCTAGTAGTTGATTATGCAAACGCTTCAATATTAATTCATCATATGGAGTAAACTCTGGTGGTGCAACCAGTGTTTTATTAACCAACTTTTCAATGTCGTGCTCTGTTTCTTTACTTTTAATATAGCGAACTGCCTCAAAATATGTTCTTCCAGACATGTGCATAATTAATTCTTCTAAGTTTTTTGTTGTCTGACAGCCGAAGCAAAAGAATAATCCGCTATCTTTTGCAACTTCACCAGCAGGTGTTCTATTGTTATTGTGATATGGACAAAAGATTATAAAGTCATTGCCAAACTCTGCTTCAATGTCAACCCCAGAACCAACAAGAACACGCTTAATCTGTTCTTGTGTATACATATTATTTGTCTTCATAGTCTTTATACCTGTAATAACCTTTATCAAAATCTACCTGAACTAAGAAATCTCCCATAAAACCATTACGATTCTTACGGAAAACACATTCAATAATATCACTATTAGTTGCACGACCAAGTGCCATAACCCAGTCAGCATCATATGCAATCTGTCTAGACCAAGCAGTTTGTCCAAGTGTTGGAGGACTTGATAGATCCTTTACATCATCTGGTGTTGCAGATGAGATAGCGATAATAGGTACTTCTTCACCAATAGACATTAGTTTAAGTTCTCTTGAAAGGTTCTTCATTCGTACCGTTTCAGAGTCAGCCTTTTGGTTTGGTGACATAAGTTGCAGGTAATCAACAACAACAAAGTCTGGACGGTACTGATCAATCTTTCCACGAATAACGGAAGGTGTTACTTCTCCACCACTATCATTTGAGATAATGTGAAACTCTGGGCGACCAGCGACCTTGTTAGCATGCCATTTCTTAAGCATATCAATCTCAACTTCACCATTGGATAATTTTCTATGTGACCAAAGTCCCTCACCCATAATTGCAAAAATACGATTACGAACTTCTGTCTCAGACATTTCAAGAGAAATAATAAGTGGTGACTTGCCTTGCTTCCATGCCTGAACTGCAAAGTATAAAGCCATCCAAGACTTACCTATTCCTGGGTAAGCAAGAAATACACCTAATTGTCCTGGCATAATTCCAGATGGAAGATAGTTGTCAAATCCTGGAAGGTTTGTTTTAATTCCTATCTGACCAGTTTCTTTTTGTTTCTGAACCATTTCATAGTATGCAACTGCAGACTCAAGATCTGTTGCATCAATATCACGAATTGCAGAAGTATTCTTTTTTAGTTCTGATGTCTTTGTAATTAGGTGCTCAAGTGCTTCTCCACCATTACCGCTTTGCACTTCTCCTGCAGCATTGCGTAAAATATCTTTTAGGCTATCATTAATATATTCTGTTTGTAGTTCTGCTAGGTGATGCTTTGTTGCTCCAATACCTGGAACTGGTTCAAAGTCTCTAAACTTTTCTGTAACTAGTTCTGCTGGTGGCAAGCATTGATTATTTTCAGAATACAAACGAATAAAGTTCCAGACATCGTTATGCGTTCTTAGCAATGTCTCAACGTTTGCTTGAAGCAGTACGTGAATTTGTTTATCTTGTAATACCGCAGACATTAACTTTGCTTCTGTATTATTCACTCAACCACTCCCTTGCTAATTTTCTACGTTCTTCACGTTCTTTTTTATCTTGCTCTACTTCTGCTTTTCCGTTAATAATCTTTTCTGCATTATATGCAAAATAATTCCATGAAGGTTCTTGTGCAATACTAAAATAATATTCAAGAATATCATAGCACTGAGCAATTCCGTATGACTCTACAAGGGCATCAGCAGCCCACTGCTCAACGTTTAGATTCATGTTAGACTTCTGCTCATACCGTTGCAAGTAAAACTTGTTAAACCTACTGAGCAAAGCCATTCGGTCTTTGCGATCAGCCATTATTCTGAGATTTCAGATTTTGCTTCTTGAATCTTCTCTGTAAGTTTATCTTCTACAAACTTATAGACACGACTAAAAGCCTCATCTACATTTTCGCCTTCACGCTTTGAATCTACAATACCCAAATCAAGGCGTAGTGACTGAAAATTTCCTAGATTAAGTGTATATCCAAGTGTTACAGATACCTTTGTGTTGTCGTTTTCCATTATCCACCCATTCAATAATTAAATAGATTCACTCCACACTGGAATAAATCGTCCATCTTCTGTCTTCGTATATGTAAGTATACCGTCTCCCATTCGCCTTGTCAACTCTTGGCTTGTAGGAGTCATGTTGTTTGTTATTAATTTATCTTTTCTTGGCTGTCCAATATGTATAGTTGAAAGTATAGCACAAATCTCTCTAACGTGGTCTTCTGAGTAGTATGCTCTTATTTGAAAACCTGTTTTACCATCAATGCTAGATCCAACTGGTGGAGGAATGACTCCTCGTTTTATTAATCTTGGCATATATTTTCTATGACGATTAACTAACTTAGCAGTCTCTGCAATTGTATATGCTCTTTTTCTATTTTTTCTAAAGTCAGAACGTAGACAAGTCTCTAATCTATCTTTGTTAATATTATAAACAGTTACCATACCTGTTGATCTAGAACTGTGATGAAGTCTTACTAAGTCTCCATTAAGGAACCAAATCTTTTTACCGCCAGGAATTACAGGTTCGCTATTATATGCTTCGCTCTGAATTTTTCCTTTTGCAGTAGCCATTTTCCCTCCGCAGATTCGCTAGGTGGATGATAAAACTTTCTATTTCCACACTTTACACAATATGTTTCTAGGTGATCTATGTTTGAATGTATTCTATCAACAAACATCTTTCCTTCGCATCTTTTACATGTCATGTTAGTTTGGTACACCAATTGCAATCACATTAACACCAACTGATGCGGTTCCAGAAGTTCCAAACTTTACGATAAACTGAACCTCTGAAGTTGTAATAGAAGTTATTACAACACTTGTGTTTGATCCAGCAGTCGTACCACTGATATTTACAATTGATGCAGTAGCAATTGGAGGAAACTTGAAGTTAGAAAATGTTACAGAGTAAGACTTTTCCTGACCTGCAGTTACTGTTTCGTTATTTGCAATTGATTTATATTTTCCAACAAACTTTGTGTCTGAAGTTTTTAAACTCTTTTTTTCTGCTCCAACTACGTCAACATCTGTATAGTTATATGTTGCATCAGAAATAGAAGTAGAAAGGTCATTTACAGCCTCTGCTAACTGATAAATATATGTAACATCAAGAGGTTGTCCTCTTTCTGGTAGTGGTACTTTTGCCATTTTATTCCTCCTATTAGATTATATCAAAGGTTGTGATCCAGAATCAAAGATTCCTAATCCTGCCTTTATTTGCTTTTTAGATGACGCTAGTTGTATTTTTACACGTACAGTTGCTGTTCCTTCATTTAAAAAAGAATATGAATGAACTGCCGATGTACCGTGCCAAAAAAATGAGTTTCCATCAAAACTAACAAATACATCATATGCTGGATGAAGGTTTTCGTCTCCCCATACCGCTGTAATTATTTCCTCACTTATTGAAAGTGCGCCAGTTGTTCCAACTACATTAGTACCATTGGAGTTATATATTGGAGACCAGTGTGATGTTCTGTTTTTATCTTCAGAAATAACTCTATATCTTGTGTTATATTTTAGAGTATCAAAATCAACTGGTGGTAATGCTGATTTTAAAATTCTTGTTTTTTTAATATTTGCATCAGCCATTAGGTTACACCAATAGAAAATCTAAACTCAATATAGTTACTTGTATTTGGTGATTTGATAATAGTTGTAGCAGTATCATTTTTAATAACTGAATAACCAGTTAATCCATATAGTGGGTTTGTTGTTGCAATATTTTCAAGTCTCATTGCATCTAAAGCAATATAGTAATCAGATGAAGGAAGTGGTCCTCCACTAACACCAGTGTCAATAACACAAGCATAAATTTTAACTACGGTAACTGCTTCCCAAGTAAAGTTTTGAGTTGTATAAAGTTCTTGCAGTTGTTTCTTTACTACAAAATATCTATTTGTTTCAAAGTCATATCCATCAAAACCATTTTCAATATCAACTTCAAATCTTGCATACACATTTGGTTCTGCAACATCAGTGCCAGCAAAATCAACTAATATTCTAATTGTGTCTGGAACTGCTACAGAGTCTCCATCTTTATTAACTAAAGAAAATGCAAATCTTAGTTCATCTGTTGGAGAGTTTTTAGAAAAATCAACATTTGGTGCAGTTAAGTGTATATGGTTTGATCCTGGCTCAATAACAATATGGTCAACTCCACCAGATCCACCACCATCTAAACTTAAATCTGAATCGTCTCCCTGAATCAAGATAGTATTATTTAAAAACCTTGCACGCTCATATCTTTCAAGCCTATTTGTTTTATAAAAAATAGAATTATCTGCATTTGTTTGAAACACATTATCGATTGCAATTACATTATCATCTTCTGGATCATCTAAAGGAGTAGAAATTGTTGGTATTGCAGTTGCTGCGTTGGCGGTATGATGAACCCAAGATTCTCCCTGTGCAAAAGAAAATACTGTCTTGCTATCATTAGCACCAGCAGATGGGTTTGATCCTGCAGAGTATAGACCTACTTCTGTTATTTCATATCTTTCTTCTGTTGGTAGTTCTGCTGTTAGGACTATCTTATCTATACCGTTTTCATTTATAAAACCTCTAGAGGAAATTGGTACTCTGAACATCTCAAAATCTAGGTTTGTTTTTGTTGCAAAATCATCGGCAATATCTTCTGTCTGTAATGGCTGGGGACCGCAGCCAACTGCAAGATATGAAGCATAGGCAGGAGCCTGCCCTAGCATATATTTTCCGATTATACTCTTACCTTTATTTGTAATCATGATACAGTTTCTCCAAAGTTCGCTTCATATATTGTACCATTTATGGCGATTTGAACCTCTATCTGTTCATCATTATTCATATTAACAGTCTCAATAATTAAATCTCCAGTTTCCTCTTCAATATAAACATTTTCACCATTAACACCGTTTCCTTCAAGAGGAACCTTTTCTTCAAACTTAATTGCAAAGTTAGCAAAATATGTATCTGAGGTAGACTGTAGCCTTAAAATATTATTTGGGTTATATCTTTGCTGTACCAATCCAAGATTTTTAATTGGTGAATAAGACACTCTTTGGCCATTTATAATGTCGTTTCTAGAAACACTGAGCAACTCATGACCACCAATATCTTCAAATATTAAATCTGTCATAATTTCTACAGACATAGACTGATCATCAAAAAGAACAGTGTCTATTGGCGCAGTTTTTGTTGGGGGTGTAGAGTATGCCGTTACTACTGTTGCGTTTGACGGAGTTTGTGGAACTGGAGATACTGTCATTTTAAACCTCACTCAAATAGATTGTCATGTTTGGTCCACTTTCTGATCTTTGATACTCTATATTATAAACTACAAACCTAGAAGAATCTTTAGAAACTAAATCTAAACCAGAAGAATCTTTGTAGTTTATCGTTACGATGTCTCCAAGTTGTAAAGTTGGAATGCTAAATATGTTCATTCCAACAGATTTTTTAGGCACCATTAACTTATTTATAATCCAGTTCATCATTGCATCTGCATCATCTTGTGTTTGAATATAAGGACTATCAATACTAAACTCATTTTTTCCATATGTTAGTCTACTTAACTTTATTTCATCATATCTTGATTTTTCAACCAATGGAGAGTATGTTAGTGTGCTTCCAACTAGTTCTGGGTCAGATAGATTGCCACGTTTCTTGAAGAATTCATCTACGGTTAGTTCATGCGTTGTATCTTGTGTAAATGTAATTCCCTGAATTCTTAAAAAGTTTCCAGTTGTTTCATCTAGGTTTAAGGCTTTGTCTGTTGAATTAAATATTAAAAATTCTGCACCATATGAGTCTGCATAAAATCCAGATGTTGTGTATCCTTTTATATTATTAAATGTTGGTGAAAGTTTTGCGTAAAGTGCTGGGTATGCACGATCATACTTAATGTCAAAATATTCACATTCACGCATAATAGAACCAAACTCTTCAAAATACATGTCATACTTTGGTGGTTGCTGTGCACTAATTCCAGATAGATATGTTGACTGAACAACACCGCTCATTGCATACTTTCTAAAGGATTCTGTAACATCAATCTCTTTATCTCCAAACACCTGACCCAAAGTTTCATTTACAGTAAACACTGTGTTTTGGCTGTAGTTTTTAGATAGAGCGTATATATTTTCAAACATACACTTTGATGATCCACGCACAAATAAAGCCATATTATTATATGTTGGCAAAGGATCTGTATCGTCTACAACCTTTATTAATTGGTTATTTATATATAGATAGAATCTTCTAGTATTACCTATGTCAATATATTCTACTGATAAATCATATACCGTTGAATTTTCTTCTCCCGCAAGTCTTTGCTGACCAGTAAACTTTCCATCATCAACAATAATCTTTGATAGTCCTCCCCAAAGTTTTACTGGTATTGCATCTGAGTTTGAAGAGTCTTTTTTAATTTTATAGAATACAACGTTATTTACTGAAAATTGTGCATTATTATTTTCATCAACCTTAAGATATGAGTTTATATTATCTTCAGTAAGTGCAACAATTTCAAAGTAATATCCATTGTTTGTTTCTGGATTTAACAAAAATGCTAGTCCTCCAGAACCACCACCTATATTTATATTCTGGTCTGGTTGGTTTCCAGATAACTGATAGTACGTAACGCTTCCATTTGGAGACTGTGTTCTAGTTGTATTGTTTTCAATTTTGCCAATAATTCTTAGCCTTGTTCCAAAATGCCTATAGGCATTATCTAAATTTTTGTATACATAAGATACAAAGTTTAGTGGAGTTTCTGTTGTCTTAAATGATGGACCATTAAAAACCAATGCTGATGACTGAATTGTTCCTGTTTGGGTTGATGGTAAATTATTTACTTCTGTTTCACTTAAATAACTTGTAGCCATAAAATTCTTTATAATGCTGTTTCTTGTTGATTGTTTTGCAACTGCATTGCTTACTCCTGCTGCTGCAACAGTAGTTGCAGGAAGTGTAGAGGCAAGATCAGTATCTAACTTTGTACTAAATAGATACTGAGACTTCATGTTTAATCCACGAACATTATCGTTATTTGTCCAATAATTATTTATTCCAGCAGAATGTGAAACTATCTGAGTTCCAAACTGTCCACGTCCATGGTCAACAACAGCACCGTTCTGTAGTCTTGTTATTCCATCTACTGTTTCATAGTTTGGTGTTGCATAAATTCTTACAAGTCCCGTAGGATATATCTTACCGTTAAACGGTATTGATGAAAAATACTTTTGATATTCTTGATTGCTGCTAATCCAAACCTTGCCAATTCCAGTGATATCAAACTCTGAAGCATCATATCTAATTACCTCTCCATTAGAGTATAGGTATCCGTTATATCTTGTTAGCCAATAAACATTTTCTCCAAGATCAATTATATTATTTGTAAGAACATTTCCTGCTACAACTGGTGCCGTTCCAACTAGGTCTGAGTTTAATGGCATTGCCCCTAATACATAACTCCCCTGCCTTGAAGCAAGTTCGTTTATTGTTTTTGTATTTTCTGTTCCTGCAACTTCCCATAAAAGAGATGGCTTATATATCCAAGTTTTTTCTTTATCAATCATTGTTGATTGGCGTATTGATCCGTAAGATCTTTGAATATATCTAGTTGTGTAGTTAATTTTTCCATCATTATAAATCTTTTTATCTTGTGATGCGATAGCAATAATATTAGGAAGATTTCCAGAAGTAGAATTTTCTACAACGCCAGAGTCAGTTTGATTATTTGATCCAGATAAAACAAAATCTATTTCTCTCTGAGTTGCCGTTGGCATTAAATAATCTTTACTCATTACAACAAAGTTGTTGTATTCATCAAAGAACATTGCACTTTGAGTTGATACCGCTAATTGATTTAAAACTTCTGCAACATTTTGATCTGGAGCAACAAAAAAATATGGAATTATGGGATCTGACTCATCTGCTACACGTTTAAATGTATAGTTGCTAAATCCAACGTAATCAAGAAGCATTGATATTGCATAACTTAATGATGTCTGTGTTGTAAGGAGTCTAGGAGCAGGCATTGATTCTAAAAAGAAATAAAAGTCCCTTAACTCTATTGACAACTTTGCTGCAGTTACATCTGCTTGAGGAAATCCTTCTGAGTATAAGGTTTTAATTGGAACTGAATACTCATCTCCTGCAACATCTAAGATTGATTCATAAAAAAGAAACTTTATATTTTTTCTAATATATTTAGCAACAACACTAGATGTGTTGTTTTCATTAAATGCTTGATCGTCGTCAAAAAGAGATAGGGTTCCAGTAGACGCAAGCAACTGTCCAACTGGAAGAGATGTAGTTCCTATGTCAGATAAAATCTTCTTAATATTAAAATCAACAACCTTGTCTGATATATTTACAATTAGTCTAGGAGACATCTCAATTAAATCAAAGGTTGAATCAAATTTGTTCATTGTTTCTGCAACAACTCTTATGCCACGAAGATATGCAAATTCTCTATATGTAGTCTGGTTTTGTGCATCATTAGTAAATAGATCTGGGCTTGTTAGGTCTGTAATAAGTTTTGATGAACGGTTTAAAACTCCAGTTCCAAGCATCCATCCATACTCAGGAACAAAAGAGTCGTACTCTTCATCCAGACCATTCCAAATATACAAGGTTCCACGATCATTGGTATTTTCAACAACGAGATAGCCATCTCCATTTAACGACTGCTCTGGCAATAGTGTTATAGATGCTATTTTTTCAATAAAGGTATATGAATCCTTATATGCATCTGGAATTTTTAATCCGTATTCTAATTCAACATAACCATCTTCTGGAATAATTGGAGATCCGCCATCACGAACAGAATTTTCGTCAAAAGAATAAGCATCAACCCAATTGTCTTCATTCAGGTATTGAATCTTCCATCTAATTGGAGTTGTTTTATTTGTTGTACCGTATAGCGGATCTGAAAAAACTTTTCCATCTTTTATAAAATTTCCAAGGTCTGCAGTTCCAACATTTGTTTGCATTTTTACTACAAGTCTGTTTGCTGGAACCTTTTCCTTATAAACTACAAAAGGAACAGCATCATCAATATAATTTAATCCATTAGATACATTCTTTGCAATTCCTCTTTCAGTATTATTCTCTGTTCTAAATGATGACCAATATTTAAACTGGTCATATCTTGAGGCCATGTAGTATCTTGGTCTTTCTGCAAGAGATACACCAGAGTTTGCAAAATATTTATTGCCAAAATATGATGCCTTGTTAATTCCAGATCTTGGCCTAAAAGGTTTTACACAGTCTTCTAAAGAATATATCATTTTCATTTTTTCTTTAGTTGATGTAAAAAGTTGTGGGACTCCAGAGTTATCAAACCCTCCATCTACAACAACATCGGCATCTGTTGCACCTGTATAGTAATTTCCTTCATCTAGGCTATCAAATGTTAAAGGAAGTGTTCGGTATTGAACATCTGATCCAGTTGGTCTATATCTGTAGTTTCCAAGTTTAAATATATTATCTGGCATATTCATATTCCACTCAGCCAAAACTAATGACTGTAAGTGTACTGTTGAAGATGTTTCTAAATGTGTCTTTAATGTCTCACTAACAAACATTTAGACCTCTTCCAGCGATACCGAAATATTCCAGAGATCGTGGTTTGACCCACCACGCTTTACAACAGAGTAATTAAAGTCTGTTATATAAACCTGCATTATTTGATTATATTGTGCAAGATGGCCATAGGCTGCGTCATCGTTACCAAAGTTTGAGTACTTGTCATATGCTAGAAACATCCAAAAAGGTCCTGTGTGGTTTTCATACCAATCAAGCAGTTCTACTCCACCTGCTCCACCATCTGAGGTAAACTCTCCAGTTGTATTTTTGTCAGGAGATAAGCCAGTAGACAAAAACCCTGCATCTTGAAAATATGACCTTGATGGCAAGTTACTCCAGGAAACAGACATTGTTAGTTTGTCTGCTATGTGGTATGAACGCATACGTCCATTGATAGTTCTTTGTCTTTGCTCTATTCTTATTGGTGTAAAATTTAGTTCCCCACGATTATGGTCTGAAAGAATGAGAAATTGATTAACTAGATCTGGATCTGTAGACCCTGCAAAGTTACCTTGTACTTCATAGCCGTCTGGTAGGTATACCCCATTAACGAGTGTGCCAGGGTTCTCAGACCACAGTAGGGCTTGTGGGCGCTGATACCTACGTCTACCTGTCAAATACGCTGCTGTAGCCATTTAGCCCCTCTGTGTCCTAATTCTCTGTGAGTCAACTTGTCTAATTTGTGTCATAACAACTCTTGCAATATCCTCTGGATTTGCATCAGATTTAACATTGACGTTTAGATTATAATTATACACCTTCTCGCCTTCGTATGAGCCAGAATTAATAGCCTTCATTTTATCAACACCATATGAGTCAACTGCATATTTACTCATTACGAATTCGCCAGGGGTAAGCATTGCTGGAATAATATCGGTTCCTCTTGCTTTTCCACCTACCGCAAAATACTTAGGCTTGACCATTCCACCACTTGCATAGCCTGCCTGCCGACCTCTTGATGCATATCCTGCTGCCATTGCTGCATATTGTGCTTTTTGCTTTTCAATTGCTAAAAGTCTCTCTTGCTCTGCTTTTTGTTGAGCCATGTAGGCCTTGGATGCTGGCTCTCCTGCCTTTGCTGCATCTGCAATTGCTTTCTTTGCATCTTCTATTGCTTTCTTTAGTGCTGCACTTGTTGCTGCTGCTTCGGCATCAGCCTTTGCTTGTGCTGCAAGTTGTGCATTTAATTCTTCTTCTGCCTTTTTGTTTGCTGCGTCAGATGCATCTGCTGCTGCGTTTGCTGCATCAGTTGCTGCTGTAACCTGTGCAGGTGTTGCAGTACTTGCAGCAGGTGGGACAAATGGACTTGTTGGTGAATACTTAGCATTATTAATTTGTGAAAGTGCTGCAGTGATTGAATTAACAATATCTTTCATAGTCTTAAGTGGGCCATTATTAATTTCTTCTAACTTAAGTTTATAAGCATCAAGTTGAATCTGTATAGATTCCCATCCTAGTTTTTCTTTATCAATTGCAAGAAGTTTTGCATCAAGTATTTTTTGATTAGCATCAAGTTCATTCTGTAATCTATCTAATACTTGTTGTGCATTAAATAATTGATTTGCCTTAATTCCATCAATTACAGTTTCAACATCTCTAATTGCTAAAAGTTTTACTTCTCTTAATTCTGTTATATTATAAACTTGATCCTCTAATGAAAGAATCTGTGATTGAATAGTTTTTCTTTGTTGTTCAAGAGCATAAGACTGCTGGCTAATTCTAAACTGTTCTGCTTCAATTTGTGCCTTTGTCATACCACTTGAAGATACAAGGGCCTCTGTTTCAGCCTTTCTTGCTGCTGCAAGAAATTCTCCAGATCTACGATTTGCTGCATCTGCTGCAGTAGATCTCATTTCATTTGCTAGTTGTGCTGCTGCAGAGATGTCACCCTGAGACAATGCGTCAGCAAGAGAAATTCTCTTTTGCTCTTGTGCAGCAATTTCTTGATTAAGTTCAGATATTGTCTGTAATGCCTTTTCTTGAGCATCATATTTCTCATTGATTGCTTCTGTAGCCTTATCAATTAAAGTTAGGTCATTTGACAATACCGCTGATCTATCAGACAATGCCTGAAGTGGTCTATCAAAATCAATCTCCATTTTTCTTTGGGCATCGTTAATATTTTCCTGGATGTCATCAAGAAGATTTTGACCAATCTTTGAGTCGTACTTAAGTTCAAAATTAATCTTATCAATCTTATCTTGCTGTTTTTGAATATCATCATTTACCTTTTGAACAGCATCTTCTGCAACAACTATCTTTGCCTTTAATTCAAAGTTTGCTAAATCAAACTGATTCTGTAATGTCTTAGCCTGTAGGTCAAGTGCACCAATGTTTGCATCAATAGCATCTTGTGTTTTTTGTTCAAAAGTTTTTGTTTGTTTTGCAATTAACTCAAGAAGATCAGAATACTCCTTAGTCTTATTTATTAAATCACCAAACTTATCTTTAGTATTTACAGTTGCATCGGCTGAAGCAATTGCAAAAGCATTATTCTTATCCTTTAATATTTCAAGAATAACTTCATGCTTTACCCCAGCAGCAGTAAGCCTCTTAAATGCCTCAACCTGCATCTTTGTCTCTGAAATATTATCACCAAGTTTAGTCATACTTAGTTGATAATTAAGATTAATAGTCTTTTCTATTTCTTTGTTTAACTCTGCTTGTTCTTCCTTAGTGGCTTTTAGTCCTCCTTGTGCAGCAATCTTTGCAGTTAGAGTTGCGTTCTGTAATATCTTTTGAATTTCAAGTGAGTTATATCCTTCTTTTGTTAAAAGTTGATGCGCTGTAACTTGGTTTTCAATTTCTTTACTTGCATCCTTTACATCTTGAATATATCCACCAATTGTTGCTTTGCGGAATCCTTCATTAATGGTTACAAAGTCATCCTTTAGCGCTGTTATTCTTCCATTCTTGCCAATGTCAAATAATGTTTCTGACCACAACTTAAACTGTTCTGCATCTAAGCCTCTAATAATTTCCATGAAGTCTTTATCAATAGAAATTCCAGCAGTCTTTGCTGCTGATTCTATTTGTTTAATTGCTCCAGCCTGTGCATCAAGGCCTGGGTTTATTGAATCCTTACCGCCATCCTTAAGGAATTTTCTTAAAGATTCTAATGGCTTAAGAGCATTGAATCCACCCTCTTTAACTAACTTAAGTCTTTGAGCAAGATCGTTTAGGAATGAATCATCTCTTGTTGGGCCATCACCCTTTGGAGTTGTAGCGCCAGGAACAACTGCTCCACTAACAGGGGCTGTTGGGAAAAGTTCTTCTCTTATTTTATTTAGTGCTTCTGTTTTTGCTTTTTCTATATTTGTTGCATTCTTTTTAAATTCTGCAAGGGCTTTTGCTTTTTCCTTTGGATCTACCTTTGTAGTTGCTAATCTTTCACCAGTTCTGCTTCTTCCAGCAGTTGCACGGAATTTAGGGTTTCTTTCTAAGAAGTCAGCCTCTAATTCTCTATCTAATATTTTATCAAAACTATCGCTATATTCAATAGAACCAATAGTTAAAATTGCTTGAAGTTGAACATTCTTATCAAGTTTGCTTATCTCGCTCCACTGCTTGATTGCAGAATCTAGAGTAAGGTTTTTACCAACTCCACCTGCTTCTTCTTGCATCTTAACAAGAGTCTTAAGTGTAACTTGTCCATTAGGGAATTGCTTTTTAAGTGCTTCAATTTCTTTTCCTCGTGCTTTAATTCTTGGCAGATCATTTTTTTCTGTTTCAATTTCTAACTTAATTCCAATATAATCTGGAATTTTTCCAAGTTCTTCTATTGAACTAAATGTTGCATCTGCATCTGCTTTATTTAGGTTTCTAACAGCAAGAACAAGGGTCTTTTGATTATCTTCATTGGGAAGCATTGTTAGAATTGTAGATAATCTTTGAACGCCTTCTGTTCCTTGAACTGACACAAGTGCATTTAGATTTTTCTTTATGTCTCCGCCAGTCTTGGTTAAAGTGCTAACTAATACAGATGCCTCGCCAGGAGTTAAAACATCTGAAGTAACTAAGGTTGAAATCTCAAGTGTTACCTTATCATCACCAATTTGGTCAAGTTGTGACTGAAGCGCTGCAGCCTGTGCTTTAAGTGGTGCATTATCTTTAAACTTATCTTGCATTCCAACTGCAAATGCTTCCATATATTTATCACGAACTTGTCCACGGCCAGAACCAAATGGACTAATTTTTTCAAGAAAGTCTGCACCTGAAACTTGATCATAGTTTGAAGAAACATCTTCAAGCATCTTTGCTTGTTTTTGTCTTAATGTTTGTAGACCAGACTGCTTTTTAGATTCTAGTCCAGCAATTTCTAAATCAACTGCTGCTCGTTCTTTGTCTGTCTTTAAAGTCTTTTTCTTTAACTCAAGATTTGCAATTGATGTATCAAAGATTGAGGTTAATGCGTCTATACTTCCTTGTGAAGCAGTTATATTTTGTGAAACAAGTCCTTGAACTACACCTGCTGCTTTTGCTATTACTGCTTTTTCTTTACCCTTTTGCCAGTTTCTAATTGCTAGATCAATACCGCCAGTAATAACTGCTGTAATTGCTGCACCAACTGCTCCAAAAGGTGCTCCAACTCCTGTTGCCGTTGCTGCTCCACTAGCAACAAGTCCTGCAGTTCGTGCTACTCTTACTCCTGATGCTACTCTGCCTAGAACTCCTGCACCCTTAGCGCCAGTCATTGCCATTTCTTGTGCAATTAATCCTCTTCCAGCAACCATACTTGCTGCTTGGCTTCCTGCTCTTGCTCCAATTAAAGCACCGCCAACTGTTCCTCCTGCTAGTTGTAAACCTTCTCCTATAGTATTAATACCCTTTTGTTGTCTTGCAACTTTATTAAGGTTTTCAATTGCAGCCTGTGCTACCTTTTCTCCAGTGGTAACTAATTCAAGTTGTACTTGTAGTGGATTATCTAAAACATTTTTTCCATTAGGACCAAGAAGTTGAATTAATCTTCCTCTTACATTAACCTCAAGTCTTGCATCTTTTAAATCTCTTGTAAGTGCAATCGCAATTGATTGTGCTTGCTCTGAATTTAAAACTCCTTGAGATACTGCAGTTCCTAGTTGATTAACTAGTGAGTTAACTGCTGCTCCTTCTCCTAGGTCTACTATTGCGCTATTAAATGTCTTTTTAAGGTTTTTGCCAAATTCGCTACTAGATATAATATTAGATCCAAAGTCCATGCTTACTGGAGAAATATCAGTGTTTCTTCCTGCTCTTTTTGCTGCAGCAGTTTGAGTTATAGAAACTCTTCCAGTGATCTTGCCAAGTTCTTCAAGATTTTTGGTTGTCATGCTCATTGCTTCTGCTTGCTTTTGTCCTTCAATCATATTCTTTTTAATTGCTGCTGACTGCATCTTAAACACAATAGTAAGACCAACTGCAGTTGCTGCAAGTAATTTAAGTGGACTATTAAGCATTGGCAAAAGCATGGTTAACATAGACAACATCATAATTGCATCCATGTTCTTTGCTATAGCACCATCTGGATTTTTTTGAGCAACCATACCTGCAGCCATTGGAATCATCATTCCAGCCATCTGCATAGGCATCATCTTTTGTGTAAAGTTCATTCTGTTCATTTGACGTGCATTGGTGCGCTCTGCAGCGGTTGCTGCTCTTGTAGTTCCATCTTCATTTGTAACTGTTTGAGATACGTTTCCGTACCCTGATAAAAATCCACGGAATCCACGAGTCTTATCTTTTCCAAGTGCATCCGTTGTTCCATCTACTGCTTTTTCAGTACCAGTAAAGGATGCTGTAACACGAGAGCCAGCCTTTCTTACACCTTCCATTGCTTTTCCTGCAATTTTGGTTTCTTTACCAGCCTTTGTTGCTTCTGCTGCAAAGTTTTTAACTGCATTAATATCTTTGTCTCTTACAACTGAAGTAATTGCATTTTTTAATCTTGTCTTTGTTGGTGTAGGTTCTTTAATTGGATCTCCCCAAGAATCCATACCTGGTGTAGGAGTTGGTCCTGCATATTTTCCACCTGGTCTTAGTGATCTTGGGCTACCATCCCATTCAACATTTGATGCTTCATACCCAGGAACATTATCTGCAATCATTGAACGAATAAGTGGCATATACTTTTCAGATTGTTTTGCAGGAATTACCGCTTCACCTGGTGAAAGCATTGCAGGCTGAATATCTCCAGCACCCTTTGGGCCAGGGACTGAAACAATTCCATTTGCATATGCTGGAATATCACCAACAGCAGCATTGTAAATCTTCTTCCAGTCTGCTTTTTTAGCATCTTCTAAACGAGCAACTACAGCATCGTAAAGTTCTCTTTCTCTTGGGTTTAACTTAAATGTATCAATTGTTGCTTTATATCTAGGAATAGATTCTTCAATTTCTTTAAGCATTGCGTTTTTAAATTTTGTAAAACCCATTTCTGCAGCAATTCCTTGAACAGATCTTGAAAAGTCTTTTGATGCTCCACCCTTTACTGCTCCAAAGTTTATTAAAAGTTGCTCTTCTACTGACTTCATCTCATCTGCATATTTAACTCTATTTGATGCAGTCGGGAATACTCCAGCATTACTCATATCTACTACATCGTTACCACTAACATTGTCTGTCTTAAGATCCTTATCTCCACGAATACCAGAGGCTAGGGTTTGTTTAATAAATTGTTTTGGTGTAAACTCTCCAGTTGGATTAGCAAATCTTGGGTTATAGTCTGATTCAATAACAAGGACTTTTCTTTGTTTACTTAAGTCTGTTGGATCTGCAATAACCTTAATTGATTGATTTGATGGAGTATCAAGTTCGCTACCCTTTCTCATTAAGGTAGACATTCGCATTTCTGCTAAAGCAGCCTCTTCACTTTCTACAGCCTTGTAAACTACAGTTCTACCATTTGGTAATTGATAAACTCCATTGACCGCTCTTGAAATTGAACCAACGCTAAATCCACCAAGTTTTTGTATTTTTCTTCCAGTGTCTGTAACAGGAAGATTCTTAAATCTACTTTCCTTAATTTGTGCATCTATTTTTTCTGCCATTGCACGTTGTGCTTGTACCTTTTTAAATGGAATTGGCATTCCAAGAGAAACAACTCCACCAGCCAACTTTACTGGATTAACCTTCATCATTGCATTGTCTATAAATCTAAAGTCATCGTAATATGAAGGTTGGCGATTTAATCTATATTCAAGTACAGTTTGAAGAGCCTTTTTATCATTTGGAAGGTTTTCAAATGGAGTCATTTTTAGATTATCAAGAAGTTCTCTTGCTTGTGCAGCATTTACTGGATGCCCACCCTTAACTTTTCCAAATTTAGTTCCTCTTAGTGCAGAGTTAAACCATGCCCAGTCTCTTGCAATTTTACTTGGTGCCCAATCTTCAGGTGTGCGATTCTGAGATCTCACTTCTCTAATGTGACTTGGGGTTAGTTTCTTAGCATCAAAACCCTTTAAAGACTGTACAACATCTGGACCTAATACTCTTTCAAGATAAACCTTTTCTTCATTTTGTAAATAATTTTGTAGTTTTGCAAGATGAGGATTTTTTGATTTAACTAATGCCCTAAATCTCTTATCTGCAATATCTTGGTTTTGATTACTCTTTCTTTGTGCACCTGCTTTTGGAAGACGAGTATATATATCTCCTGGTTTAATAATTTCTGATTGTTCACGTAGTGAAGGCTTTTTACCTCCACTTAGTGGTCTTGTAATTGCTTTAATTAGTGCTTGTTCTGTATTATCTTTTCTTACATTTTTATTTCCACTTCCATGGATTGGTGACTTCATCCATGCTTCATTTTCTTCAAGTTTAACTTTAAATGTACTAATATCTTTTAGTGGAATTAGGAAAGATGTATCACCAGCAAAAACACGAACCTTGTCTCCTTCTTGAGAATACCTAATTCCAGGGAGTGATGGTGAAATTGGCCTTGCTCCAATTGGAATAACTGGAGCCATAGGTCCAATAGGTCCTCTTGCAGATGAGCCTCTTACAATATTTGGAGATGATGGCAAGGCTCCAACTCTTCCAGCAAAAAATCCTGGAACCTTGTCTTGAATAATCTGATTAATAAACCCTGAATACTTTTGTGTTTGCTTTACTGGAATAACGGATTCTCCAGGTGATAGCATTGCTGGAATTACATCTCCTGCTCCCTTTGGTCCTGGAACAGATGTTGTTCCTCCCGCAAATTTCTTTGGAAGTAGTAATCCTCCTCTTGGCATAAACATTCCTGGATTACTTGCTGCAAAGGCTCCCATAGAAGCGTTAGCCTTAGAGTAAACACTTGTTAGTGATGCTAACGCTGATGCTTCTAGTGCATATGCTGAAGAGAGTTGTTGGTGCTTAGAATAAAGAGCATTACTTATAGAAATATTTTCTAATTCTTCTTGTGATAAATATTGTGTCTTTAATGCTGCATCAGTTGATCCCGCTGCAAGTTGCTGATAGCCTTTACGAAGAACCTGAATGCCCTTAACCGAGTTTGCCACGGCATTTGCAAGCAAACCAAATGTCATTAAGAATATAGGTCCTAATCCACCAACTACAACAGTTATAATTCCAATAGCCTTCTTTATTCCTTCTGGAAGATTATTAAACTTGTCAGCCATTCTTCCAATAAATTCAATTACTGGAGTAAACACTTTAGCAAACAACTCTCCAATTGGAGCAATAGAAACCTTAAGTTTTTCTATAGATGCTGCCAACTTGTTCATTGGTGAATCTGCTTGAGTCTTTAATTCTCGTTGGCTCAAGATTGCAAGTTCTTCTACTGATGCATTAGTAAGTTGAAGAACACGAGCAGCCTGAGTTCCTTCTCTTCCTAAGTTATTTAAAAGTGCAGAAATTCTAGCAAACTGATACTTACCAAAAACCTTTTCAATAACTCTTGAACGCTCAAGGTCAGTTAGTGGTTGTAGTGCCTGTGCAAATCCAGTCACCGTGTTTCTTAGATTTCCCTGGTTGGCTTCAACAATTCCCTTAATATTGATTCCAACGGCTGCTGCTGCTTTAGATGCAGCATTACTTGGGTTAATTAAAGATGCAAGTCCTGACTTGAGTGCGTTAGCACCTTGTGCTGCAGAAATTCCACCTTCTTGCATTGCAGCCATGAAGTATGCTAAATCTTTTACATCACCACCGAGTTGCTGAATAACTGGTGCAACCTTTGGAATTGCTTCTGTTAAATCTTCAAGGGCTACAACTGTTTGGTTTTCTACTGCGTTAAGGAAGTCAATTGTTCCAGCCATTGCTGAAGTGTCAATCTGAAAAGCATTCTTAAGTGCAATGGTTGTCTCTAATGCTTTTTCTTGTGTAACTCCACCAAGTACTGCAAGTTTATTTGTTTGTTCTACAAGTTGCTCTAATCCCTTGCCAGAAAAACCTGCTGCTGCTGCATCTGCAGCCATCTTAATTGTGTCAGAAACCTTAAGTCCATATTTTGTATATTCATCTCCCAGTGCACGAATATTTTTTAAGGCAGCGTCCGTTGCTCCTTGATCTGTAAAAATATCTCCGTAAACCTTTTTAAATCTAATAGTTTGTGTTTCAATTTCTTTAAATACCTTTATTGCCTGAGCACCAAAAAGCATAAGTGGAATTGTAAAACCAACCATAAGTTGGCGACCTGCCCACTGTGTATTTTTACCAAAGTTTAAAAGTTTTGTAGATCCATCATCAATAAGTTTATTCATTATTTGCTGACGCTGCGTTGCCATCATTAACTGTGTAGTTAAGTTTTGCATGTTCAATGACTTTGGAGTGAACTTCATAGAGTTCATTGCACCCTGGGCATCACGTCCTAATTGAACATACTGTTGCTGTAGAGTCTTTACACGCTTATCTACAAGTTTTTCAATAGTGTCAAACTCACGACCAAACATCTTTCCAAATGTCTTGGTAGATGCTGCACCATATCTAAAATATTCTTTAAGTGATAGTCTTTGTCTATCTAGGTTTGTAGCAAACTGCTCAGAGGCAGTGCTCATTCTTGTCATTGATGCTGTCCACTGACCAGTGGCATTTACGTTGTGTAGAAGTGATTGTGCGTATTTTGCTTGGGCTGCTGCTGCAGCCTTTGTTCCAACGATTAAGGAACGGTTAAGGGCTGTTAGTTCCTTCTCAAGTAAACGCAGTTGCGCCATTGCTTGTGAAGTATCAATATTTATAAAAATATTGCTATTTGTATCTCCAGCCATTAACCGTTAGCCTTAAACCGTTATAGTTCTTCTTGTGCTAAAGCAAGTAAAGCGGTATCTGAAAGATTAATTCCAGATGCTGCCTCAATGATTGAATAAACTGTAGGAAGATCAATTACATCTTCAAGTTTTTCAATGCTTTCCCCCAACTCTGGCTTATACTGCTCCATAGCGATTGCTACACACTCAATTAAAAGTGTCATAGACTTATCGTTATCATTTTGGACTGCCCCCAAGCCCTCAAACTTCTTCATAAATTTACGTAAAAGTGAGATCTTGAGAGGTCTTACCTTGATCTTTGTTCCATCAATCAGGGTAATTATTTTTTCTTCGTGAACTGTTGTAGTCATAACTTCCTCTCAGTAAGTTACCTCAATTATAGCATAAACAGCCTATTACATTAGGTTTTCGTAGTCAAGACCCATCCCTATACCAAACCCTGCTTTTTGTGCATTTGCACCCTGTAAAGACAGGACATCGTTGCTATCACTGGTTTGACCCTTGCTAAATACTCTAGCCTTCATGTCTTCCCATTCTTTTTGACCTTTATCTTTATTTGTTTCCCCGTCTAAATCTACACCTTGAATTGCTGCAAGAAATTTCTTTTCTTGATAGTCTAAATCTCTAATAGATCCAATTGTTGCAACTAGTTCAGGCATTGAAAGGTTTGCCTCTAGTTCTTGATAGTCTTTCCAGATACCAAGCAAAAATATCTCAGACTCTAGTTTTGCTAAATCTAACTCATCCCAGCCACTACCCATAGTATCTTCTTTTAAGGCTTGTTCCTTTACTGGTTCATCTACTTCTCCATTAACGCTAATACCGCCACCGATATTAATTATTTTATATATTGTTGGTAAGTCTACATGATCTTCTAGTTCTTCAATTGTCTTTGCAATTTCTGGTTTATACTGTTGCATAGCGATTCTTGCACATTCTGACAAATAGGATATTGATTCAAGATCATTTTTTGATTCTTTTATTAAATGAAATGCTTCCATAAACTCTCTAAGATACTTAATCTTGAGAGGATAAATTTCTATCTGTTCACCATCCATTAATGTAATAATGTCGGATTTATATATTCTTGTTGCCATCTTATCAATTTTACCACAAACAAAAAGCCCACCCCCAGTTAAGGGAGTGGGCCAGTTGTCAGTTTATATTAAATTGAGTTTGATGCCCAAGTACGGTCAACGATCTTACCGTATGATCCAGAAGCGTCCTCTGGTAGTAGACGGAATGAAACTTCAAACATTGAAGCCTCATCACGCTTTGCTGATACTGTTACATTTTCAATAGACAAAGCACGGTATGCTGTGTAGACACGCTCAATGTATGGAGAGTCTGCACAATCACCTGTTCCTGGTCCAACAGCACAGATAGCACGCTCTACTGGACACTCACCGATGTCACCTGCAGAAAGATTTAATGTTCTTCCTGTTGATGTCAACTTGTTTCCAGATAGATCATCTGAGTTGGCTGCCAATGCGAGAAGCAAGTTCTCTAGAGTAGCCTCAGCAAAAGCAGTTGCAAGATTAACCTGCATACCCTGCTTATAAAGTTTAGCAACGTCAAGAATCTGGTCTACCTGGACTTCACCGAAGTCTGGTTGGAACTGCATTTCAAGACCGTTCATGGTATAACCTACGTTGTCGTAAGCAGCGTTATCAGCCAAAGTTTCTTTGTATGATTCACCGTTTACAAAAGCGGCCATTGTACCTGGCGTTAGGGTTGTATCTGCAACGAAAAGCGCTGCTGCACCAACGATAATGTTGGTCGATGTTCCACGACTATATGCCATTTATTCACCTCTTCCTTAAAATAGATATTAAGTTGTTTTGGCGTTTTTTGTTTCCTCAGCCATAATTATAACATTGTTTTATATGATTATTTTATTTGCATCAGAGAGTTTTGCCTCTGGTACCCAGTCATGGTTTGTTAGTGCTGTCTTTTGGTGGTACTCAAAGTCAATAATAATCTTGTTTCCACCATAAGTACGGGCTGTTCCAAAGTCAATAATATCTCTGGTTTCTTCTAGTTGGTATACCTTAAAATTATGAAATAGGAACATATTATCTACAGTAGTTCCATCGTCTAATTGCACCTTTCGGTTGGCACACCAGGCATTTAATTCTTCTGCAGACTCGTCTCCACGGTCAAGAAGTCTCAAGACGGCTTCCTGTGTCTGGATCATAGTGGGGATTGAGTCTTCTCCAAGACCATAAAAATAATACAATATTTGTTCAGACTTAATATGTGGGAACTTTCCCTTGTTCATTTTAACAAGTCTATCCCAGGTACAGGCAACTCCATTGCTTACTGGGGTGTTGACATTATTTAGTATCATCCATTTTTCTGTAAGGTCGTCAAGATTAAATGGTGAAGGTGGAAAAAACGGGGTTACATATCCTAGGCTCTCACTTAGTTTTGATTGTAGATACTTGTTTATCCATAATAATGGAGTATTTAATAAATCTGTATTAGCCATCTAGTAACCCCGCATTTGCTATCCATCTATATCCTACATCTCTTCCTTTTGATCTTCCAGATTTCTTTCCTGATGTAAGGTTCTTTTTATATAATATAGGGTTTTCTAAATATTGTGATATACCACTTGATCTTAAAAATGCTTGTGTAAAGTACTTTGTAAAGAAGGAATCAATTACTTTTTCAAATGCTCCTGTTGTTGCGTCTCCGCCAGGATTATCTACATTTACACTATTTTTAGTAAATACTGTTTCTCCGCCTTCTTCAAATACAAGCACATCAGAATTTCTTGGTGTAATCGTTACTGGTATTCCCTCTTCCATTATTCTTGCCTTCTCATAGAAAGGTACGTTTGATCCATCTTTCAATGATGATGATTGTTTAAAGTTTGTTACAAATGATAGTCCTAGATTGCTTACTGTATATTTTATATCGTATAGTCTTGCGTTTGGACTTCCCACTTGATACCATTCATATATATGGTTTAGTGCTTGTGGATTTACCCTTGCATTTGAGTCAATATATTTTTGTAGCATTTCTGAAATGTTTAAGCCAAGATTATGAAAGAACTCAACTTTTCCAATTTGAACTCCATCTAGGTATCCAAAAGAGTATTCAACTATATTGTCCATATCTTTTCTAAACTGTCTGCTATTGATTGCTAGTTTCATTAGATATCTGATGCCTGATTCTCTGAACGGCGGATTACTAAGGCATAGTAGTCTGGATCTCCAAATGGACCTATGATTGGTGATTGAGATTCAATCTCATATATTGTTGACTTTCCAGCCCTTGTTCCAGAAGTCTCTACATATAGAGGAACATCGTTTTTTGTTCTAATATTTGTAACAATAACGTTTGTTATTGCATCTGGTATATTCTCTTCAGAAAAACGAATATCTTTCTTTGTTCTTCCCACTAAGACTTTCTTTAATATTATGTTTACATTTGGCTTTACTTCTTCATCTACCGTGCCATCTTTTGAAAAATTACAAACCACTGTCTTATTAAAAACCCAAGTTTTTTTAACATTTCCATAAGTTCCCTGCTCAACTAGTGGATAGTAAACATCTGCCTTCATTGGATACATGAAGTCTGTCTCTTCACATAGATCCATTACAACACCCAGGGCTTGGAAATATTATTCTTATATTTGTCTAAAATTTTATCTACTAATATGTTGCCAGTTCCATCAAGCAGTCTTTTATCATACTCAATTTTAAACTGCTCAGTGCTGTAGGCTTTTACATATCTCTTATAATAATCTAATTTTCCGCACTTAATGTCATTAATAAGCATTTTTGCTGCATCTTGAATATCATATGGAACAACTTTATGTCCAACCTCTAGTAAGAATATGTAGTCGGTTCCCTCTGCAAACCCAACACCAGCACTTACTGTCTGTACATTTCCACTGTCTTCTGTATCAAACATAGAGATTGAGTCGGAGTATGCTAAAGGAATTCTTGCTGGTTTTCTTTCTGCACGATTTAATCCATCGGTCAATTCAAGAGGGTCTTTTGTTATAGCACTCTTATCTTTGGTTATTAAATAGTTATATACTCCAATTGCCTTTGGATTTTCAGATGAGTCGTATACTAATTCTGCATTTTCGTGTACCGTTAAAATTTTATGCGTCTTGTCCCAAAGAGGTACATAATCAGTTCCCTGTCCAACAATCTCTAGGTAAGATCTCTTATAATAAAATCCACCAGTAACTGAGTCAATTATCGCTCTTGCAAGTTTTTCATGTTCTGTATATTCTGTTATTTCCGTAGGAGTTGTTCCTAAAGTTGCTGGATCCACATATGGTCTTGTTATATCTAGATTATCTTCTACTACAATATCTCCACGAACATCTTGAACTCCAGAAACTGTAATGCTTTCGTAAACTGTGACTGGGTATGACTTGTCGTACTGTGTATATTCTCCAGTTAGTTCATATGTTATTACGGATTTTTGATTTGACTGAAGGATGATCTCTGACTCTACTTGTTCTAGTAGGTCCTCAATTACAAGAATGTATTCTGTAGATGGTTCTGGTACTGTATAAGATACAGACAATGGGTATGGTGGCTTACGTAATATTTCCATTATTTACCGTAATAACTCGCTAATTCTTCAGGTGTCGCAATGCGGACCTGCTTACGTGTTAGCCATTTTTCTGATGCTTCTTTGGTTACAATATTATAACCTGGGGTTAGTTGGCCAACTTTTACCCAATGTATACTTTTAGTTGAATGTATTGCAATCTTTTCGTTTGTTTTGCTTGGTGTAACAACTTCTTTGTTAGGGTCTGGAATAAAACTGCCTATTGTTTCCAATATCTGCATTTTTGTTGTTGCCCCATCTAGATTGATATTATTCTTTTTGGCATAGGACTTTAACTCAAAAACTGTTTTTGTAACTAATTCTTCAATTGTCATAATTGTATCCTCCTATGTTATTATACCAGAATGTGAAGAAGGAGGGCAGTTGTTACACCGCCCTCCTAATTCAATTATTTATGATTATTACTCAGAAGTAGAGTTTGCATCTGCATAAGCAACTGCATCTAGTTCTTCCCATTGAATACCAAAGCGGACGAATACTGTGTATTCAATTGTATCCTTCTTTGGCTTGTATTCACGGTTTACAGTAATATCACGCTGGAATCCCCATACACGGTTTGATGGGAATGTCAAGTCGACGAAACCATCTGGGTAGTAAGGAACTTCCATTACATCAATTCCTAATACACGAGTTGTACGTGCATTACCAATTGTCTGTGCGTTTCCATCAAGGTAATCTTGACGGTTTGCAGGTGTACCTGCTGGGCGACCAGCAAATGCTTCTGCGATTGCATCGCCTAGTGTACCGTTATTTGAAACGATACCCTGGAAAGCATCTGTACCAGCGTAGAACTTTAGGTTCGACTTAACTGCACGATACTTACGTGGCATTGCTAGAATGATGTTCTGCATTACTGTTGGTGTCCAAGCATCATTAGCGACAGTAACGACTGACTCATGAGCGTCGTTTACATACTGTCCTCCTGAATATACAGAATCTGTAGTTTGCTTTACGAAACCTTGCATAATTGACAAGAAGTCACCTGTTGCGCCATCACCATTGATAGCAAGGTCTTCAATATCGTTTGCGAATGCATTTGTCATCAAGCGAACTAGATGATCTTCAAGTGCTCCACCTTCAATATTGTCTTCTAGTGATTCTGTAGAAACTTCCCAATCAAGACGAATCTTCTTTGTAGTAAGTTCTACCTTTGTAAATGTTGCACCAGCGTTTGTGTAGTTTGGACTACCCTGCGCTGCTGCACGAATAACACGCTCTCCAACGTTAACCTTTTCGATTTCCATTGTATTAGCACGCATCGTAACTCTACGACCATCCTTGGCGAGTACTGTTGCATCCCACACGTAGTCGATGAAGCGACGAGCCTGTTCTGGTGCAAGAATACCTCCTGCAACTCCAGTTGGGTTTACAGCATTTGCTCCAGTTGTTACACCGAAGTTTGCTGTTGCTGTGTTACCAAGTTGTGATCCAACAGACGCTGCTGCTGAGTCTAGACCTGTAGCACCACCAACACCACCTGATACGAGTGAACCCTGGGAGTTAAGTTCTGCTCCTGAGCCACCTGAACCTGGATAGTTCTTGGCTATATCTTTATCTTGTTCTGACATTATTTCACCTCCTAGTGAATATATTGTTAATTAAATAGGTCGGAATTTTTGAGGAAACGTCCGCCCCATAGGGATTTCTGAACCTTTACAGGCTCAAACTGCACGATCTCGCCTAGATCGCCAGACTTGCGGAAAGCGGTATCTTGCTCAACGGCATCTACTCTCTTTCCAAACTCATTGAACTGACCTTTGACTTGTGTTACTTCTGTAGACACAGCGTCAACGGACTTGCTAAGTGCTTCAACCTGCTCATTAAGAGACTTAATGGTTGCAGCAAGATCGCCAAAGGCATTAGTAAGAGAGTTCTTGATTTCAGCAACTGCATCTACAATTGATTCATCTGATTTTGCTACAGCAAGTTCGGCTTCAACTGCTGGAACAACGCTCTCTTCTTCTACTACTGGAGCAGAAGGAACTGCACCACCATCGTCTGACTTTTCAACAACAGTATCTGTTGCTGATGCTTCAACGACTGCAGGAGTTTCTACTTCTGCTGGCTGTGCCTCTGGAGTAATTTCAACATTTTCAACTACAGCATCTAATACTGCTTCTGTTGCTTCTGTCATTTTATTTACCTCCTTGGTAATCTTAATTGTACTAATGCCTTTAGCACTATCAACTAAGAACTTTATCATGTTTGCTTTTTCGTCATCACTTTTTTCTACAAAACCAATATTTTCCATGTTCTTACCACTTAATGGGCTTTCTGCTGTTTCTGAGTCAGATACTAATACAATACCGTTTTCAGAATCGTAAAAAACATTTTCAATTACTGCATCTACTGATGCTCCAGAAATAACATTCTGTCCATTAACCTTTTCAACAGAGATAATGCTTGCAAATTGGTTTGCTGGGCTATCTACAAGAGATAGTTCATAAAGATCATAATCCTTGATAATACGAATTGCCTTGTCCATGTCTGCATTATATGCATCATCCCAAGACTTAATGTTGCCACCAATAGAAAAACCACTATATGTGCCATCTAAAACTTTCTCCCAGGCATCTTGTGCACCCTTTGATACGTATGCAGATACATAAACTCCGCTATAAAACTTCTTTGAATTAGGGTCAAAATACTTATCTTCTTTGAATGAGACAATCTTTCCTACCGCTGAAGGTTGGTGCATTTCTCTTAAATTGCCACGGAAATTTTTAAATGCCTGAAGACTTGCCTCAGTTGTAACAATATCATCTTGCTTATCAATATTGTCAAGAGTTGCAAAGCCAGAGACCATTCTGCGTTCTACATCTACCTTGCCAATAGGCATTGACAGACGGACGCTATCCTTGTCTGTTGTCCAGTGTGCTTTATTGATTAACATATCGTTATCCATTATACCAAATGTTTTAAGAGATTTCTCAATTATTGAGACGCTCTTCCCTCTCCTTGTGGATTGCGTCCATCAAGAGTTGCAGCGCCATCTGATTGACTATTTGTTCTTTCTGTATCTCTTTGACGATTACCAGCAAGGTTTGCTCTAGCATCTGTTGCCTGTCTTGGAGTCATTACAAATGGAACATCCCCGTCTTTTCTTTGTGGCAAATCAAGTGCTGTGCGAGCCTCATTTGGAGTCATAACCTGAGTCTTAACATATCTTTCAAGAATTTGAGACTGTGCAATCTCATCAGTAAGAGTTAGTTCATTAAACTTAAGTTCAAGAACATCTGTCTTTTCCTTAATGATCTTATTAACAACCTTTTCAAGATGATGTTGTGCAGGACGAGCAACCTGTTCTTTAAATGTTCTGTCTTGAGAAAGCGCTGCAGCAAGTCCAGATTCTGATCCACCTAATTTTGAGATAGGTACTTGATGGGCAATTAAAATATCATCACGATTTTGTTTACGATACTCTTTAAATGATCCATCTTGGATGCCGTTTTCAATTGGCTCCATCTTGAACTCAACCTTGTTTTGATCAGTATCTCCAGGAAGTGGAATGTAAAGAGTTCTGTGGGACTGAGACTTTAATCCAGTTTGAAGGAATCTAAACATCTTATCTTCAGCGTCACCAGATAGTTTTGCACCCTTTAGGGTAATAATGTATCTTGGCACAGCCTTGTTTTCAAAGTAGTCAATGTTGTATCTTGACGCTAGTTGATCTCCAATTAAAGATGGCATTGCAGAAACAATGTCTGGAATTCCATAGTAGGTATTTAGTGGAGAGTAAGACTTGATATGAATAATTTCATTTGCACGAGTGTCTGCTGTTACTGGATTTGGATTATTAGCCCCAAAATTTCTAAAGTAAACAACTGCCTGCCCAATAATTTGAAGGAATCCATCATTAAGTCTACGAACACGAACAGTGGTTGCTGGAATGTGACCAATATAGCCAATTTCTCCCTTTATTGTTCTACCGACTTCAATAAAACCATTACCAGTTGCCTCAACATCCGTATAAACCTTTTCCATAATTTTTGTAAAACTATCATCATCATTAAGGTTTTCTAGCCAGTCACGCAATTCAATTTTTGCTCTTTCAATTCTGTTTCTTGCTCTGTCAGTTGCTGACGCATCTTCTGACATCTCTAGTCTAAGTGCAGTTCTATCTGCAATATCAAAACGATATCCAAGGCCTACGATATTTTCTACCTTTGCATCAATGGCTGCATGGTTAGCAAAAGATGTATCATAAAAATTTGCAAGTTCATACATATTGTATGGTGGTGTGATTACGTCAAATAGACCGTATCCGTTTCTGTATACTGTTCCAGGATTAAGGGCTTTTGATCCAGCATCCACTCCAGATGGAACTGCATTTGCAGAATCTAGGTACGCTTCATTTGGCGTTATTGCTTTGCTTACTTGTCTTGCCACACGGCGACGAAAGTTTTGATCTAGACCAGAGTATTTTTGTAACTCTTCCCAATTTTTATTAAATGGGTCACTTAAATTAAATTTACTTTCTTCTTGTTCTTGAGTGTTTAGGCTTGCTCTTACATACTGGAAGTTATCATCATCATCAGTCACTTTCGTACGCATCCCTTCCGTGTGTGTTTAGTGTTTTTTGTGCATCGGCGATTGCGCCTAGGTCATTAACATTTGGGATTAAACCCTGTCTCATTCTATCTTTTTGTTCTGAATATTCTTCTTCTGATATTCTAGTTAGTCCAGGAACAAAATGGGCTGTGCCTTCTCCGTCGTCACCATTAAATACTGCAGCCCTTTTTAGTTCTGCAATCTTTGAGATGTCACCTTTTTGAGCGGGGATGTTTAATACAGAACCCGTTCCGTCAGTAAACCACTTTCCGTTTGACTTCTTATATACGTATAGACCCCAGTCATAATGCTTATCAATGACCTTACGTCGTACATTTTCAACAATTGGTTTGCCAGTTTTTGGGCTAAATAAAGAATCCATAACCACAAGTATACCAGATTACACTGGCGAGCCTACAGATATTGACCACGTAGTGTCATTGTATATTTTCATCTTATCTGCATCAAAAATCATACCTGACTCATCATCAATAATAATCTTATTAGTTCCAATATAGGTTTTATATACATCTTGAGCGTTAACTCCATACAAGGCTGATGCAGAAATAACTAAAACGCCTTCCCAAGTATAATTATTTAGCCAAAAAGACCAGTTTCTGTTTGTAATACCTTCCTGCTTAACTTTAAGCCAAGGTCTATTAATCTTAGATTGTACCTGTTGAAGGTTGTTGGCTTGATAGTATGCAACATTATTAAACAATGCTGGGCTATTTAGATTAATTGATCCTATAAATAGATCAAAGTTTACTGATTCTCCAAAATTAATGCCTAGCGCTGACCATTCTTTAATTGTCAAGACTGGTTCTCTTACAAGCGTTCCATTAAGGTAGTACGATATTCCCTGAAAATCTGAGTTATCTGATTTATTTTTAGCATAAACCCTGCCACGCTGACCAGTTTCATCATTGGCTACAACAAAGAAAACAATAGTATCTGCCTTGTGTATTATTTCAAATAAAGGAATTGATGTTGCTGTAAATGATTCTTGGTCATACCTTATCCAAGACTGCATTGCGCTTACTCTATAGTTTTCTGCAAGAGATTGATTAATTGGTATTGAAATTCCACGATCAAAGTTTGAATCAAAATCTCCACGAACTTGTATTCCAGATGTTCTATTCATGTATAGGTATGGAGTACTTCCCTTATAAATACTAAATGGGTTCTTTGACTTATAATCATAATATAGTCCAGAGCGCTTATACGGGAATAGGTCTGTTCCAAACCTTGTTCCTACTGGATTAAAGGAATTGTCATTTAATGCCTGGGATGCAAGTTCAAGTTTTCTTAGCAAAACTGGTTTTGTTAGTATTCCACGAATATTAAAATCAAGATGATAAACAATTGCTAAACTATTAAAGTCAACATCTTTTCTTGGATAAATTATTGTATTGTCAACAACCTCAAACTTTGTAGTTGACCAAGAAGAATATTCTGAAACATCAACAACAGCATTTTCTTTTGCAGTAACAGTTGTTGTAAAATTATCTTGTGATAAATTTGCACCGTCAGCAATATACTGAAAAGTAACATAACTTCTAACTGCTGCTCCTTCAGTATTATACTCATAATACTTTAAAGCCTTTTCTTTAAGGTCTTGATAGTTATTCCAACCAGTAAGCAAAGAGTTATCTAGTTGCTGGTATGTTCTTTGTGTTGGCAAAGAATATGAACTAGCCAACTCCTCATATGTCCAAGATCCAGTTGTCTCTGCCTCAAGCAGGCTTGATGGTGAGGGATAACCAATATTGAACTGTAAAAAGTCTAAGTCATAAAAAGAATTTCCTAGATCATTTTGAACAAACTTTGCAAAATAAGATAATGGCATGTAGTCTTCCCAATATCCAGAAACACCTATGTCTAAGAACAAACTTCCATACGCATATGTTGGCAAAAGAGTATAACTTGCTGTATGTGACAATAATGCTAATGCATTTTCAGATGACTCAACTCCACTTCCAGTGTAAGTATCAATAATTGCAATTCCACTTTCATCAAAACAATTAGATATTGAGTTTGAGTTTAGTTCTGTTGAAAATCCAATAGAAAAAATATATCCTTTAAAGGTTTTAGATCCAGAGTTATCTCCACCAACATAAAGGCTTAAGGAGTTTTGATTACCAAAGAATGTTGCAAGGTTTCCACCAAAAGTGTTTACAAGTGTTTGAATATTAATTCCAGCAGCAAAAAGTTCTTCAACCTCAAACTCATCTGTACGATATATTTCTTGAGATATTCCTGAGTAATATAAAGAGTACACGATTTCTAGTCCATCTACCTTAATAGAAAAGTAGTTTCCTGTACTTTGATTATATATCTTAAATAGTATTTCTTCTGTTTCGTTTGTTCCACTACCCTGATTATTTACCTGAAATACTCCATACAAAGATGCAACTTGTGAGTTTAAAATATTAAAGTTTCCAAAGTTAATATATGCTCCATCATTATTCCAAGTTGAGTCTGCATTTAATGATATAAAGTGAGCATCTGTCCCTAAATCTCCACTAGCAAGGTTTTGATATAGAATATCTGAGTCATCATATAGTTCTTGCAATGTTTTTGTTCCAGTAAATATTGTTGGCAAAGAATACTGAGGAGTTGTTAGGGCTGTTGCAGTTGTTGAAAGATTATCAAATGTTCCCTGTTGCCACTGTGCAAAATCTGGGTAGTTATAGTTTGCTGTGTAGTCTGCAAAAGAATAATCTATAAATGCAGAGGTTCCACTGTATGCAGAATCAATGCTTTCTGATGATCCTACTCCTTGACCATAAACATACCTTCTTTTTGCTACAACATTTGGAACCTGGTATGAATATATTGCTACACAATCAATCTCTATTGGGTTTACATTATTATAAGCATAAAAGCCAATCCAATCCTCTCCATTTATTGATGGCAAAGATATGCTTGATGTAATAAAGTCTAAGGATATTACTTGCTCTCCATTAATCAAGACTGTGGCATTGTCAGTAATTAACCTAATATGAATTAACATTGGTCTAAACCATTCCCCAACAAAATGAGAACTAAATTTTCCGCCAATTAAAAGAGTTAAGAATCCACCCTCTACATAAAGACCATCTTCACTTCCTATTGGTCCAAAAATTCTTTTAGGGTCATTAGAGTCTGAATTAATTCTTGCCCAAAACTCTACAGTGTAATCGCTATGCCTTCCATTTTCATGCAAGAAACCTTTTCCAGGAAATATAAAAGAAGGGTCTCCCCCTGTGTTTGGAGATAACTTTGTAACATTTGATGCACCAAAGACTAAAGGAACTCCAGTATTTTTTGCTACTAAAGAATTATCATTTACAAGATAGTATCCTGTGTCAGAAGATATTCCATACGCTGGTGCTGGAATAACTCTGCTAGTTGTTGTTAGTTCAATCTCTGCTGGAAAAGTTTCTGAGGATACACCTAGAGAAACTACATTAAACTCTTCAGACCATTGACCCAAAGATATTCCATTAAAGTAAAACTCATAGTCATTTATGTTGTCTCCACCAGTGTTTGTAACAATTTTTATTACTAATTTAAAGTTTGTGCTTTCATTGGGAATCTCAAATGTTTCAGATATAAAAGCCCACTGGTTTGATATTGAGGTATTAAATGTTTTTAAGTTTTGTACAACTTGTGAAGTTGTAGTATCTGTATATTCATATCCTATAGATACTGACTCTAGATAAACGCTTCCAGAATAAAAATGTGTTCCAATACAAAATGTTCCAAGTTCTAAATCTAGATCCTGAAAATTCATGATTTCTGGACTTTTTAATATAGCCTCGTTTGTAGCCCCAACTGGTATGCTACAACTAACCTTTGTAGTATAACTATTTGGAAATGGCTCACCAGTTAGTCCAGTACCTGAAGAAAGAGTACATCCTGTTTTATCCCAAAGTGTAAGAATATTTCTTTGAGCCTCTGAAATAAGACTAACATAATCAAGTTTATCGTCTAGTGCCCAAAGAGCCATTGGGTGTTCACTGAAAACTTTTTCTGCGTACAAATTTGATGGGCTAGACATTATTCTCCTATCCCCTTATTATAGCAGGATACGGCTTAATATAATTTAATCTCACATGCATCAGTTGAGCAGTATTTTTCAGACTCAGCGTCTAAATTATCTTTACCGTCATAAATTGCAGACCAATCAATTTTTCCAATTGTTCCAACATAAGCATTATATTGTTCTCTTGAAATCTCAGAATATGGTTGCTGTGGATAAGTTTTATTTCCCATCGGAAGAAAAGACACTGCCTTTAGTTGTCCTTCGTACATATTTAATGCTGGGGCCACAAACTGCTTTTCTGTTTCTTTGTCAAATGATAGAGTTACAGAAACACCATTATCAGACCAGTACTTCTGAGCAGTTGCTGCTAAACCAATTTTTTCAAATAGGCTTACTTGCTTTTCAGCACGCTTATGTCCTGATGCAACTGGAAAATAAACTACCGATGTATTTGCTGATACAAGATCTGCTTCAATTTTGTATCCCGCTGCTTTAAATAAATGAAGCATTGGATCTGTATTTCCAAAACGAATAGCACGAAGATAAAACTCTCCACCAGGACCCCAATGAACTCCAGGAGTTGCACCAGATAATAGTGATACAGATCCTGATGGCTTTACTGTTGTTACACGAACTGATTCACGAACACAAAGCCATTCTGAATACTTGTGGTCATAGTGACGAATCTTGTTATACCCTTCATCCATCCACTCACGCAGTGCTGGAAGTCCACTATTGTCAGCAAACGAAGCAATACCAGTAAGAGAAGTTCCAATACGACGGTTTCTCTGCATAATACCATTTGTCTGTTGCCAATGGGTTGGCATAAGGGTTACGGTCTTTCCATAAAGGTATGCAAACTTCAATGTCTTGAGGAAGTCCTCCTTAGATTCATGACGATTTAAGTGCACTTCTACAAGTGTACATAGTTCATATGATTCTAATGGTTGCTCCGCACAAGGATTAAATCCCATGATTCTTGAATCTTTATAATCTGGTGCATCTTTTAATCTACCGTAATCTCTAGCAACATCTAGCCAGATAAAACCTGGTTCTCCATTATCTGCAATTAAATCTACATAGTCTTCATATTTTGTTCCAACAGTTGCTGAAATAGAATTGTTTGACATCCAAGCCCACCCTGGTTTTTCTGGGTCATAAGAGTTACGGTCTGGAAATACTTCTGGATTCTTAAGATTAATAAAACCATCGTCCTCTGGTGTTCCAAGTGCAAGAGTAGCAGAACGACGAACATTTCCAGAAACAACACATGTTCCAATAAGGTTAACAATATCTACAATTGCACGACTATCTAACACTTCTCCAGCCCTAGAGCCAATTACATTACGAATACGTGTATGGAGGTCAATAAGTGGTGCTGGACCGCTTGCAACGCCTCCAAAGCCCTTAATAGGGGCACCTAGAGGACGGATAAGGTCATAATTAAATTCTTGAATAGGCTGATTCTGTCTTAAGAAAGAGTTAATCAAAATACGAACTGATTCTACCCAACCTTCACGAGTATCTGGAATTTCGTAAATAGATGCTGGTTCAGTAGGAGAATAAATAGACATTTGCTTGTCTTGTCCAAGGGTATCAAACCCAACTCCAATACCCAACATTAATGCATCCATTACCCAAGCAAATAAAGCCCCTGGGTCATTACGATCAATGTCTCTTGTTGAAACCATTGCACAGTTTTGTAGTGATGCTGAGTTACGCTTTTCCATAGTCATTGGAGTTCCAAATGCCCATAGGCCACGGCCTGGTGGTGTCCACTTTAGTTCAAACATTCTTTGAAATGCTTCTTGTGCAGACTTCTGTGCTTTATTATCATTCCATGGTAGACGATTATCTTTAGCATGATTCTTCTGTACTGAATACATACCCTCAATTACACGGCGACATACTTCATGCCATCGTTCTTTTGTACCGTCTTCCTTAACACGAGAATATGTACGAATAAATGTAATCTCTCCTAATGAGTTAGACCCAGCATCTGAGAATCCAAATGGTGCTGGAGTATTATTATATTTATTTACAAATTCTTCTGATAGACGAAACGAAAAAACTTCTGACATTTATTTACCTTTCTAAGCAAATTTAGATGAGTACTTTGAGTTTTCCAAAGTGGTCTTAATTATATCATAAATTTACAAAGAAAAAAACTCCGTTTTATTCGGAGTTTTTAACTTATCAACCTTAAGTTTAGGTTGAGTACTTTTAATTAGTTAAAGTGTTATGCACCAATTAACATTAATTCACTAAATGATGCTCCACCAGATGCCCACTTAACACCACTTCCAGTTGACTGTAGATATAGTCCGTTAGTTCCAGCAGAACCCCCAGCAGTCAATGTTCCAGTAAGTGTTGCTCCAGATAGTGTTAGACCAGTAATTGTTGTTACTGTTTCACCTGATGCGATAGATGTTGATCCAAGTGTTGGTGCTGAGTATCCTGTTACAGTACCCCAAGAAAGTGTTCCTGAACCATCAGTTGTAAGATACTTACCAGAATTTGATGTCTGTGATGGAAGAAGTGCTGTTGCTGCAGTCATTGCTGTAGTTGCACCTGTACCACCATTTGCAATTGCAATTGCTGTACCAGTCCATGTACCAGAAGTGATTGTTCCTACGGATGTAAGAGAAGATGCTGTAACTCCAGAACCAAGTGTTGTACCTGAAAGAACTGAGGTTCCTGCAATTTTATAGACCTTACCAGTTAATAGATTGAAGTCTTCTGATGAAGTCCAAGCATCTGTAGCATCTACCCAGTTAAGTGTCTTATCTGTTGTACCCTTTAATGTGATACCGCCACCATCAGCAGTTGTATCTGTAGGTGTATCAACATCAGCAAGAACAATGTTCTTATCTTCAACAACTAGGTTGGTTGAGTTAATGTTTGTTGTAGTTCCATTTACGGTTAGGTTTCCAGATATTGTTAGGTTAACGGCTGTTGCATCTCCAGTTAGTGCAGGTGCTGCAAGTGGTGCAAAACCTGAAATGCTTGCACCTGCTGGAATTGTTACTGTACCTGTAAATGTTGGAGAAGCAAGTGGAGCCTTAGTATCCATCTGTGTTTGAATAGCAGAAGTAACACCATTTAGGTAGCCAATTTCTGTATCAGATACATCTGTAACTCTAAGTTGAACTGTTCCAGTTTCATCTGGGAATGTTATAGTACGGTCAGCAGTTGGATCTCCAGAAGATAGTGTAAGTTCAAAGTCATTTGCTGTAGATCCTTCCATTGTAATAGTTGAAGTAAATACTCCAATATTTGTAATGTCTGAAAGGTTTCCAGTTGTAATAACTGTTCCTGTTACGTTTGGAAGTGTAATTGTACGATCAGCCGTTGGATCTGTTACTGCAAGGACTGTCTCATAATCATTTGCTGTAGAACCTTCAAATGTAATGCTTGAACCAAATGCTGGGTTAACTGTTGAGTTAATGTCGGCAAAGTAGTCTAGGTCTAGCCAGTAGGAAACTCCATCTCCAACTTTAAATTTATTCGTGTCTGATTCCCAGCCGATTTCTCCAGCATTTAGGATTGGACCATTACCGCTATTAGAGGAAACCCACTGTGATGCGGTACCTCTACGCTGTTGCATTCTTGTTGCCATTATTTACTCCTCCAGTGGTGTATGATCATATTATATCAGTTTTTAATTAAATACTTCTGTTGCAATTCCGCCATCATATGTGACAGACCAACTGTTAGTATTATAAAAACCAGCATCTTCTGTAGCGCCAGCCTCATTATAAAAACCTGCATCTTTAAAAGTTGAAACAATCAAACCAGTTCCATCAATTGCTGTATCGTGGATGTGTTGTGCTATTTCAATTGTGTCATTTAGCAGTGCAACAGTGTTCCACTGACCATTATAGTAAAAGGCAAGTCTATTCTCTATTGTGTCAATAAATAATTGACCATTTACGGCACCTGCTGGTGCTGCTGATGCAGTTTCAACAAGAAGGTCAAGGCTATCTACATAAAGTTTTGTTGCTGCGTGTGTATTTTCAGTTGGGGTGCCAACTGTGACTGCTTGACCAAAAGTACCGCCTTCGGCTACCGATAGCCCATGCTTTACTTTAAAGTCTCTATTAGTTGTTGCCACAGTTGACTCCCGTCCCTAATTATGCTTCGATATAAGTTCTATGGATCTTAACAGCAGTATCTGCTGCTGCAGCAGTTACCTGTAGAAGAACATTTCCTGCTGAATAAACAGCATTTGTTGTTCCAAGTTCTGTGTTGCTTTGTACGTTGGCATACTCTGTTAGGTAAACATTTTCTCCAGTAACTGCAACAAGAACTTCAATTACTTCAATATCAGCGCCCTTTTTCATTTGAACAATGTACTTAGCAGCAGAATATGTTGTTGCTGACCAGGTATCAATTGTAGTTGCTGATGTTCCAGCAGTTGCTGTTGCAGATCCTACAGATGTGTTATCAAGTGTAATTGCTGTTGCAGTTAGTGCACCAGAAAGAACAAGAGTTGTACCTGTTGCTGCTCCGATTGCTGGAGTAACAAGAGTTGGTGTGTTAGCAAATACTAGAGCACCAGTTCCTGTTTCATCTGAGATGACTCCTGCAAGTTCTGAAGAAGATGTTGCAGCCAGTGCTGAAATCTTGCTTGCTGTAGTAATACCATTTGTTACTGTTGCAGCATTTCCAGTGTACTGTGTTGCTGATAGAACTTCAGTTCCATTAATCTTTAGTACCTTGCCTGTTGCCAAGTCTAGGTGCTCAGAAGATGTCCATGAATCAGTTGCATCAATCCATGAGAATGTCTTGTCTGTAGCACCCTTAAGAGTAATACCACCACCGTCAGCGCCTGCATCTGTTGGAGATGCTACTGAACCAAGTGTAAGGTTCTTGTCGTCAACTGTGATTTCTGTTGAGTTAATTGTAGTTGTTGTACCGTTAACTGTTAGGTCCCCTGAAAGAACCAAAGATGTTCCAGTTGCTGCACCAATGTTTGGTGTTACAAGTGTTGGTGTATTAGCAAAAACAAGTGCTCCAGTACCAGTCTCATCAGAGATAACTGAAATAAGTTCTGCAGAAGAAGTTGCTGCAAATACATCCAACTTGTTGTTTGTAAGAGCAACAGTACCTGTAGCATCTGGCAAAGTGATTGTGCGATCTGCTGTAGGGTTTGTTACTGTAAGTGTAGTTTCATTGTTATCTGCTGAAGATCCTTCAAAAACAACGCTTGAATCTGAAAGTGCAAGTCCTGAAACTACTGGGCTTGTAAGTGTCTTATTTGTAAGAGTCTGTGTATTTGTTGTTCCAACTACTGCACCAGTTGCACCGTGTGCTTCTGTAAGGTTGCCGTGAGTTGTAAGGTCTGAAGATGAAGCCTTGTTATCTAATTGAGTCTGGATTGCTGAAGTTACACCGTCAACATAGTTAAGTTCTGCAGCAGATGCCGTAATTGATGTACCAGCAATTTGTAATGTTGTAGCATTTACTTCTCCTGCTGAACCATAAACTACTGCTTTGCTATTTACAACAGTTCCTGCTATTGAACCATCTATTAAGTTAAGTTCTGTAGCAGTTGCAGTAAGTGCAACATCTTCATTAATCTTTGGTGATGTTAAAGTTTTGTTAGTTAGTGTTTGTGTGTTAGTTGTACCAACTACAGCGCCTGTTGCGCCATGTGCTTCAGTAAGGTTTGCGTGTGTTGTAACATCTGAAGTAAGTGCTACTGTGCCAGTTGCATCTGGAAATGTTATTGTGCGGTCTGCTGTTGGGTCTGTTACTGCAATTGTTGTTTCAAAGTCATTTGCTGTAGCACCTTCAAAAACAATGCTTGATTCAAATGAACCAACTGCTTGTGGGGCTGCCCACTTAACACCTGTTGCTTCGTTTGAGTCTGCTGTTAAAATATAATTATTGCTACCAACGCCAAGGCGTGATATTGCATTATCTGCAGTACCAACTAGTAAATCACCTTTTGCATCTGCAATTTTCTTTGTAAGAATATCGTGACCTTCAACGGTTGCGGTTGCGCCCTCAACTACTAATCCAGCCTTTACTCTAAAGTCTTTTGTTACTGTTGCCATTTATTATCTCCTTGGTTAAGCCTTCAAACCAGTACGCATGTAGCGTAAGGTAATCGGGGTCTGACCCACCACTGGAACTACAGTTAGATTAACTGTGCCGCCTGCCCTAGAGACGCTAACGGTGCCAATATTCCCATCATTGTCTACTGTTCCATATTCACTGACGTTATCATTTGTACCGTCAGGGACTATGGTTAACTCTGTTGTATAGTACTTATTTCCAGTACTCTTTTTTAGTGAGATCACATACTTAACTGATCTCCACTCTGAAGCAGTAAAATTATCAAAGATTGTGCTATTTTCAATGCCAGTAATTGTTACTTCATTATTACCGTCTGAACCAAGATCTGTTGATCTTGCAGATGCGCTGTCAATTAAATCCTCATAGTTTGCTTGAGTTGGTCTATCGCCTGTCTGAAACAGGGCCTTTACGCTTGAAATTGATATTTTAGCCATGCTTGAATTATATCATATATTTTAAAGTATATAGTTAGAAAAACCAATTACCTGTAAAGGAATTGCTGGGACATTTCCAATAGCACTTGGTATTTGTATTGCTGTGAATCTTATTCTAAATGGTAGTACTGAATTTATTCTTATACCACGGTTTAAATCAACAATCTCTGCCTTTGGAAAAGAAACTCTTTCAATGACTTTTGTAGTAATGGGATTGTTATTATTTATAGTAACAGTTGCCACTAGTTTGTAACATCCTCAAGCAGGGTGATCTTACCTTGAGCAACTGTCCATACAAGGGTATTCTGGGGAAGACGCAGTTCAATGTCAAATATGTCATTTGTTCTTAACTGTGCAGTTTGTGCTGCAGTTAGGTTAACTTTAAACTCTCCGTCTTCATCGGCTAGGTCTTGTGTTGGATTGATTGTAAAAAGTATTGTTGCAGAATCTGTAATTATTTGAGGATCAACTGGAGTAGTTGGTCTTTTAAATTCTGCCTCTATTGTCCAATCAGAAATGGTTAAAGGCTGTCTTGCATCATCTGTTAGATAAACCAAAAAGGATGCTGTATCTCCTTTTACAATAGTCCAATTAACAAATGGTGGGGCCTCTCCAATGTCATATGTAGATGCGCCTTGACCTCTATAAATTGCCATTATGCTAAACCTGCTTTCATTGATCCCCATGTTCCATTGCCTTTTGGCTGTCCAACAATAATAATTCCAGTTGAAGCATTTGATTTAGCAACTACTGCTACAGCACCAGATCCCCCTGCTGGAATTGTGTCTGTAAGTCCTCCACCATTTGCAACATATAGTATTTCTCCAGCGGTATATGAAGAAGTGTTGATTCCTTCAAATACTCCAGAAACAATAATAACTCCATCTGTTGCAGTTGAAATTGCTGACTGGGTTATTCCAGCAACTGGGAATGTTGTTAAATCGTCTGAATCACATTTTGCAATTGTTGGTTTTGTTGAATACCCAGATATATACACTGGAGTACCTTTAGCAATTGTGGCACCAGTTACATTTCTAACTTCTAAAGAAACAAACGGAATACCAACATTAGAAAGTATATCTTCTAGTCGTTCTGCAAGTGATTGAATGTCCTCGTGAACATTTACGGGGTCACTTAAAACGGGATAAGGAAGATCATAATTAGTAGTTGCACCAGTAGCCATAGTACTTATTATTATACCACTTTCCCGCATGAAAATTAAAAAGTTACCAAAATGTTACCAAAAGTTTGACTTTGAAGCCAAATTCATGTTATAATTAATACATGCTACTAACAAGTAGCATTTTTAGTCTCTAGGAGGTTTTTATTATGAGAAGAGATAAAAAGGCTTGGATTGGAATCCTAGCATTGGTTGGGGTTGTAGCACCATTTAGCAACTTTGCTAGTGCATCAAATACGGAAAATAATTTACTAATTAAACAGGCTGAAAACCCTGCTGCCACCCACAAGGTGGCTTTTGTTGTTTCTAAAGCAAAAATGTTAGAACGTTATGAAAATAAAACACATCTTACAGATGTTGAACTAAAAGACCTTCTTTACCTTGTTGGGTTTAGAGGTAATGATTTAGTAGTGGCTTGGGCTATTGCTAAGAAAGAATCTAATGGTCGTCCTTTAGCATTTAACGGAAACCATAAAACAGGGGACTCATCTTACGGGATGTTTCAGATTAATATGATTGACAACTTGGGTCCAGATAGACGAAATAAGTTTGATCTTGATTCTAACGCTGAATTATTCAATCCCGTCAAAAATGCTGAGATTGCATACTACATGTCTAGGGGTGGAGAAGATTGGTCTTCTTGGAAAGGCATAACTCCTAGAACTAAAATGTGGATGAATAAATTTCCTAGGTAATGATTGATTGGTGGGGTTATAAATGTTAAAAAATAATAAAATATCTTTTTTATTAGACACATCTAGAGGTTTTAACAGCAATACTGTTTTACCTCCAGAGCCGTGTGTTAGTTTGCTTCCTGAATGGTTTAAGTCTATGGAGCCAGTTCCTCCTGGATTTAAAAAGGTAAAACTATTAGATGATGGAAATACATCTTTTACTATTAAGAAATGTTTTCCATTTAGAGACTCACTTAGCCTTGGATACTTTATACTGTTAAATTGTGATGTTGAAATATCAGAACGTAGCCCTGAAGAATCTGTAATGTTGTTAGACAGAAAGATTGGTCCAAAAATTATTTGGAGAAATGGGGTTCCAGGTCCTATTGATCTACACGATGAAAGACAAGTATATAATGTTGAAGTAGGGTCTGAGTTCTATAAAATACCGTATAAGTTTATTAATAATTTTTCTATTAAAACACCAAAAGGTTATAGTTGCCTTATAACTCACCCACTAAACAGAACAGATCTTCCATTTCACACTCTTTCTGCTGTGGTAGAGACAGACATATATAACGGCGTTATTAATTTCCCCTTTTTATTAAAAAATAATTTTACAGGAATTTTAAAACGTGGAACCCCTATTGCACAAATAATTCCTTTTAAAAGAGATTCTTGGACAAAGAATGTAAAAGATTCATCAGAGTCAACAGATGAAGATATGTTACTTAGACTAGAAATATCAAGATATTCTAAAAAAATATGGAAAAGAAAAGACTTTAAATAATTTTAATTATACATGTTTTTGTTTAGTGCAAACTTTTTTACATGATAAAGATTTGTTTTTGATGTTGCAAAAACTTTATATCCTTTTTCTTTAACTCTTCTAAAAAATGTAATATCTTCTCCTTGCCAGACTTGATTTTCTTCATTTTGAAAAAACCAAGGAAAACTTCTTTCATCATTCATATCAAGTAAAACATCTCTATGGACCAAAACAAATCCAAGAGATCCACCATCTATTTCAAAGATAGATTCTTTTTCAAAATTCCAAATTGTTTCAATATTATGCTTATCTACAAATTTTACTATTCCTGGCTCTAAAACTGGTGAATCCCAGGCTGCTCTTTGAAGAAATAATAATCCAGATACTACCTTTGCCTTTTCCTGGTTTGCAACCTCTAATAACTCATGTATATCTTTTGAAGAAAACCCAACATCTGAGTCAATCATTAATAGCCATTCTGTGCTTGTGTTTTTTAAAAATGTATCTATTAATACGTTTCTTACAACTGTTAAAACATTTCCATCTACAGTAACAATATCTGTAATAATTTCTGGATTTTGTAAAATTGCTGTAGACAAACTTTTGCAAAAAATATTTTCAACATTGCCTGGAGAAACCCACCCAATACATATGGTATTTGGATTATAACTACTTATATAGTTCTCTAATGGCATTATTTATAATCTTTTCTTGACCAATTATGTTTTTTATAAAAACCAAAAAACTTTGATCTTGGGTCCATTCTTTTTAACTTTGGATCTAAAAACTCATCAGAAACTTCATGACTCCATGTTTCTCTTTTTATTGGGATAACTTGCATTACTGGAGTTCCCTTTGGTATAAGCCCATTAAAGTTTTTATCTAAACAAAATCCGTATCCACCTGCATCATTAAATGTGTCTGAGTCTATTATTCCACTTGATGTAAAAAACGGAAGATCAAGTCTATTAAGTGGGTGGGTATACAAAAGACTATATCCTTTTGGTGTTTTTGTTCCAATACTTAATTGCCAAACAAAATCAAATTTTGTATAATTTTCTGGAACAGGGATGGATGAAACTATGCCTCTATTTCTAGTTTCAACAATATTATAAGTTCCTGCAGTCTTTATCATTTTGTTTCCATCTGCATCTGTTTTAACAAAAACATCTGAGTGTGTTTTTATCATATATCCAGCAGAGAGTGAATCAAAAAATGGCAAACAAAACTTTAATCCAATATTTGAAATTCCATCATCATCTACATCAAACTTGTTTCCATACCTATATCTTGGCGTTTCTTTATACCATTCAGGTATATTTTTATATGATGGATTTGGTTTTTCTCCATATTGTGATACGTACTCATCAAATGGTAAAAAAATAAGTTTTTTATCTTTTTTAAAAATAATACTACCCCCAAAATAATTTTATTTATACTATTTTTAATGATGGACTAATGACCCATTCACCAGCATGATAGTCATACTTGTTTTCTGGTTCATTTTCTGGATATGGAACTGCTGGTATCCAAGAATTTGTTTGACTTTCGTAAACATAGTTTGATGTACCTGGCTCTGGGTTTGGTGGAGTAAACTTTCCATCAGAGTATTCATAACCAACTCCAGCAACTCCTTCAATTTCAGAAATGTTTACGAATGTTAGATTTTCACCAAGAGATAACAATAAATTTTCAACTTCTTCAGCAGTTAAAGATGCATCAATGACAATTATATTTAATACAATGTTTTCACTACCTATAACTGCGTACAAATTTTCTGAAAATGAACTTGACATTATTTTTCTCCTTTAAACATAATATGTAATTCTAACTAGTCCACCAGTACCAGCACCGCCTGGACTACCGCCACCGCCACCATTTCCATTGCCACTTGCTGCATAACCTGGTGCAGAAGTCTGTCCTGCAATATAGTTAAGTCCTCCAGCACCTGAATTACTTCCGCCTGTTCCTACTTGAACCCAAGTTTCTGAACCGCTAGTTGCTGTTCCACGTCCACCACCACCTGAAGTTCTCCATCCGATACCCATTGTATCCATTGGAATGGTTGTGCCTTGCCGCCATCCAAGGAAGCCAAGTGTGGCACCAGCGATTGGACCAACATCATTGCCAACCATGTGAATTCCGCTATTACTATAAGAGCCTCCTGCTGAAGTGTAATTTGTTGCAAAAGAAGTTGTTCCTCCATCTGAAGAACTACCTTGTGTTGCTCCTGCTCCAATTACAATACTATAACCAACTCCTGGTGTTACGGCTATATTTTCATAATATCTTGGTCTTGCTCCTCCGCCACCTGCAGCGCTGGAGCCTGCTGCACCGCCACCAACAACAGTAACATTTGCTGATGTTACTCCAGCAGGACATGTCCAAGTTGCACCTGATGTATAGTCTTGTGTTGTAAATGTTCCAAGACCGAACTTGTGAAGGGCTACTGCCTGATTAAAAGATCCTGTACCAACTTCGTTAACTGCAGCAACACGCCAATAGTATGTTGTTCCATTTGTTAAACCTGTTGCAGACGTTGTTGTTACATTAGAGTTTGTAAGTATATTTGTCCAAGAAGAACCATTTGTACTACGGTCTAGTGTATACCCAGTAATTGAACCGCTACCAACGTTTGCAGGTGCTGCCCACGTAATAGTTGCAGCAGTTGTTGAAGTTGTAGCAACTGTAATTGTTGCTATTAGTCCAGGAACAGTCTTTGGTGGAAATGATGCTCCTGCTGCTGTTGCTTGAATTGATCCATTACTGCGTATTGCCATGATTAGGAAATCTCGCTTCCAAATGCTTGGAATGATAGTGCGTTACCAGTTCCAGATGTGACTCTGATAAGATCTGCTGCACCCATTGTAATACCAACAGTAAATGTAACTGTTGACAAGGCTGGAATTGAAACAGTCTTTAAAAATGTATTTGCATTTGAAGAAGCAGCACCGTTGATGCAAACATTAACTGATGCATTTGCTGCAGTACCAGTTAAATTTGCTACTGCAACTGTTGAAACTACTGCTTGCGTTAAAGAAGGCACAGTATAAAGTGTTGCCTCTGATGTATTTGCTGGTGCTGACTGTCCTAGCACCTTATATGTTGTTGGCATTTATTTTTTCTCCTCTATTTCTGTGCACTTGCACCGAATCTATGCTAATTATAACATACATTTTATCCACCCATCATCATTAATGTGACTGGAATTCCAGCCTCTGCTGCTGCAGATGCCAAGTCGTATGCAGACTTAACTGATGCTGGCGTTGCAGCGGTTGATGTTGATGTTGAAGAAGTTGAGTCTGTTAGTTGAACTACTCCTGCTCCACTTGTACTTGCTGTTGGAAGTGCTGCCCATTTTAATCCAAGTGTCTGAGTTGAATCTGCTGTTAAAACATAATTATTGCTTCCAATAGATAAATTATCTACTGAATCGTTTGCAGAACCTACAAGCAAATCTCCTTTTGCATCAATTATGGATTTTGAAACAGAGCCTGTTGGATCAAGGTTGGTAATTTGCCCTTGAAGATCATTTAGTGTATATGCAATAGATGGATTTACTAAACTTGCAGTATTAGCATTTGCAGTATTATAATCTGTTGAGCCATAATGATATAACTTAAATGCAGCCTGAATATCAGCATTGTCTGCATACCCTGGAATTTTTGTGGAGTATAGTGCTCCTATTGATTCTGCTGCCATGTCATTTCACCTCGTTCATTATATCATAACCGATACAAAAATGTGAACTGAAACCTCTGCATCAAAGGCACCCCAAGTTCCATCATATTCGGAAGCCTCAAGATTTATAACTAAATCTGTTCCAGATATCTGAACAGATGAAAGAGAAGATGCTAGTGGTTTTGTATTTTGGATTGAATATTGAACATTAAAGTTTTCGGCGGTAAGTCCAGCAGAAGTAGATATATCTGTTATTGGAATAACTACAGATCCATTTCCAGCATATGCGCTTGTTCCTGAAGCAAAAGTTACTGTGTGTAATTTAGAATAAATTGTTGGGTTCACACGTAAAACCTCAACCCATGAAGAACCACCAGGTGTTGAAATATATTGGTATAAATATCCATAGTTTGGACCAGGTGCTGTATCAATATACATATCATTTAGTATTTGACCTAATCCAGAAAGTGAGTTTGGATTTCCAATACCAACAAAAAATTTACTACCACGAGTTCCAGTTGGACCAATATCAACAAGTAGTTCAACTGTTGATGGGCCAGCCAAAACGGTTAGATCATCATTTGATAAAACAACATCTGGCATTAAACTACCGCTCCAGTGATATCATTTGTTACTGTAATCGATCCCGTAAGTAATGTAAAAATAACTCCAGCACCGTTATTAATTTGAACATCATACACATAGGTTGTTCCTCCAACAAGGCCTCTACCAGTTGCTCCAGTTATCGTGCATGTGATAATGTCATTTGCTGTATCTACCGTGGCTGTTCCTGAAATCTGAGTTCCTGTACTTCCACGGACATTTGCTATGGTGAAGGCTGCATTTCCTGCATAAGCGTCTAGTGCAAAAGTAGTTCCATTTGAATTTTTTGGACGGATTACAAATTGATACGTGTCCCCACGATAATAACTAAAATTATAAGTACCTGGAAATGCCATTATTCCTCCTGCTTTATTATACCATTAACAAACTGAAATATAGATGCCTTTTAACAGTAAGTTGCTTTCTGAGTCTGTTCTTGCTTGCGGTCTTGCCCCATAGGACTTAATTCTTTGGTCATCAATATATAATGTTTGAAAAAATGACATATCGTAAGAATACTGGTATTTAAGGTTTGCTACATAAGATGTTGGAGACTTAAAATATTTCTCATTAAATGTTCTAAGCCATAACTCTGTATAGTTTGACTCAGTAGTTATTGTAAAATCATATCTTATATCAACCTTAGCACCTAGCCTTAATGCCTTAAAATTAAAAATGTTCATATCGGATAACCAAAGTTGGTTTGTATTTTTTATAATATACTCTTGATTAGATGACTCAAGATCTGCATAAAAATTAAGAGATACCCATCCATCATCTCCTCTTTGGGGTCCTAAAAGAGTTGGCTTATCTATTTTGTTTTGGTAATATGCCCAACCTGGATACTGTCCAGATGGCGAGTCATAGCCTTCTCCTCCCTTACCAGGCTCTCCACGCTCTCCCTGGGGACCAGTCTTACCTTGATCACCTTTTGGTCCCTGTGGTCCCTGATCACCCTTGTCACCCTTATCTCCTTTAGGTCCTTGAAGGCCAGTTTCACCCTGAAGACCAGGTACGGCAATATACTGCTTATCTAGTTCTTGTGGAGTAGTAGACTTTACAGCGTCTAAATAGTTTTTTTTCTTTAATGGTTGAGGTGGTTCCATGTTAGTTGCCATGGATCTATTTTACTTTACTTTATAGATATTTGTTCCAACTTTAACTGCAGATGGAAGATTTGCTTTATTTGAAGTTACTTTAACTATCATAGCGTTCCACTAACATCTCCAAGAACGCATATTGTTCCAACAACAGGAGTCCATACAGTTTCAAGGTCTCCTCCTCCTCCAGATACTCCATCTCCAGGAATTGTGGCGGTAAGGTCAAATCTTAACTCTGCAACAATAGGCTTATATTTTGTACCGCCCCAGTTTTGAGTAATATTTTTGTCGGCAAGAATATATACAACACCATCCTCATATGTCTCAACAACTAGTTCATCTAAAACGTCAGATGAAGGATCATAGGCTGTTGCTGAAAAAACCCAAGCGCCTGTGTCATATGGGGTAACTTCGTCGTCTTCAAAAAATTCTACTTTAAGGTTTGCATTATCTCCACGGACCACAGTCCATTGTATATTGGCTGGTGAGGCACCTAGTTTTTCAATTGAAGGAGAGCACATAATACTAGATTATACCATAAATTGCTAAACTAGATTTTTTTTGATTTCTAAAAGTACCCTTTTCTTCATTCCACGATTAAACCTTAAGTATAACTGGTTCATCTTTTGCCAGGGTATTACATTTTTATGACCAGTACACGCCATAAGTTGCTGTGTAATGGCTTCATTCATTTTAAACTCTTTAAATACTATCTTTTTATCTGTGTGAAAATGAAAATACCCTATAGGCTCATTTTCAACAAAAGACATAGATTTTTCTCCATCCCACATATGATATATAAAAATAAAAGGTCTAAACCACGAGGAAATGTCCCATTTTACTGAAGATAAAAATCCAGTATTTGATTGAGAGCATTTATGCATGTAAGGGGGTGTTAGGCTAACCTCTAGTGGCTCTTCTGAAAATAGTGCATAAGATACTCCAAAATCAAAGGAAAGTGAATTATTAAAAGACTGACTTCTTTCTTTAAACCAGTTATGACCAAAACTGTTCCTATCAACATACCCTTCGTCAGATAAAGAAACATCTACAGAAACTGGGGAATTTATAATGTATGTGTTATTAACTAGTTCATGAAGAGCGGTACATACATGATATCCAGAACCAAACTTATCTCCAAGATAAGGAACAATTTCTTTTTTTCTTTTTTTTAAAAAATCTGACATAAAGGGTTTTGGCTTCATATCTAACAAAGACATGGCTTCTTGATCTATAACAGACTCAGACGGACACCAATAAACTATAATTTCATTTTTTTCTAATTTCATCAATACAGTATATCAGTTAATGCTGAACACCCTAAGCGCAGTGGGGTGGGGGTAGAACTTAGGGTGCCAGCACTCACATTATAACATTAATTTATACCAGTATACATAAAAGTATAACAAAACGTTATTTATGTGGTAACAAAAAGTTATATACTAAATTGTTATAAAAAGTTATAATAAGCCAGGGTATTAAAGGTTAAAACAAAAAACTTTTGGTGTATACTTAAATATATATAAGAAAAGAATATACTGTAGTTAAGTTTTTAAAGATATCTTATATATTATATATAGTAGTTATTTAGAATTCTTAGATACATACTCAACAAATAAATCATACATATGATCTAGTTTATCACTAGTTGCTTTTCTTTTATCTCTAGCATTTTCTTGCTCAACTTTAATTTGTTTAATTTCATCACGCATTGACGTACCGCCGTTTGTTTTAGTTTCTTTTCTGATATCTTCTACGGCTTCTGCTATAGGTTTAATTTGAACTTTTATATACCAGCGAATTGAACTAACTATAATTACTCCAATTGAGAGCAATGCAAGAATAAATTGAGCCCAATCGGTAGTGGTCATAATGAGATTATTATATCATTATTTAAAACTAATTTAACAAAAATCCTAGTGTTTTTTCATAAAACAGTATATCATTTTTATCGCAATATCCCCTAAAGTTATCACGCATCATGTTGTAGTATTGTTCTTTTGTTAGTCCGTTTAATTGTAAAAAATCTATAGACCTTTGCCTATCCAGATTGTTTGTACTATAGTAATGATAAAATGGAGTTTTCTTGCCTGGATAGATTAAGTCAAATCCATTTTTTATTAATTCTATACTTTGTACTATTTCCTCTTCCCAAAATAAAACCCAGTCTGGAATACATATATTTTTTGCAAACTCTGAGTCTCCAAACATGAACATTGCAACTATTTTATCTAAGCCTATAAAGCCATTTTTATCAAGATCTTCTTCTTGTTCAGCATTTAAAACATCACACTCCCAATATGGAATTGTGTCATTATTTATTATAAACCTATTCTTTATCCATTTTGTATATCCAAGATAATCAAAAAAGGAGTCTTCGTTATACCAGCCAAGATACCCACTTAAAACTATTTTCTTATTGTTGTTTTTATATTTTATATCTTCAAACCTATTAATTAAGTATTGGTCCCATCCAGTCGGGAAATATGTATGAGCGTCTATTTGTAAAAAATAGTCTTCGTTATCATACATTGATGCAGCAGATAGCCTTCCTAGGCCTATGCCAAGATTGTTAAGTGCATCGTAATATGTCGTTTTGATTCTTTCGTCGGTAAAATCTTTAATTATTTCATTTGCAAAGTTTTTGTCTCCGCAAAAAGATATGCCAATTGACAGTTTTGTTTCACTAGAAGTATTATTTAATAATGTATTTAAAGTCGTTCGCAACTGGCTGTCAATCCCTAAACAAGATATTGAAACATATATAGATTTCTTCATATATCAAGTGTACCAAAAAAAACGGTATTTAGGTTGAGCCGAAAATAGAGTAGACAAACCAACACTAGACAACACATGAGTGTTACCCCTATACTCAATAATGTCTAATACTGGATTTAAGTTCTCTTATAGGCTATAATAGAATATATGAGTGATGACGTAAGACCTTGGGATCTATTTAATGGATCTCCTAGAAGCCCTGAAGAAGTTGCAGCACATAGATTAGAAATTTGTAAAGGCTGTGATTTCTTTAGACCAAAGACCCAAACATGCAAGAAGTGTGGTTGCTTTATGGCTGCTAAGTCAATGCTTGCTAATGCAAAATGTCCTGTGGGAAAATGGTAGTATATGAAAAACAATAGCATAAAAATAGTATCTACGTTCCCTGGACTAGAGTCTATTGAAGAGTGTAAACCAAGACCTGCTAAATCATTTATTCCTTCTTGGTGGAAATCTTTACCTGTTCCAGAAAAATTTAATAATTTTCCAAATATTAGAACCTGTCCTTCTTTTCCAGATTATTTTTCTCAAGGTTTTATTATTCCAATGTGGTCAGATTCTCTTCTTCATTATCAGTCAGAAACAGATGAGTTATTTTGGAAAACTGGTTTAAATAATGACCTTAATTGGTCTATGCACCCGAAACAACAACTTTTAGATCACATGGTTCCAGAACCACTTGGATCTGAGTGTGTTGCAATAATAAAAGCACAATGTCCTTGGAAAATTATTACTCCAAAGGGATATTCTGTTTTACAACTACCTATATTTTTTGATTTTAATAAAGACTTTTCTATAGTCCCTGGAATTATTGACACAGATGTTCATCATGAGGTTAATCCACAAATAATGCTACACACAAAAGACAAAGATGTTTTTATTGAAAGAGGATCTGCTTTTGTCCAATACATTCCATTTAAGAGAACAAAATATAATTTTGAGATATTATCAAATAATGACAAATTTGAAAAAATGTTTACTAATTCACGTTCAAAAATTTTAACAAAGATTATAGGACAAGGATCCTACAGACAAATGCAAAGAGAAAGAGATAAGAAGTAGTCTTATTCTTTTATATGAGCAAATGGGCTTTGGCAAGTACACCCATTGCAACATGTATCTGAAAAAACCTTTATCTCCAGAGAAGATGCTTCTGTCTCAAATAGTGGATATTTATTGTTATCTACGTTATCTAGTATGGCCATATGATTATTATACCCTACCCCGTCAAAATCTGAAAAATTTTATAAAAACCACTTTTGCCAAAATCTGAATATTTTGTATAAGTGTATGATACATACTTTTGTGTAGAATAAATAATTTAATTAGTGAGCACACTAGTGGGGTGCGTGCAAAGATCTTAGCACTAGTGCCGTCAATAATTCTAACACTAGTGCCACCGATTTATTCTAACATTTGCAAGGGTCTATGCGGGTCTCGTTTTTATCAAAAATGATGATACCTGTATCCCCACAAGTTTCACAAGTGTGTGCGTACATTGCGCTCATTGACTAGCCTCTTTCTCTAGTAGCATGTTTAGAATTAACTCTAACTGTTGTGCGGTTAGTAGTGCTTGTGCACAACCCCAAACCCATGACAGTGATACATCACCATAGTGCTTAGTAGCAAGAGTGTTAATCTCTTGTGTAATCTCAAAATTGGTTTTCATTAGTTTTCCTCCTTTCCTAATAGGTGGGCATTGTTTAGTGGGCGAGAGTTATTGGCAAACATAGCCTCAATCTTAGCCTTGTTAGCCTCACGCTCTTTAGCGTAGCGAGCCTGTTGCTCTGCTCTTAGTCTTTCTAGTGTATTCATTGGGAACACCTTTCTTTGTTAATCTTTATACATAGTATTCTAGCACCTACCACTGACAAATTAGCCTGTTTTTCGGGCGTGTCGGTAAAGTATTTTTGTGATTTCCGTCACAGGGGATGTCGAAAAAAGTTATCCACAGGTCTGACCATTCATGTGTGGATAACCTATGTGACATGAAACACATGTGACTAATCTCACAATGTCCGTTTTGATACCTTTTGTCCCCTCCAATTTGTCAGACCCCCCTGCTATACTTACAGTATAAAGAAAAACAAGGGTACAGAAATCCCTTAAAGAAAGGTAGGTCAAAATGACTACACTAAACACACTATGCAAGTGGCACGAGCCTCTTGTTTCTGCTATCTCAGAAATTGGAGATGAGCAATTCACACTATGCATGATTTGCGATAGCAACATTGAGCGTTACTACTATGATAGTGACCCAGAACAATTCCCTGCTTGGACAGATTGGAAGGTGTCAGCATGAACGACACTATGCAATTTATAGATGAGCAAGGCTTATGCGCTATGGATAACATCTGCGCTTTCTGCATAACACTATTTGACGGGTGGAATAGATTTTGCCCTAGATGTAAAGACTACAAGGGCGTTATGGCTCTCCCTGATTTTATTAACACTTATGGAAAGGAAGGACTTACAAGATGAGTACCTATGTACCAATTAAATCCGTGTGTGGTGCGGTTACTACCACAATAGATGTCTATGACCTAGACCTTAACCCTCATGGAGTTATCTGTTGCGATAACTGCAAATCTATCGTGTTATGCCGTAAGGCTTGGGACTTTTTATACAAGGAGGTTAAATAATGCCAGTATTTAATTTTGAGTTGTATGTAGATGTAGAGGCAGATGATTTTGAGTCTGCCTATTCATGGCTAAAGGCTATGCCACTTGAGAGACAATTAGACTTTCATGTAATTGACTACTATCAAAGACAGATTGAGGAATAAATGAAAACACTTCAAGAAAAACTTGATGCAGTTGCGTTAGAGTTAGAGCCAATACTTTGGGATTTACTAAATGAAATTGAGGAAAACTAATGTTAGTTATTCTAATCGCAATTACTTGTTTTGCTTTTGTTATTGCAATTCATAGTTAGTAAAAAGTTTTTCAGGATTGATCCCCTGAAAAATTTTCGAAAAAAGTTATCCACAGGCTTATCCACAGGATAGATGTGGTGTAACTCACATGCGACACGCCGTGTTAGGATTTGACTTTTTGACATTTCTTTGCTATACTTCTAGTATAACAATTAAATAAGGACAGACAAGGCAATGAGCCTAGCAAATAAATGTGACCAGTATCACAGTGAGCCTAGCGAATAAGTGCCCCAATTTGTCAGCCCCCCGTGATAGGATAGTCTTATCACTTAAAGAAAGGAAGTCACTCAATGACTTACACTGTTACACTAGAAACCTTTTCAGGTTCTACCAAAAAAATCAACTTCTCATCACGAGGTCAGGTTGCTCAATTCGTATCACAATACCCAACACAATTACCTGTTGGCGTATCTGTTAAAGTCGCTTGCGACTCTCTTGGAATTAGTGGCACAATTCGTGGCACTCGTACACTCACTAACTCAAACTAAAGAATAGGAAAACTAAAAATGGTAAAAGTACCTCACTCACTACACTTCGTGACAGAAGTAGACGAAACTCATCCAATCGGTGCACAACTGTTAGCATTAGAGGAGTCAATGCGTGTAATCATGCTTGAGTCAATGCTCAAGGATTTACTTGCACCACGAATTAAATCTGCACTAGATGAAATTAACGCAGGCGGGTCCTATGCAATTCTAAAGGTGGCCGACTAATGAATGGCGTAAAACTTTCAGTGCGTAATGTAAATGGTGAGGTCTCATACCCTGCGTATGAGGCCCACTCATTTGAAAAAGTTATTGAAATTGTAAACAACACATGGCGTTTAGATAATGTCGCAGATGTAGAGAAAGTGGAAACTTACTAAATGATGACACGTAAAGACTATGTAGAAACTGCAAAAATTCTAAATAAATTTGTTGATGACATTGACTCAAATGATTTTGACCAATTAGTTTTTGAATTTAGCGAATGGTTTGCTTCTGATAATCCTAGATTTGATGAAAATAAATTCTATGATGCTTGCGTTGATGGAATTTTAACAAAGTCTTAGCACTGCAGAGGCTAAGCAAAATCCTAAGCATGATCTAAAACTGCTTAAATTTTTTCGACCCGTTCGGGCGTGTCCTCCACAGGGTTATCCACAGGCTAGATTTGTGAGATTTATCACATAGGTTGAGCGTCTCAGTATTTAAGATTACTCGCTAGTAACTATACATTTGTCAGCCTGCCATGATAGGATTACATAGTAATAAGTTAATTAAAGAAAAAGAAAGGCGGACATAATGTCAGCACTAACCTATACAATAGATAGCCTACTCGTAGGAAAACAGTATCGCTCAAAGTCTCGTGGCATTGAGGGAGAAATTAAAGAGGCAACGCCTCATGATGCATGGTATGGAAATGAATACCAAGCGTATCGTATTCTTGTTAAGCCTACTTATACAGGATACTCAGTTTCACCAAAGCGGTGGAATGATTTTTATGCGGTAGTCGCAGTAAAGGTAAAGGGGTAAATAAATGAACACTTGGGATTGCATGGATTGCTATGATGAGGGTGTCCTATTTTGGGGCAATAATCATGGTGAATACGATACAGATTTTTGTGAGTGCGCTAAGGGCGTGTCGCTTGAAACTGAATACACCGAATGGTATGCTGAAAGTATCATGAACGAATTTTATAAGGAGAATGCATAATGAACGAATACCTATACTCAGTAACAGTTACCTATGACTCAGCCCCTACACCTAAATGGGTTGGTCGCTACTCAGATGCTTTATCTGCCGTGGAAGTTTATCAAAAGTTTATTGACCACGGATTTGCTAACGAATACGCAACAGTTAATCTTTCTGAACCTTCAGGCAAGATGCACACAAAAACTTTTTACAAAACAGGAATGGTGGTAACACGATAATGGGATACAACACAGCGATGGATCTAGCAGAAAACATTGACATAAGCCTTGAACAGGCTATTGGTTATCACTTGCAGGGTAATCACTATCCACCAGTACCACTAAGCATGGTACCAGTATGCATTGCTGCAATTGATTTTGCACACCAGGAATTGTGGGATGAAACTATTGAGATGCCAGACGGTATTTACTACAAGAATGAAACCTGCGCTCCAGTGTGGGCTATCATTGAGCAACACCACTTGCATCCATGGTTGCCTGAAAACGTTGAAGACTATAACGAGGACCTAGGATTTGAATTAGGATTGGGGCTTGAATAATGGTGGAATTCTTTATCGTTGCAGGTTTTCTTTTGTTTTTTATAGCACTTGCGGGGACCCGTTAAAATGACTGTTACAATGAATTCTATGGAATTATTACACGCTGATAACTTAACACCAGACCAGGTTATGCTTGGTGATTTAATCAAGATCGGTGAAGACATTGTTGAAGTTATTTTTATTGAAAGTGATTCAACAGGAGATAACTATGACATCCAAACCGAAAACGAATTTGGTGAAAAGGAAGTTACTCAGTATTCTTACACTGATTTAATTCCGTTGTATGTTTTTACTGAGGATGCTGATTAACTAAAAAAGATTTTGTGTGCTTCCCCGCACAAAATTTTCGAACGCAGTCGGGCGTGTCGTGTTTACGTAAGATTTGACATTTTCCCAGGATTCTGTTAAGATTAAGTATGAAGAAAACCAAAGAGGAATTACGTAGGCTTATGGAATTACGTAGGTCTAACGCTGCCTCTGCCGTACCCAATAAGAAAAAATACGATAGAAAAAAATGTCAGTCCCTTATGTTAGAATTAAAGAAAGAAAGAGAGTAGCCACCATGACTAAACTACTAAGAAGCAAAGATAGGAAAGTAGCAAATGCAGTTACACCAAATGGAAAACAAGCAAGTATCGCTAACACTTTCGGATTACCAGCAGGAAAAAACTATTCATGTCCTGGTGCAACGTCTGTCTGCGAGAGTGTTTGCTATGCAGGCAAATTGGAAAAGGTATTCCCAACAGTAAAGAAAAACTTATTGCACAATTGGGAATTAATTAAGGACGCTGATCACGATACCATTGAAGCATTGCTTGAAGATATGATAAAAGACTTCAAGGCTGAGTGCGTAAAGCGTGAAGCCCCTATGCTATTCCGTATTCATTGGGACGGCGATTTCTTTAACGATACTTATACATTCGCATGGAAGCATGTCATCCTTAATAATCCTGATATTCAATTCTGGGTATACACGAGAGTTAAGAGTGCTGCCCTAATGTTGAAGGGTATTGAAAATCTTTCACTATACTATTCCACAGATAGCGAGAATAAAGATACAGGTGTGGAATTAAAAACAGATCATGGAATTAAATTAGCATACCTTGCTAAAAACTTTCTAATAGGACAAGCAGACTTAAAGGCATTGACCAATAGACCTGGGGCTAAGTGTCCTGAAAACAATAAGCAGATACCACTCATAAGCACAAAGGGCTCGGCTTGCGTTTCTTGCTCATTGTGTGTATACTCTAAGAGTGACATAATTTTTTCTGCAACTAAGAAATGAGGAAAAATGGAAATGGTAATAGCAACAGTAATAGGGTTACTAATCATACTAATCATAGCAGGTGGACAATAACCCTCAATCTGTCCAATGTGACATAAATCACATACCCTAAGCGTCTCAAATAGTGAGAAATCTAGGAAAAATGTTGATAATGTCAGTAGGAAATGTTACACTTAATACATAAGCAAAACACACTAAACAAAAGGAGAAACACAATGTCAGTAGCAACAGCAACATACAAGGTAGGCGACACATACACAACACAGAAGTCAAAGGTCACAGGAACAATCGTAGAGATTAACCCACAACCAAATGGTAATGTTCGTGTAAAGTTAGATGTCAATGGCTCACACCGATACACAACTTGGACGGCTAAGTAATCTAACAAGCCAGTTAGATAGTAACTTAGTCCTGAGCATGACTACTAAAACTGCTCAACACAACCCCCTAACAATTAAACCACCAAAGAAAAGAGAAAATAAAAGATGGCAAGACAAAAAGCAATCTCAGTAAAGATACCTACTCAACGAGTAATTGAGGCACTACAAAAGTCACTAGATAAACTAGAACTTGACTACACATCACAAGAAGCCAACGAAGCACGATACGAATTGCTACGCAAGGCATGGCAGAAGGAAGTGCAGGACTATGCTCTTGCTAACATCAGTAAGGCAGAAAACTTCCGCACTAACTATCGCTCATGGAACAATAGTCTTAACATTGACTTTGACCTAACAGTTTCAGACAAGGACTTGCCTAAAGAGCCTGAGAAAGACTTTGAGACATTTTCTGTCTATAACTATCGTGAGCAGAAAGAGGAAATCTCTAACGCTATTCGTATTCTAAAGATGACAGACGAGGAAGTAGTTTCTACTTCTACCTATCAAGCGGTATCTCGTTATCTCTAAATAATTTGTTTCTGCTAAGCCCTATGCCATGATGCGTAGGTATGCCTGAGACAAGACACCTGAGTATGTGTATAAACTACTCCCCGTAAGGGGATCTTGACATTTGTCAGTGGTACCCAGTATAATTAAATTAAACAACTAACAGAAAGAGGGCCCCCATGGACCAGGTAACAACAGAAACCGCAAAGCACTACATGACAAGAGAATTTCTTGAGTCACAGTTAGTGGAAAACAAAAATCGTATTAACCAATTAGAAAAGCACATTCAAGAAGTAACGCAACGTTCATACGGCGAGGCTGCAGAGCGCAACCGTATGCGTAATGAAATGCAAGAGTGGACCTTAGAAGCGCTAGAGAATGGCACTTTTGATGAAGGTGTTGCAGAAGAGATTGCAAACATTTGCGGTTTTGAATTAACAAAAGAATTTGAATTGGAAGTTACAGTTCAATATTCAGTTACAGTCAATGCACGTAATGAAGAAGAAGCAATTAATGCAATTCATGAAATTGATTTTGATTCAGTTTCATATGGTGAAGAAATTGCATACCTGTCATCCAGTGTTGACAGAGTAGATATTTAGTAGGGGGCTACTAATAAACCTGAGCATGTTTAAAAACTGCTCCGCTCAATCCCTTGAAAAATTTTTCGACACGGCTGACCAGTCAATGTCAAGTTACGAGCATGTGTTTAAGATCACAAGAAAAATGTCCGAATTGCCCTATGTCTAACTATACCGATTTGCATTTGTCAGCCCATTCGTGTATGATTGTATTAACAACAACAAAAAGGAGAAAACTCATGGCACATGAACTAGAATCACAAAATGGTAAGGCATCATTCGCATCATTTCGTGAACCTGCTTGGCATGGATTGGGTACCGTATTTACAGAAGAAAAAACAACATCAGAAATGTTAGAGGCTGCAAGCCTTAACGGTTGGAATGTTCGTCTGGAAGATTTGGAAACCCCATCACACTTAACAAGCGACAAAGCATACCAGTATGTTTTGCGTACCAATCCAACAGATAACACACAGACAGACATTCTTGGTGTCGTAGGTGAGCGTTATCATGTTATGCAGAATGAAGATTTATTCTCATTCGGTGACAACATTCTTGACGGTGGAGGTCGTTGGGAAACGGCTGGCTCAATCAAGGGTGGTCGTGTCGTATTCGGTGCATTAGCACTAGAGCGTGAAACTGTCCTAGACCCTAACGGTGTTGCAGATAAGGTAAAGACTTATTTACTTATCAACACATCACATGACGGCTCAATCGCTATTCAAGCAAGCATTACACCTGTTCGTGTTGTGTGCGCTAACACTCTTAACCTTGCACTAAACACAACTAAGAAAAAGAATGGTGTCAAGCAATCTTTCAAGATTCGCCACACTCAGACCGCTTCTGGTAAGGTTGCCGTTGCTCGTGAGACTCTTGGTCTTGCTCATAAGTACATGGATTCTTTTGACCTCATGGCTAAGGCTATGATTGAAACAGAAATCAGTGCTAAGCAATTCAATGACATCATTCTTGCTGCATACCCTAAGCCAGAAAAAGATTCTAAGGGTGCTTTCAAGAAATGGGAAAACAAGGTAGATGTTATCAACGACATCTACACAGGCGAGTTTAATGGTATGATTGCTGGTAATGCGTGGGGTGCTTTCAATGCACTAACAGAACGCCTTGACTGGTACCGTTCTGCTCGTGGTGGTTCTAACGAATCTATCCTAGCATCAGCAAGTGGTTTTGACCCTGCTATCAACGCAGAAAAAAATCGTTTGCTAAAGATTGTGCAAAGCACTTTGCAGATTGCATAACTAAAAAAATTCCTGAGCAAGAATTAAAACTGCTCGTAAGGTTCCATAGATCAATTGGTTAGATCGCCACCCTGTCACGGTGGAGGCTACGGGTTCAAGTCCCGTTGGAATCGCAAGAAAATTTTTCGACAATGTGATATTAAACACAGTTTACGATTACGTAAGAAGTTGCATTTTTCCACGATTTCGGCTACAATTAATATATGACCCAAACAATGAGAACGATTGATGAACTAGTCAATGAGATGTATATGGACAACGAACAACATCTTGAATACATGGAAAATATGAACGGTGGGGATTGTGATTGTGCAATTCACACTACTTTAAATACAATAGTCAAATACTGGTGGGATGAGGAGAACTAATGTTAGGTTATATTAAAGAAGATTTAGACGATATGATTAATGCACTTGATTCCGTCCTTACAACAATTAACTCAGATGACGATCCATGGCTATATAACAATACAGAAAGAGCAAAAGAATTGTTAG